CCGTAGATTTTCGCCTATTTTTAACCTAAAAAAGTCACACGGATTCTTCCTAATTTCCCTTTTCGGACTAATTTTAAATCTCAAAAAAGACTGTTAATTTAAACAGTCTTAGTCCATTCAACAATATACTTTGATTTTGTTAGACAACGTGTCAACCAACCGTTAATATCTTGCAATGTTTCTTGTGTAATTGGTTCAACCTTTTCAGCATAACTAAATACTAAGAATCTTGCTCTAACATGTGAGTAATCACGGTAATCAACTTGGTCAGACTCTAAAATAACTTTTTGAATTTCATCACATAGTTTTAATAACTTAACTGTAACTGCTCTACGCTGTTCTTCTGTTAATTCAAAACCACTCTTATTTTCATAATCAATTAAAGTGTAATACAGTGTTGCAAGAACCTGTGATTTATCGAATGTGTCAGGCTTGATTGTTGGTGCCTTTGGTTCATCAAAGAAACTATCAACATCAATCCTTGGGTGATTATTGACAAGAACATTCTCAACGCATTCTTGCATTTCAGGTGTGTCCATACTTGGCTGAAATGCACCGCTCTGCATAACCCACTTATGTTCATTTTCATTGTAGATACCTGTAAATGACTTACTGATAGAATCTCTTGCTGTCTTTAAATCTTTTGTTAATTCTGTAATAGGGATATTAATGTCAATGTCCTTCTTGCGTGACTTCTCAAAGCGTGCCAAGATTACAATACCGTCTTCGGCTGCCTTCTTGAATACTTTGCCAAGTTCTGATTCAGCAAACACATAACCAGTTAAACCGAACTCTAAATGCTCTGGCTTCATGTCTACCTTATATGATTTCTTTACTTCTGTTACTACAGGTACTGCTGACACGAACTCAACAATTACCTCTCCTTTTGTCGGTGTATTAAATACACCAAAATTGTTTACCATTTGTCGCATATTGCTTATTTTCTCCTCTCGCATCTTGCGTATTGTTCTCTACAATGGCTAATACCACTGCACTATATATTATACAACTTTTAGATTGGTATTTAGTTGTTTGAACGCTTTATCTAAAAGGCTCATAAACACATCCTTATACTTCGTTGCAAACATTTCATTTAATTCATTGTCTTTGTCAATATCAACACAATAGGCTGTGCCATTCTGCTTGCTCAACCATCGAATCAACTTTACTTGTCTAGTTAATGACACTGTAACCTCAAACTCTAAATCTTTACTACGTACAGTTGTAATATAGTTCTTTGGTTTAATATCTCTGATTGTTTTATTTGCTTTTGTGAGTTTTTTATCTATCTTCACAAACTGTTTGTCTCTGATTGCTCTGTATTCTTCTAAAATCATATATTACCCCTTTACGAATCTATATGGCGCAAACTTTGTGACAAGATACTTGCCGTCAGATGTTTCTTTTAGCGTAACAACATATCTTCCTGCGAAGGATACTCCATCAGCGTCTTGCCATGTAATGTTTGTATCGACTTTATATTCACCTGCTGTATCTGTGTCATAAACCTTATAAGCAATCTTATTATTGTCTTTAACGCTTACTGTTCCACCAAAGCCAGATATTAACTCAACAGGTGCATTAGATGGAATATACTGGTCGATTTCAGCATGGCTGTCTTGTGTTACTTTTGCATACGCTTTTATAAAGCCCATGATTGTTGGCTCTACCTTAGGCGCTATACTATTGTCAATAGTCCCATTTCCTAACAGGCCTTCTCTTGGTAATGACGAACTAGAGTCGATAGCGTATGTTGGAATAATAGCAGGTGAGCCGACAAGTGTTACTTTCTGTGTCTTTTTATCATAGTAGATGTTCAACTCAAAACTCTTCCATGTGCCTGTCACTTCTGCATTATCTTTGGTTGTATTACCGTCTTTATCAGTCATATAAACACTAAAGTCGTATACAGCACTATAATCGTTAATAACACGCTCTTTAAATAAAATTGGCTGACCTGCTGGTACTTGCTTTATTTTTTGGTCTGGTAACTGCTTGCCTAATGAAGCGTTGCCATCGCTATTACCGCTCAAAATACCCATAATTTGTTTAGACGCTGTTGTATCTGTGTTGTTTAAATAATTATACAAGTATTCTTGTGCGTATGCTCTACCTTTATCAATTGGGAAGCCCTTGCTGTCGCTATTCTCAACAATCATATTCTGAATATCTTGTTTCGTAAAAACATTTTCAGGAAAGAATGCATTCTTGATAGCAATACCGAAAACAGCAACAACTACTAACAAGATAATAAATCTTAAGATATAGATACCTACAAGTTTGTTTCTACGGACATCTAAATCTCTATCTTTTACCCTTGCTTTTTTACCACCGATAGGGATAATCTTCTTCTGCTTTTTTAAGATAAATTCTTTTGCTTCTTCATCTTCGTTTAGCAAATTTATTTTTTTCGGTGTTTCCTGTACTTTCTTTTTAAAACCCATCTACTTTGCCTTCTTTCTAAATTTATTCTTACGATATTGGTCGAAAGATGTTTCAACTTCCTTCTTCTCTAATTCTTCTCGTTTATTTTCTCTTTTGATTTGTGCTTGTGTTTTATATCTCTGTTCATCTAGTTTTTCATTCGCATCTGCAAAATGTTCTATCTTGAAGTTGTTATCCTCTTCTACCGGCTGTTTCCGTTGCGTTGGAGCGACTGGAGCAGGTTTAGATGTATTTTCATTCATTGATTTCTTAAACGACTCTGGAACAGCCTCTAAAACGTCTGCATTCGGTACTAGTAAGACTTTTCTTGCAATGCCGTAGCCGAGATTGGCGAATTGTCTTTCATTCGTTGACTTCTGAACGAAGTAACACTCTGCCCGATATCCGTTAGATGAAGTAGGTGCTGACAATTTCTGGAATTTATTCGGCATAACTCGGTACTCTAAACTCTCTGATTTATTTACCAACTGTTTACTGTGTTTGAATAAACCACCGTTTCCATCTTCTGTGACTTTATATGTTATCTTGTTTGTCTTACCTAGAATTTTACTAAAGCGTTCTGCTTCATCGTCAGTTGAGCCGTTATGAACCAAGAAATTATTGATAACACTGACAAAAGCATCTATTTTGTAACCTGCATTAGAATCTGTATTAGCGGCCAACTGGAGAATAGATTGTGCTGATAAAACAGGGAAACCACTTGCTGAACGAACTTTCGCTACAATATCAGCAATCAAGTCAATATCAACTGTTTGGAACTCGTCCATAAAGATACCACATGGTAATTTGTTGTCTAGCAATTCCTTATAACCGAATGCTCGTTTGATATCAGAAACGATAATACTACCCATATATTTTGCAAATTCAGGTTCTGCGTTAGGTGAGAACTGGAATAGTACTACGGGGCCTGTTTCATCCATACAAATCTTTGACAAGTCGATATGATGTTCACCATGTGAACCCTTATACAAACTGTTACTGTAAGAACTCATGGTTAGATTTTTCATCGTTACAGACAAGCCATCTAACTGCTCTTTGAGCAAACTCTTCGGTGACGTTAAATCGTTATATACTTCCTTTAAACTCTTTAACTTTAACTCCATTGCTCTATCTGGGTTCTTAGGGTTAATCTTACGTGCGTATGCAGATATCAAATCAAACAGGTTCGATACCTGTAGGGCTTCTACGAATTGAGATATACCACCTTCTTTCCATGGGAAATTCGGTACATCTGTCTCGTCTAAATTGTTTAATAAGAAGAAGATGGTCTGTAATAAACTAATTTGTCTATTTTTATAAACTTCTGAGGCTGCATCCCATGTTCTCATACCGAGTACCAAGTCTGTCTGGCCTTCTTTTGTCGCAAGTGGGTCATAAGAGGCTTGATATTTTGCTAATACGCCTTTACTTGTGCCGTTTACAAAGTGATAAAATTCTCGATTGTTCTGCTTTGCCCATTTTGATAGATGGTAAGCAATATTTTGTCCCTTTTTAAAGTCAATTACAATCAGAGGATAACCTGACATAATTGTATTCTTCATCATCTGCAAAAGTGTAATTGTTTTACCAGAACCAGTTGTGCCTTGAACAAAAGTACCTTTATATGCGTCTTTATAATAGAGATATACAGGTTCTATACCGTTATATGTATCACCATTTTCAAGTTCTACTTTATCGGCAAGGGAACCAAGTGGTATTGCTTCGCTTGAATTTAACTCACCTTCTGATAATTCATTTTTAATTTTGTCTCTCTTTAATTTATCAAAGATGTTCTCTCTGTACTCGAAGTTCTGATATGGCCCTGTTTTAATTAATATTTCAGGGTGTTTTTTTAGATAATATGCTTTGTAGATACACAATACAACACCAATTATAGGCCCAAGAATGCACATCGCTAATATGTATTTACCAATAAGAGTATTTGGTAACACTAAAAATAAAACAGAGGCAACAATCACTGACGGAATAATAATTACAGGAACATTGAATCTGTTTTTGTAGTGTAAAACTCTAAACAGAACAAAGAACGCTAGATAACCTATAATGATTGCAGGTAATACTACAATACCAAGTATACCCAATACTACATAGATACCAAAATCGCTGTCTTGTTTCTTTTCTTCTACTGTATTATTTTCCATTGATTGTTACCTCACTCTTGAGTTATATATCACAAAAACGGTCTGAATGAGCCGTTATTGTCTTTTTCTGCTACAGAACCATCGCTATCTACGAACTTCTCTGTAATATTGTTTAAGCGTAAGTATTCTTTCACTCTCTTACACAGCCACCATTTCTTCCATGTTGTTTCTGTTTCTTGATATTTGACGAACATGTACTTTTCTGACAAGGCTTTGCACATCTGTCGCCACTGCTCTGTACGTTCTTCGCTTGCAAGAATACTCTGATAGCCACCGTCATTCTTATTCATGAGATTTTCATAGCAATAACCACCGATATACGCTGTGTCATAACCTTTTACAGCACATTCAACAACATAGTCTAAATCTTCTAAGATACTGTCTTTTATCATGACTATATTAGAACGATAACAGCATAGCGCTCCAGAAATATAGGAGTTATGTCCTAAACCACCTTTTGTTTTATTAGCAATAAAAAGTTTGTTGGTTGATGGTACAATACTCCATGCGATTAAGCCATTTTCTTCTGCAACGTTAGTACAATGCTCTATCATCTCTATAAAATCTTCTCGTGCCTGCATGTCTTTAACAGCACCGTATGGTTTATCTTTCGTTGGTTGTAAAAATTTACATAAACGCTTGATGTCATCATCCATTGTTAATACTATCTCATTCTTAAAGTCTGCATGTTCAAGAATGTAATTTAAGTGCTCTGTTTTCTTATGAAAGGGAAAAGGAAGAACAGTCGCATACTCGCCAACTGTTCTTTTGTAACCTTCAACTTCTTTGTCCCATACATGCAGAAAGATTTCATCCTTACGTATACCGAGTTTATGTAATAGTTCAACTGTAATACAATTATTTGCTCTTTTATAGGTTGGTATATGTATTTTAAGTTCCATAAATCTCCTTTACCATCTGCATGTATCTAAATAGTTCTGCAAGTTCTTGGTTGCCTTACCAGGCAACTCTTCATCTTTGTACATGATACACATGGAAGCGTTAGTATACCCGAATAATTCACCGTTTTCTTCGTTACGTCTCAAATACGCTTTAGGGTAATGGTCACTAAAGCGAATTAGAAAGTTCTCACCCTTTGTAAATTCTAAAAATCTACGTTCATCAATATGGAAACCCTTATTTTCTAAATACTCTCTAACATCTGCTAAGCGTGTCTTATTCACAACAAAATACGCTGAACACGAGGCATTGCTGAATGAGTAGTCTACAATATCTTCATCAAACTTATTTGCAAAATCAATCGCTTGTACTCTCTGTGATAGCAGAGTGTTCACAGCACTTTCTAATTGATTTACTCGTGATTGCGCTTTTTGATATGCACCACTTGTCTGCTTAAATTCTTCAAGCATTTTGTCTTTTGATGGTATTTGGCCTATATGCTTTGCTTGCATATCTTGAACTTTATTTTTATACCATTTCTCAAAGTCTTTTTTAATAATACGATTTAACTCACCACGATAAATGGGTAAATGTCTATCAACGTTCTTTGCTCTAAAAATATCATCTGAATAGTTATGCTTGGTTAGTTCCACAGAAGTGTTTTGTTTTGATGCTCTATGTATTAGTCTTTCAACGCATTCCTGTGCCTTATTGATGTCCGTAAAGTGTTCACTTGCACGATAGGGACATTTTCCGTTTTTAGCATTACAGTCTTTAATCTGACCTCTATCGGTTATATGATACAATTTACTCATTTTCTCTCCTTTCTATTTGTTCAAGATTTGATAAAAAGTAGGGAACTGTGCCTTGTACTTATTATAAGGCTCTTGAATACCTTTTACTGCCTTTGCTACTACATCTATATGAATGTAGTCTATATCTTTTAAACCATCTTCATTCCACGCTTTATCTAAGAAGTAGATAAGTGTTGCTTGATTGACGAGTTTAAAATTCTTCCAACCTTGTGCCCACCACATATTATCACGCATGATAAAGGAATTAGGGTTTGCGATACAAATATACGCATTTACATTTACGTCTACACCATCATAGTATTTTTTCCATAAAAACTTAGACTGAACGATATGCGGCCTGCTACCGCTAAACTCGTTCTTGCCTCTTAATATCTGGCCCTGTTCTCCAACTGAATAAGTTGTTTTTTCTTTCCAGTTCTTACTGTCAATGATGATAATAGTGTCACCGATGATTAGAAGGTGGTCTGTATCACCTAATCTATTGATAGAGCCTTCTTCTTCATCGACCTCATTTGTTTCTTCTTCTTCACCAAGATTTAAGTGAATAGAGTCTATCAATACTGCTGTTGGTTTATCTTCAATCCACTTTCTTAAAATAAGAGAAGTTGACAACTCGCCTTTGGCACCTGCTTCTACTGCCTTGCGATTGATTTCAAACTCTTTATACTTTGGGTCTACTAATTGATTAAATAAACCACTTCCTGGTGAACCAAAATAGCGTCTTTCCTTGTCTTGAATAAACTTTTGGACTGTTGCTAAATACTGTGGTGACAATTCAGGATATGTATTTGTAGTTAAGTATCTAACATTAATATCCTCTTTGTCATTTTCTACTGTATTGCTACTCTCTACCACATCATCACTGTTATTATTTTCTACTGTGTTTTGCTTTTTTAACGGCATGGCGCACGACCTTTCTTAACTCTGTGAGTAATCTTGTATATTCATCACCGCAGATTTCCATGAAGTTGCAGATATCTTCTTCGCAATAACATTTCTTCGTTGTATCAATACTTCTTGACAACTGATATGTTGCGATACATGCATGCATAAGTTCATGGCTAAGTGTTAGACTCATCTTTAATGGATAGTCGCTGTTCAGATAAATTTTAGACTCGAAAGCAGATGTCAAACCTAGAAGCACAACTTTTTCATCTTCTGTACTTTTCATCTCTGCAAGTTTTAAAATCTCGTCTGAATTTATAAATTGCAATTCCCATTCTTGTGAACCGATAAAGAAATTACTTGGTTTCATAAATTACTCTCCTTGTTGGTAGTTTGTTCTACCAATCTCTTTTGCAATTACGATAACTTTTGTTTTATCGTCACCGTGCAAACATGTCTGTAATGTAATAAAGTTATCCTTGTATTCTATCTGCTGAATCGGTGTTACTGTTGTGTGTTGTTTCGCATAAGCAATCCATTCATTAAATTCTGGCTCTGTGAAGTTTTGAATTTGATGATTAAATGCTTCTGGGTTGCTATTCGCAATAACATAACTGATTTCATATTCTCTAATATCATTCTCTGTATATAGTCTGAACTTACTATTTTTACTGTAATAATCGTAGTTATTTACCATATCGTTTAGATTCGAGAACTTCTGCGATTGATAAGCACTGCCTGAATGACCGTATAAAATAAGATTCTTGTCTGCAAGAGTGCTCTTATCATTCATAAATACAGTACCAAAATCGTTATATGCTTTATTTACATCTCTAGTAAGATAGTAGAAATTATCGCTCGTCTGTACAACAGGCTCGCTGATAATGCCACTATCAAACTGTAGATAACCAATAATATCACTATTGATTTCTTTTAACTTCAATACTTTATCTTTTGTGATTGCTGATGTGACTTGTCCGTTCTTAACATCTACCACTGTCTGAACTTCTTCTAAAGCCTCTTTTTCTTGCTGACCTGTACGAAACTCTTTATACAGTTGATAAGTTGAAAAACCAAGAACGACAAGTAGAATCAGTGTTAATAGTTTTCTGATTATTTTCTTCATATTACTCCTCTAATACTATATCAGTTTAAGAGCAATTAGAAGTACAGATAGTAAAGATAACAATACATAAGTTAAGTAAATTAAAGTCTTGTTCAGACTGCTTACATAAATCTTTTCACCGTTAAATGCTGTACTCAAACTTTCCTGTTTCGGTGTCTGTATTAAAATAACAACTGTCAATACAGTACTAATTATACATGTCAAAATAATTAAAATATGTCTAACCATTAGAATAATCTCCTGTAGTTTGTCTTTTGTGTTAGTCCCTTAATTTGGTACACAATTTCTTGCGACACGCCAACAAGAATTAACACAGATAAGCCATTGATTGAGGCCGCAAAGTCAATTGGTGTAAATACTGCAACTGCTAATGATAAGCCTGCAATAAATGCTAATACAGGTGCACCAATCAAGTTGATTTTAAATAGTTTCTTACGAATGACTTTTGCTGATTGTGTAGGGCGAACACCTAATAGATACATAGAACCATTAGATAAATCATCTTGTAGAGTGTCACCGTTTATCTCAATAGAATTGTAGATAAACGTCATGAGCATAATAACCACTATGTAAACTGCGAACCCTGTTTTTGTTGTGTACGATGTCCATGTCCAGTTTAGATTCTTAAAATCACTAATAATCTTTAAAACAGACATAATCATACTTGCAAAGATAATAGGCATAACTGAACTTGCTAACAACTTAATAGGGAAGTAGTGTGCCTCTATGTACTGACTATTAACAGAGGAGTGGATAGGTAATTTAAACACTTTCTTATTTGCGACAATACATAGTACAACAACTGTAAGCAAGACAACCATAATAACTGCAAAGTATTGCCAGTATGTAGTTAAATCGTTATTCGCTAAGTATCTATTATATGCTGACATAAACTGCAATACGATACCAGGAATATTACCTAAGATACCGACTGCAATAATAACAGATTGCCCTTGGCCGATTCCCTTCTCGTTGATTCTGCTACATAGATAAGATACTACTAATGAGCCAACCGTTATTAGTACGATTAAATAAATAGTCTGATAAATATTCGTTGTTAAAATATTAAGGCCTAACTGTGCTTGTAATGTTTTACTTACTAAGATACCGTAGATTTGAATAATGCCTAAGATTACTGCTAAAATCTGTGTTCTTCTATAGATTTTTACCTGACCTTCTTTGCCTTGCTTTGATAATCTCTCCCATGATGGGAAACCGATTGTCCATAACTGTGTAATAATACTTGCACTAATGAATGGGCTACAGCCTAAAGCAAATAAACCAAATCTGCTTAATGCACCACCTGTTACAAGGTTAAGCAAAGAACCGAGCGGCGATTGTACCTGCGTATGCTCAACATAAGGTAAAGGAATAAATGTCCCTACTTCAAATAGCAGAATAATAAATAATGTGAATAGGATTCTATTTCTAACTCTCTTCGTCTTTAACCACTTCATTTTCTACTCTACCTCTGCAACCTTTCTAATTCTATTGCCAATCTCTGCCAAGAAATTGTCATACAATATTTGTGCTTCTTCTTGATAAATCAGAATCGGGTTGTTACCTGACTTTGCACGCCAACCAATGCCATTCTTTAACGACTCTAATTTATCTAAATGCTCTACCCAGCATCTGTCCATTGATTGTAACAATAATTGTTGACGAATGTTTAACTTCACTAAATCAGGAATATCTTTTTCAACAAACTTGATTCCTAATTTTTCAAAGCATTTATCTAATTCTTCTAATGTTTCAATCTCTAAAACATTATCTCGTGATTGATAAAATTTATTTCTTTGCTCTCTGATAACATCATCATACTTTAATGCATTCTGTCTTGCTACAGATGCTTGCCCTGATAATTCTGTTTGAAGTTCTTTAATTAGTCTTAATGTTGCTTTAGATGTGATATTTTGTTTTGATACAATACGCTTTAAAACATCTGTTAGTGAACTTCTTGTAAAGATACTATCTTCTGCACTAATGATTGTATGTGTAATACCTTTATCACCTTGTCTGCCACTTCTGCCTCTTAACTGTCTATCAATTCTTCCGTTTTCGTTCAATTCTGTCTGAATAACTATTAAAGGATGGTCTTTATCTTCAAGAATAATATCAGTACCACGACCAGCCATGTTGGTGGCGATTGTGATGTTTCCTAACTTACCTGCTTGTGCTACGATTTCTGCTTCTCTTGCATCTTGTTTCGCATTTAATACGACATGTTGAATATGATTACGGTTCAAAATATCACTGACAACTTCACTATCATGTACAGATGTTGTACCAACCAGAATAGGATATTGTTTATCATTATATTCTTTAATTAACTCTAATACTCTATTCCATTTTTCTTCTTTTGTTTTATACAATTCAGGAACATTATCAATTCTGATTACAGGTTTATTTGTTTCAATTGGTACGACTTTTAAGCCATAAACTTCCATAAACTCGTCTGACTCTTCGATTGCTGTTCCTGTCATACCTGCTAGTTTTTGATACATTCTAAAGAAGTTTTGAAGTGTGATAGATGCAATAGTAATCGTTTCACTATGGATGTCAACCATATCATGGTGTTTTGCTTCTAGTGCTTGGTGTAAACCTTGATTGAAACGTCTATCTGGCATAATACGTCCTGTGCCTTGGTCAATGATAACTAACTGTAAACCTTGGCCATAATCTTTGATTGCATAGTCTACATCTAATTTAAAGACATAATTTGCTATCAATGACTGGTGTACTAAATGTTCTATGTAGATATTCTCTTTACTATAGAGATTTTCAAGACTTAAAAATTTTTCAAGTTTTGAAATTCCCTCGTCAGTCAAATTAACGATTCTATGCTGTGTGTCTACTGTAAAATCTTCTGGTTGCTTTAACTGCTTAACAGCACTATCAACATTTAAGATGGTGTATTCGTCTTTGTCTGATTGGCCACCGATGATACAAGGCGTTCTACCGTTATCAATTAAAACGCTATCAACCTCGTCAATGTTTGCAAAATGAAATGGCTTTTGAATAACTTTATCTTCAATACTCATTACCATCTGGTCTCTCAACCAGTCAAATACAAATGTGCTTTCAATACCGTAAACAATATCATTTTCTGCGTAGATTTGTTTCTTGATAAATGTTGACGACTGTTGATGATTAAATGCTGATTTTAAGCCGAAAAATCTGTAAACTGGTGACAAATAACTCTCATCACGTTCTGCCAAATACTCATTAACTGTAATTGCATGAACTTGCCCCGTACAAGCGTGATAAATAATAGGATACAGTGAGGTTAATGTCTTACCTTCACCTGTTTTCATTTCAGCAATTTTGCCTTCTGACAAAATAATACCACCTTGAATCTGCACATCATAAGGTTTTAGGTGTAAAACACGCTCGATTGCAACTGTAATCAACGCAAACACTTTTATCTTCTTATCGTCTGTACTATCTTCGCTCCTGACCGCTTGGAATAGGTCATATAAGCCTGTGTCGGTTAATTTTGAATATTCTATCGTCTTTTCTCTAATCGCTCTTACAAGCCTATTGGCGTGCTTTATATCGTGTCTATTGTAAAAATCTTGTAATCTATTCATAATACCTCTGCTTTTCAAAAAAGGAAGATTTATTTATCTTCCTTAAGTTGTACCACACTCTTATCTTTTGCCTTAAATTCTTCTTGCTTCTCTTCAAGGATACGCATAACTTCTTGTGATACAACATTAAACACTTCACTATCTTCGGCAAGTTTTGTACGTGTTCTACCCTCACCAACTGCTAGTTTAAGTTGATGTGTGCTTTCATCATACTGACAATTCTTAATCTTTGCTTGCTGTTCTTTTGTTAAGTTAACCTTAGCAAAGAATGTGTTTCCATTCTTGCCAATAACACCAAACTGAACACCTAATAGATAAACTTCACCAACTGTGTCAATACCACTTGAATAAGATAGTAATGTACTACCGATACCACCTGGCATAGCGGCCTTGTTCTTCTCAATCTTCAAGCCAACTTCTGTACCGATAATAGAACCCTCGGAATCCTTAATTGGTGATTTCTTATTTACCTTAACACGCTGGGTTGCATAGAATTTTAGAGCATTACCACCAGATGTTGTCGTTGGGTCACCAAACATTACACCAATCTTTTCACGTGTCTGATTAATAAAAATAACTGTACAATCGTTGTTAGAACATGCTTCTGCTAATACAGGCATATTCTTAGACATGTTACGTGCTAGTTTACCAACACTGTCCTTCACCAAGTCTTCATCTGCTACACCTTCTGTCATTGCTGATACAGAGTCAACAACTACCATGCTAATTGTGCCTGAACGAACAATCTTCAATAATGACTGGAATGTATCTTTTGCACTACTTGGTTGTAAGAATAACAACTCATCTATATTTACACCAAGCACTTCCATAAATGATGGTGAGGCCGCATGCTCGATATCAAGGAACGCAACTGAACCACCACGCTCTTGCTCTTTACCTAACGCTAAAACTGCCATAGATGTTTTACCTGACGATTCAGGACCAAAAAATTCAATAATTCTTCCCTTTGCTACACCACCGCCAAGCAATGTGTCTAAGACCAGTGAACCCGTTGGTAAGAATGTAACTTGCTTATCCTTCATTTTCCCCAAGAAACCAACGTTTGAAATACCGTATGTTTTCTTTGCATCTTCTTGGAGAGTGCTTAACAAGTCCATTAAGGCTTCCTTTTTGCTACTGTCTTTAATTGCTGTTTCTTCTTTCTTCTTTACTGCCATGATTTCTCCTTATCTAGGGCATCACCCTTGCTATTATATTATACAAGAAAAATAGGGCGTTTAACCCTACTCTGTTGTATCTTTCAATTCAACTGAACATGTTACAGGACAGAACCTAAAGTCTTTAATATTAAGTGTCCCACCTTGCATAAAATTAGAATATTCTTGTATCGTTAGACGTTTTCTAAAGTTGCCCATGATTACGTCATACTCTTTTCTGCCCTTGCTGACTTCACCTATATACACACCAGCACCTTTTGTTGAAGTCTTGGTCTGGCCTTTTGCTTGAATCAAATCTTTTACTGTAAACTCTGTTTTCGGCCTACCTTCTTTAAATACTCGACCGTAATCAACCTTACTATTCAAGAAATAGTTGATTTCTTTTTCACCGACATTACGTGCGTTTTTATTAACGTGAATACGCATATCACCAACATACTTACCAGAATTGATAAGTTCTTCACGTTTCCTTGTTGCATAAGACGTTAAACTACATGAGATTGTATCAGTCTTACCATCTTTGTCAATAAATACAACATTCTTATTACCTGGCATACGGACTGTTCGCTCTTCATAGTCAGATATCAAATCACGTACACCATCATATCCTCTGATTCTATAGTTGTGGTAACCTTGTTCTAATACGTCATAATCATCTGCTAGAATCTCACCGCTGTCAACATCTGAAACAATACCATTCTCGTCATACGATATTGTCTTAGTTGAGCCTTGTGCCGACTTAGTGCCGTTACATAGTGTCTTAACCTCAAATGAAGACACGATACTCTTTTCCTTATTGTCTTTTTTAATAATTCTGATAATGTCTGCACTAAAGTTGTCGTCAGGCCATACATAAATACAGTTATTATCTTCAAGAATTGCGTTACAGTCTTTTACTTGTAAGTACTCATCGTCTGTTACTTTGATACCTGTTGCTTCAATATACGACTGAAAGTGTTCTTGTATTTGAGGTGATAGTTGTTTATTTTTTAGCACAAACAAACGCATGGATTTTCTAAAATCTTCCTGCTCTTCTGCACTTGTCATATTCAACTCATCTACAGACAGTTTCATCATGGTATAAAATTCACCGGCTTTGCTGACTTGTGTTCCTTCAAAATCAAAACCCTGTTGTTTTAAGAAGCCATAATCAGTAGCACCTAGCGCATTGTCATAATTATAGTTCTTGAACATGTAATAGCCAGAGTCTGTTTTGGTTAAACGGCTATCTAAATACTCATTCGCCTTTTGTGTTGCTAAACTATAATCATCCATGATTCTGTTTTCTTCTTGTGGTGTAGTGCTATCTGGTATATGAAGATTTTTGCAATACGGACATTTATCACGTGTCTTTGCTGTACATTTTGTTATTCTCTCACCGTTAAAGTGTTTTGGCATAGTTTTGGGTTCTCCTCTCTCTTATATTATATCATTTATCATAACCGAAAAAAGAGTAGGCTTATTTAACCTACTCTCGTTGTTTTTAAAGATGGAATACTCTGTCGTGAATGTCACCAAGACGACCTTGGTTTACACCATTTGAAATTCTTCCTAAGTAACCGCAAATTCTTCTCACCACGTTTAATCTGTCAATATTTGTTTCACCACAGTTCGGACAGCGCCAAATGTAATTGCCGCTCTCATCTTTAATCATTTCCATTTCTCCATGGAAACCACAAGTATCACAAACATCGGTTCTTGTGTTACATTCTGCATACATGTTATTGTCGTAAATGAACTTAATAACCTCTAGCAATGCAGGAATGTTCTTTTCCATGTTCGGAATTTCAATGTATGAAATAGAACCACCTAATGACAATTCTTGGAACTCTGATTCCTTCGATAACTTATCAAAAGCATCGATTTCCTCTCGAACGTTTACATGGTAGGAGTTTGTAATGTAATCATGTTCGTTTACTTCAGGCACAACATCAAAATCTCTTTGAAGTGCTTTCGCAAACTTATATGTTCCAGATTCCATAGGAGTTCCATAAACAGAGAATCCTAAATTTGTTTCTTTCTTCCACTTCTCACAATAAGCATTTAACTTATTCATGATTTGAAGTGCCAATTCTCTACCATCGTCTGTTGTATGGGACTGGTGAATCAATGCTTGAACTGTTTCATACAAGCCTGCATAACCTAATGAAATAGTTGCATATCCACCGTACATGATTTTATCTAATGTATCATTCGGGTTCAATCTTGCATACGCTCCATGTTGCCATAAAATTGGTGCAACACATGCTTTAGTTTTATTTAAACGCTTAACGAACGTCATGTGTGCTTCAAAACATAAATCAGCGTACTTATCAAGTAACTCCCAGAACTTGTTCATATCTTCATGCGCTTCTAGTGCAATGTAAGCCAGATTAAGGGTGACGACCCCAAGATTATATCTTCCGTACGCATGGAACTCGCCGTTACCATCATACCACGGACTTAAAAAACTTCTACACGTATATATCCTATATCACTATAGGTACTGACTATATCATCTGTATAAAATATACAGTCGGACTCTTCGAACCAGTGTCTGTTTCTGGTCCTACATTAAGGAATTTATCCGCCGTTACATTCATCACGGCTAGTCGATACACTTTTTGAGATTATAAATATTTTGTTGAGTATGGTTTTGTTATCTACAATGTTCTTTAATTCTATGTAATTATGCAAGTTAAACATGACAACAATCTCTTTTGCTGTTTTAACACATGTTTCGCCTGTTTCTGCATTGGTAATAAACAATTTTGTATGGGGGTGAAGATAATGTTTCTTTCTGCCTTTGTAATATTCAGATATTTTTCTGTTGTGTTCTTTTGAAAATTTCTTGCCTTTCAATGCCCTGCTCATTCTTTCTTTTACTTCTGGAGTATGGTGTTTTCCATACATGCCATTTTTAGGACCTATAAGTTGACCTCGATTCCCATTATTCTTACGCAGGGCTGCAGAAATCTTTTCTGATATTGCTTTCATCTCTTCATCAGATTTGTCAATATATGTATTTCCACCTTCACCACCAGTAGTCATATTATAGCCATCCTCTAAAGAGTTATACTTTTTAATATAATAGACTTCTTTTTCGTTCAGTTCATCTCTATTATATGCAACATCTATTGGCTCTATTATAAAATTCTCTTTACCATATTTTCTAATCGCTCTTGATAGTTTAAAGTTATCTCCTCTGTCTGCACTATTTATGTGACCCTGTAATCTATCATTAAGGCTTCTTGTTGTTTTACCAATATATATTTTTCCTGTTTTTATATTTGTTATTTTGTAGATTGTTCCATAACTCATAATTGTTTATACTCCATAATTTCAAAGTAGCACGGTCTCATCTATCGCACGAACTTAGCCGTGTTAGACCTAACCGTTAGCCAGTACAATATTTGTACCGACACCCCTTGACAAGGGTTCACCCGATTTTAGATGGGCTGTAGTGTTTCACTTACCCATCGACGGAAAGCAATGCCCGTCTTTATTCTCAAACATTTTCTTTTCTGAAATATAGTCTGGAACCATGCGTTTTGACGTGCATTCAGCGGCCAGTTTCGTTAGATACCAGTATGGTTTTGTTTCATCACAGTTAGAAGAGTCGATGGCGTAAATCAACTTGGGGAACACAGGTGAACATAATACTCCATGCTCATTCGGTAAACCCTTGATTCTCTGCTTTAACATTTCTTCAATGATTAACGCTAAATCTTTCTTTGTTTGCTCATCTTTTGCCTCGTTTAAGTACATAAAGATGGTGATAAATGGCGACTGACCATTTGCCGATGCCATTGTAACAATTTGATGGTTTAGCGTCTGGATACCATCATGAATTTCTTGACGTACTTGCTTCTCGACAATTTCATTTAATTGTTTTGTTGTAATTTCAACGCCCTGCTCTGTAAATTCGTCCATCAAACGATGTCGAATTTTACGTCTGGATGTTTCAACATAAGGTGCTAGATGTGTTAACGTCATGCTCTGGCCGCCATACTGGAAAGCGGCCACGGACATAGAAATTTGACTTGCGAGAGTCACAGCCGTACTAAATGACTTAGGTTCATAAATCTTAGTACCGTTTAACACCGTACCATTAGTAAACATATCTTCAAGGTTCACCAGGCCACAATTTGTCATCCCGCCCATACGATAATCTAAATCGTGAACATGAATGATACCCTTTTGATGTGCTTCTTGTACTTCCTTTGGTAAGACGTACTTATTCACTAAATAACGGCTTACTTCACCTGCTACTAAATCTCTTTGTGTACTTAATAGTTTTGCGTTTTTGTTCGCATTTTCATTACTTGCTTCTGTTTCTTTTTGTTCAAACAATGCCATGATTGTTTTTTCGAGGTCGTTAAAACTGTTGTTTCTTAACTTACCCTTTAAGAATCTGTAATTAGAATACGCTTTTGTTAATGCAAAACTAGCGTTGTCGTAGAGTTCTTCCTCTACCATATCCTGAATATCTTCTACTGAAATTTCGGTATCTTCAGGAATACGACTTACTACAGTGTCAACCAGTTCTGCGATTTCTTCATGTGTAAGTCTGCTTTCTTTGGCAACCTGCATATTTGCCTTCTCGATTGCGGAGTTTAATTTTTCAGGCACAAACTCCACTTCATTGCCATTTCTTTTTACTACTTTAATCATATCTTTTTTAGCCTTTCTATTTAAGCACAAGTTCTGCTGTGCTTTCTATACTAAAGCGATTGATTTTTATTCATCTCACCTCACAATCCAATTTGTTCCAATCGCTGATAGATTTTAGTTTGTCTATTGTATCAATCTTGCGTAGGTCGATTCTTCTTTGATTTTCAGAACCAGCGTATTTTAACATCAAATTACGCTTTTCAAGAATGAATGGTCCGTCAATCAAATAGTCAATATTACACAAGATGTCGTCTGTATATTCTGTATGGTCTATAAACTCTTTGTCTAGTAGATTTTCTATTGTTCTGCCTGTCCATATCCATATATCCTTATCATTATGGAATTCTTCTCTAAACCGTTTTATAATATTTAACACTTCTTCTTGGTTTTCTTTTTGAAATGGGTCACCACCTAATAGTGATAAGCCTTTAATATAAGGTTTTTTACAGTCGTTGATAAGTTCGTCTAAGACTTCTTCTGTAAACTTGTCACCATAATTTAAAGCCCATGTCTTCTCATTAAAACAACCCTTACAATGTAAAGAACAACCAGATACATATAAACTGACTCTGATACCATCGCCATCTGCCGTATCATGAGAACGATAATCACTATAATACATACTTTGCCTCCTTTTTGATTTAAAAAGGACTTCTTGTAATCAAAGTCCTAGTGCAATTAAATTCATGCTCGCATGTATGAATATAGATACATACAAGTTGTCTGTTTTTCGATAAAATAAATGGAATGCTACAGCGTTCATTGCTGTTACAATAGCAGGATAAAACGCTGTGTAAATATCCTGCGATACTTGTGTATGAAACAAACCAAACAGGAATACTGATACGATGATTGTTGGTTTATCTGTTGGTATATAGCGGAAAATATATTCTTCTGTTATAGGTGCCACAACACATGCTAATAGTATGCCATACAAACCATAGTTTTGTAACAATACTTTTGTGTGTTGTTCTTCTACTGGGTTTGGTAGTATATATATCAGCAAATTATCTAATATAAAGATTACTACAATACCAATCAAGACAACCAATATATCTTTTCCACTTAATTTATATTTAGGAAATGGTCTATCCTCTCTGTAAAAGAGGTAAATAACAGTAAACATTACTAATGAGAACACTAAGTGTATAATCGGCAAATCTGTAACAGCACATAATGTAGCGACAAACAGTCCTAGAAGTGTGATAAAGACATATTTAATGGTGTTCATTGCTTGTTACCTGCTTTCGCAATCAATGCCATTCTAATATAGCACATTTCATAAAGCGTCTTGTAGTCGATTGTTTTACTTGATACAGCGTAGAATGTTTTTTCTAACTCTCCTGTCATCTTAATTAAAACATGAAGGTCTGCAAGTGGTAATAAATCTTGATACTGCATTGCATCCTCAACCTCTACGCCAGATAACGCCAACATGAGATTAACGATTGTCTTATATAGTGTTTCAGATGTGTTATGGAAGTTCGCTCCTGCATCTGCCATTTCTTTTGTTGTCTTATAGATTTCAATAAGGTTGCCCTTTAAGATATTTTCAAGTAACTGTTTTGAATATGAGGAACTGATTACACCACCATTTACTAAATTCTCTAAATTACTAATAGCATCACGGACAGAACCACCACTATTATAAACACAACTCATAAAATCTTCTTTTGTAAACTTCTTATCTTTAACACCTTGTAAGATTTCAGGCTCGTGTTTTGCTATCTTCTGCAACACGTTTAAAATTTCATTCGGTGTTGGTATGCGTAGTGAAAATTGTTGCATACGGCTCTTGATTGACTTCGGTATCTTGTCCGGTTCAGTCGTACAACAAATAAATAATGAATCTTGGTTTGTACTTTCTAAATCTGTCAGGATTGCTTCAAAGGCTGCCTTAGAACAATTGTGGAACTCGTCTAAAATAAACACTTTCTTTTTGATTGGCTGTGTTACGAAAGACTCTGCCATAATTTTACGAACATCTTCAACATTCGCATTCGCCATAGAGATTTGCTTGACACCGATAAGTGAGTCACTATCAATCGCTCTGGTGATTTCATCTTCAATAGGATTCATGTCCTTATCTAACTGGTGACAATTTAACACTTTTGCAATTAATAATGCAAGTGTTGTTTTGCCTGTACCGGCTAAACCACTAAAGATATAGCCAGTCGGTATTTTATTTGACTTGATTGCGTTCTTGATTGGTGTAACAATGCTTTCTTGACCGATAATGTCTTCCCACTTCTTAGGGCGGTATTTCTTATAAAGTTCTATATAACGTTCTGCCATGTCTTAGTCTCCATATTCTATCAAGTCATTTAACTTATCTGTAATGATTTTAGGTGGGTATGCTCTACCTAAGCCACAAAGATAAGTTGCCCAAGAGTTGTACTTGCCGGCTTTAAATGGGAAAGTATAGTCGTTTTTAATACATTCTTCTAATATACTGTCTGCTTTTTCACAATCTGCGATAACTCGTTCTCTGACTCTTTCATTATGACAGTCAACATCAACGATTTGTGGTGGGTTAGCACAAGGGAAAATTAAACATGCACTCTCGACTCTCATGCCTGACTGCTCTAAAAGCATTGTATATAACGTCTGTTGGCGCCAGTAATCAAAAGAATTACTCTCACTTGGTTCTTTATCAGGGTTAAAATTATGAATCTTAGCACCTGTTTTCCAGTCTTGTACGATTAGGCCATAATCACCTTCAATGAGTTTATCAATAAAACCTAGACATGGTCTTTTAGCGTTCCCTATTTTGCCTGCAACAAACAATTCAAGTCCTTGTTTCTGTTCTCCCATTAAGAATACAGAAGCAACCTTTTCATTCTTTGCATTAGCAAGCCATGTATCACGATAGCCCTTGATTGCTTTATTTAACCAGTCTTTATTATCTTGTCTTTCTAACATGTGAGGATATTTATCTTTCGTGACGTTGATTGCTACAGATGAGAGATGTTTAAAATCTCTGTCTTGTGGTTCTAGTTGAAAGAAATTCTCCATAATGCTATGAAACCATGTTCCTCGCTCCAATGCGTCTACATAACCATCAATACATAATGGCTCAATATAAGTACCCATAACCCAATCACCTGGTGAGTTTAAAATAGAACCAACCAAACTCGCTGATAACTTTTTCTTATCTATTTCTTTCTTGATATCATCGTCTAAAATTTGAACACTATTATTTACGATTCTAACTTTCTTGTTACTTTGTTTTTCTTCTAAATCAAATAAACTAAAACCCATGTCTATTCTCCTAACATTTTCTCTAAGTCTGCTGGTGTTTGCTTCGTTGTGTCAATCACAAACGTATAATCTTTATATTCTAGGCACTGGGTTTCGCTTGGGTGTTTCAACTGTTCTTCTGTTACTGTAATATGGTCTCTATCATACAAACGCTTTAATCGAACTTCTAAAGGTGCATCTAATAATACAGTTGTTGCGCCAATAGACGTGAGCATTTTTAATTCGTTGATAAATCTTGCGTCTGTAATATACGTGTTTACATTATTTTTTAGATTTTCTTCAATCTGTTTCTTTACGATATCAACCCAATAATTATCGTTCTGACTTCTGCGAACTTCTGTTCCCCAGTATTGCAATAAAAATCTTGTTGCTGGTGTTCTATCTCTTGCTGTAAAGTTCGGATGAAGATAGTCCTCTTCAAGAATCACATTTCTTAACTTATTAATATGAATACAGTTTACATTCATAGCATGAGATATTTCTGCTACGCTTTCCTTATTTCTCACACGTCTTATTAGTTCGTCTACTTCGTTTTTTAAGGCATTGGCAAAACTTAAATGCTTTACCTTGATATTTTCTTTTTCACACAGTTCTTTATATACTGCTCCAAATGTATCTTTACCAGCGGCCATGCCACCGCTAAATGAAATTATCTTTGTTATCATTCCTGCACCTCTCTACTTTAATATTATACAAGAATTTTAAGGAACTTTTGCGTTGCCTTAAATTTGCTGGAGGAGCGGTTTTAACGGCTGTTTTAGGTTGAGCAGGTATAGTCCATCAGCCCGTAGATTTTTAGGTGTTTTTGACCTAAAAAAGTCACACGGATTCTTCCTAATTTCCCTTTTCGGCTCATTTTTAAACTCGAAAAAATAATAAAAAAGAGTCAAGATTTCACTCAACTCTAATGTGTTAGTACTAAAAGTGCAAACACAGCAATAATTATTAATACTAATGTGCTTCTCTGCTTCTGTGTTGGGCTTAGAAATACAATCGCATAAATACCGGCACTCAACAAAGCATACAACATTATCCTGAACACTAAATACAACAATGAAATCAACATCTAACTAACCTCTTTTCTATCTCACCACTATTTTAAAGAAAGCCTAATGATTTGTCAAGTGAACATCGTTGTGATTGTCAATTAAAATCTTTTGCAGAATAAATTCCTGCACTTCATATAAGAAGGAACAGTCAATATCTTCAACATCTTCAAAGTTTAAATAACAACCACCCTTATAGTCTTTTAAAGACAAGTTCAGTATCAGATTCTTTGCCAATTCTCTATTTGTGTTAAAGAGTTTAGGCACATCTTTTGCTGGTTCTAAGAAGTAATCACCTGTGTCACCGTCTAACATCTCTAAATATACTGTGCCAGGATTGCTTGTCTGAAATACTAGTTTTGTATCGTAAGGATACTCTAATTCCATCAATCTATCAACAAGCGATTTCAAGTAGACAACAACTTTCCACTGGTTTAACAAGTTATATGTAAAATCAAGTGTTATCTCGTCTGGAGAACGGATAACGATTTTATTATCTTCAACCTTTACATTTAGATACCACTTTTTTAGTTTCTTAACAATTTCCTCTGCAATCGGGTCAAATCTATTCAGTGTTCCGTTATTATACAGAATGATAAACTCTTCTAACGTACTGAAATACTTTTGTTTTGAGATAATTCTTTTTAACTTTGTATCAAACCTTTTTGCAATAGGCATTAACGCTTGCATACTTTAATCACTCTCTCTAAACATATATGAGATTGGCTTTTCATTCGACATATCTTCGTCAATTTCACAACCAATCGCTACACGCTTTTCTGTGCCTGCCACAAACTGATTTTCCTCTGAATAGCATAATACCTGTCTATCATTTTTATTGTAGATTAGTACGAACTGACCATCTGCGTCTTCTTTCAACGTTAAATCAACATAAGGATATTCAAGTTTATATGACTGAACTATCTCTTGACCTGATTTTGTATTTGTTGTATCTGCTGTTGGTTCTGGTTGTTCTGCTACTGTTGGTTGCTTTAGCACCATACGTTCAAAATTCGTAAAGTCCTGTTTCTTCGGTACTTCTTTCTGCTCTGTAATAACTTCTGGCTGTCTTTGTACTATCTTCTTAACAACAAAGTAACCAAGCACACAAACAATAATTAGTCCAACTGCTGAAACAATACCAATGATAACGCCCTTCTTCAACTTACGAGGTTTCTTTTTCTTTTTATTTTCTCGCTCTCTTACGACTTCTTCTAGTGCTTCTGCCTCTTCTTCCTCTGTGTATTCAGTTCTAGGCTGCACGACAGGTTCAGCGATAGCCGGTTCTTGATACCCTTCACTATCGCTATAGTCGTACTCTTCAGGAATTGAAGGCTGTTCAACTTCTTCTGTATAATCTACTTCATCTTCAGGAATACTAGTAATGACCTCTTCCTGCTCTTCTTCATGAACTTCCTGCTCAACAGGTACACTCTTTGTTAATTCCTCAACCGATGGTAGATTAACTAATTTTCTTGCCACTATATCAACTCCTTACTTAATCAATTTGAGAGTAGACGCTGAAATATAAACATTGTCCATCTCTGTTGTTTTCCATTCATTATCTGTTTCAGAATAATATTCAATTAATATATCAACAAGTTTCGCTTTTGACTTCTTTGCTCGCTCTGTTTCTTCTTCGACTTTCTTTTGGAACTTTGCAAAGTTCCTTGTCTTGTCTTGACCGACGGTAATTTTATCTAAAACCTGATTATTCACTGAAACCTCAACTGGTTCAATGTTTGTAATCGTTGTACCGCCTCTAAAGCCTCTACCAAATGATAATTTATAAATCTTACTAAACTTAACAGGCTTTTCTAATGGTTCTATCTTATCAAACTCCTTTATCTTTTTGTCTGATAATCGCATAAGTTTATACGCTTCTGCTCTGTCGCCGTCTGTTCTCTTTAATGCCATGTTTAACAAGATTCTATCTGTTACACTAGATGGTAGTCTGATTTCGACCTGTGATGCACCATTATTTGCCATACCAATAATTAACGTTTTACCAGAGCGTGTTTTCTTCTGTGCAACTGATAAGAATGTAATGTACTGGTCTGTATCACAATTCTTTAAATTCTTCGTCTGATTCACGTCTTGCCCATCTTGTGTCTTTAAACCGTCAAGAGGATTACCTGATAAATATGCACCCAATGCATTGCCCTCGTTCGCCATCTTTTCCAGTGTTGGCCATTCTTCATTACCAAGTTCAACTGTTTGTCCTACATCTTCACCAACCATGCTGAACATACTAGCAACGTTGCTCTTTTTCTTCTCTACGCTCTTTAGTAATTTCTCTGCGTTATCATAAATTGATTTGCGTGTATGATGGAAACAGTCTAAACAACCAGAGCATGCCAACACCTGTAATACTGAAACAGACAGATTGCTCTTATTTCGTTTGACGAAGTCCATAAGGTCTGTATATTTGCCGTTTGCTTCACGCTCTTTAATAAACAATTCAAGTGTAGATACAGGTATTCTTCTGATATTTGAAATACTATATGTAACACTCTTTAAGTCTGACGTTGGTGAGATAAGTAATTCTGACTCGTTAATATCTGGTGGCAATATTTTGATATTGTTTGACTTGGTATCTTCTACATACTTTGTTACCTTATCAGGATTGTCTGCATACATTCTTAAGGCCGCTGTTGCCCATAATACTGGGTAATGAACCTTAAGATATGCTGATTGATAACTGTTTAAAGCATACGATACGGCGTGACTTGAATTGAAAGCGTACTGCGCAAAACCCAATAACTGTGACCACAACTCGTCAATCGTGTTTTGTGAACAATGTGTGTTTTTAATAATTCCTTCTTTAAACTTAGGCTCAAGCATGTTTAGAATTTCAATCTTCTTCTTACCCATGGCCTTACGCATTTTGTCGGCTTCTTTAGATGTGAAACCGGCTGCCTCTTGCGCAATCTTCATAACCTGTTCCTGATAAACGATTGCACCAAAAGTATCTTTCGTCAAGGTGTCAATTGGTGTACCAATAAACTCTTTACTAAATGGTATACGCTTAGATGGGTCGTTCTTTCTAATTGCAAAGTCATCATGTAAGCCTAAACTCATAGGGCCTGGTCGATAAATTGCCGTGATGGCAGCCAGTTCTTCAAACTTCGTTGGTTTAACTTTAGTAAGCATTTCTCTTACGCCTGGCTCTGCAAACTGGAAGATACCACTTGTCTTACCTTTCTGAAACATCTGATAAGTTTTCTTATCGTCTAAAGGCCCATCAATAATTTCATTCATATTAAGTTTGGTACCAGTGTATTGTTCGACTAATTTTACTGTGCTACTAATTAAGTGTAATGTGTCTAACCCTAAGAAGTCCATCTTAATTAAACCTAGTGCTTCTGCTTCTGGATATTCAAACATTGACACCTGATAAATCATATCTTTATTTCTTGGGTCTTCTTTATAAATTGTGGGTACCGTATCTGAAATCTCTTTGCAGGAAATCAAAACCCCGCAATTATGAACTGTTAGGTTATTAACTGTGTACGAGTTGTCATCATAAACAGACAGATTATAAGTAGGTTCTGTAATAATCAAATCCTCTTTTAACTTTACCTTTTCCCATATATAGCCATCCTTAATAAAAGCATATCTTGGTTTTCTTGTTGACTCTTTATTAAAAGCCACGCAATATCTATTCTTACAATGGACAGTTCTTCCCTCAATCTTCATTAAGTCTCGCTGTTCTTCATAGGCACAGCAATGCACATGATAAACCTTATTAATGAGCATCATCATACCCAAGGCTAGTTTCTTACTTACTGTTGAAAAACATTGTCTTCCATTCGCTTTAATGCTACCATCTGCTGAAAGATATCCACTAATAAATTGTTTTTGGAATTCAATATCCAGCGAGAATACAAACATAGGAATCTTTTTGTTAGATGCTCCTTTATCAAAAGACTTTAAAAATTCAAAGAACTGTTGATTAGAAATATAAACCTTATCCGCTGTACCGCCATTATTAACACGGAAATGAAATAGTGGCCCTACCTTACTAATTAATTCTTGATATGTTTTGTCTTGTTTGCCGACTGAAATGACAATATTATTAACTTTAAATTGTTTTACATAGTGTGTTCCATCTGCTCTTACACGATTCTTGTTGGTAACATTGTCTTCAATCCAACCGTCACCAACAAAGCGTCCTACTAGCCACCAAAAATCTTTTTTGTCATAAGGCAAATCATAATCTGGTAAAGGTTCATTTATTTCATAGTCTAATGGAACGCCTATATAGTCTTCCATTGGTTTTATATCTTTTGCGTCTTTCCACTTAGGTTGGCTATCTTCTAGTCCTCTGACATAGAAAGGGTGATTTTCTGTAACAACAAGAGGAAGTGAGTTGCTTGTGAATAACTTATATCCCTTTTTATTTTCTGTCACTATGACTTTTGCCACTTGCTTAAAACGATTCTTATGGGTTAGAACATAATCACCAACTTTGACTTCATTAATATACTTATATCCTTTGCTTGTTAAAACTAAGGCCTCTTTGGTGAAGCAAGCATGAATCCCTGTACCAGATGTTCTGCCTTCTAATTCACTCGCTTTTTTAACAAGATTTAATAGTTTTGCGTTTAACTTTAGTCTTGCGCTTTCGTATGTTGCATTGCTTTCATCTAATACATCTTTCAACGTATCTTTTGAAACTGCTTCTGGTAATAATTCACTAATACTATTTGCTTCTTGTGGTGACACGTCATAAACTCTTGCTACACATTTAAATGCATTTCTAGCACCGTATGGCATTCTTGTGATGATATGTGTAATATTATTTTCGCCGTACTCTTCCTGACAATGCTGGAACACAAGAGGTCGTACTTCCGGTTCAAAGTCTGTATCAACGTCAGGCGCCGCACCAATATCTACAATCTTATAGCCTGCAACTGTTTTACCATCAACTGTATCACCTAGTTTGATTGTGTATGTATAGTTATCTTCGTTATTGATGTTCTTGACTGTTGAAACTGGTACTTCTTCAAAAGAGTCATCATTATATGTAATTCTTGCAATCGCTGAACGGCCAGGTGATAAGAATCTGTCAAACATTAAATCATATCTAACTGGGTCTGTCTTATGAATGCCTAGCAATCTGGCAATACAACTACCACCTGCTGAACCACGACCACAACCTGTTGGGTAACCGTTATCTTCTGACCACTTAATATACTCTCTTACAACTAGGAAGTAATCTATGAAGTCGTTAGAATGAATAACCTCTAGTTCGTTCTGGATTCTTCTTTTCCATTCTAATTGTACTTCTTTTGGTTTACTTGTTACAAACTTGTTCCATCCTTCTTGAATCAGTGCCTTAAAATATGACAAATTATCAGTATATGGTGCTGGTATATGTGGTACTGGGCGTAAACCTAATTGATATTCTAATTCTACTTGTTCTATACTATCAACAACTGCCTGTGTGTTATTAACCGCTGTTGCAATTACTTCTTCTGATACATCAACATTTTGTGATACATAAGACAAAAACTCGTCAGACGACTTTAAATAATGTTCATCACTATATAACGCAGGTCTTAAACCACCCTTTGTTACAGGTGTTTCTGACATACTATAATTCTTTGATAGTGCCATGTTGATTTCAGCCATCTCTTTGTCTTTACTGTAAGCATAAAAAGTAGGACTACACATTAACAATGGAGTACCTGTAATTTCTGCTAGACCGATTGTTGATTGTTTAATATGTCTACGATTGCCAGGTAAAGGTGTAAATTCAAGATAGGTAGAACTTATCTTTACCTTGATTGAGTTGATGAACTCAACGCTTGGCTCTTTTTCGTAGGTGTGGATAATTGTAATAATATTATTCGTTGTATGCAGGTTATCAAAGGTTAGATATGGCTCATCAATATTATTCTTGGTAGATAACATTAACAACTTGCATAACTCATGGTAGCCTTGTAAATTCTTTGCCAAGAAAGTAACATTATGTAAATCTATAGTTAGCGTTACGCCAATGATAGATTTAATGTTATTCGCTTTGCACTTCGTTAAAAACTTGTAGATACCCATCATAGAATTAGCGTCTGTTAATGCTAGTGCGTTGATACCTTTCTCTTTACATACGTTTATATATTCATCAATAGTTCCATAGCCGATATGTACGCTATAATCACTATATACAATTAAATTATTAAAAGCCATAATCAGTTCTCCTTACTTTAATATTATACAATAAAAGAAGGCTTTATTTAGGAGCCTTCTTCGTTGTTGCTAGAATTACACCGAACACAATCTCGATTAAGAAATAAATTACAATGTAAATGAAAGAATTTACAGTTTTTGTAAGATATGTAAATAAGAATAATGTTAGTACAATAAAAGCGTTAATTGAAATACTTAATAATATTCTTTTCGATACTACACCAAACTTATCCATTAGTAATTCATTTACAAATAACGCTGAAATTGTTAAAGGTATAAATGTTGCCAACAATGTCAACTGTAATATATTTTCAAACTGCAAAATCAGCATTGCAACTACAATTTCATACAACATCAATGCTAGTAGATATAATAAGCCATGAAAGAAACGCTTGAACATCAATGAGCCAGTATATAGTACAAACAAACATAAGAACAAATACTGAATACCGTTTGTCTGTGTTTGAAAGGTCGATATTGTAATTGCAAGTAAAGCCATCATTACAAGAATTTTAAAGAATGAGTTATCGAGAAACTTCTTTACCCGTGCTACCAAAGCCGTTTGCTCCTCTCTCTGTTTCACTCAATTCTTCTACTTGTTTATATGTTGTAAGACAAGGAACAACCACTAACTGTGCAACACGTTCACCTGGCATAATGAATTTGATACTATCAGAATTGTTATGTATCTTTACTTTGACTTCACCACGATAATCAGAATCAATAACACCAACTGAATTAGATAATGTACAGTCAAACTTAAAGCCTAGAGAACTTCGTGCAAATACTAACCCAACATAACCTTCTGGTATTTCAACATAAAAACCTGTGTCCATTGTGACAGACTTGCCTGGTACTACTGTCTTTGGTGTGTCTTCATTATTAAACAGGTCTAACCCTGCTGAACCTGCTGTTTGAATCTTAGGTGCTTCAAAATTACCTATATACTTAAACTTTATATCCATTTCATTTACTCCTTAATGTTTAATTGTTTGTGTCTTTACTTTGCGTGCCTGTCTTACCAATTTATCAACGCATGTATTTACAAGTGTATAGAAATCTGAACCGTATACCTTTGCATTTAATACCTTCTTATCTGAAAACACAGTGCCCTCTAACTTGAAACGATTGTTCTTTTTATGTTCAACTTCAAACTTAATATCTGTATTATCATGCATAATAAGTGGGAAATCATTTAATGCTTCCACTTTTTTCGTTACTGCTTGATACATCGCATCTGTTACTTCGCCATCTCTGTTAAAAACAATTACACTCATTTTGAATTATCTCTCTTTCTTATCTCTCATGTCGTCTAAGCCTGCATAGAATGCTTCTATTTCATCAGGCGTAGGCTTTGTATAATATATCGCCCATATCATTACAGTAAATAAGATACCTGCTGTAAATGTATAGTAGGCTGTTTCTGTATGTATTAACGTTAAAAATAGAATGATGAACAATCCTACAACAATAATAGATAGATTCACTCGCTGATTAAATGATAGTTCTTTCAGCCATTCAACTTTAGATAGTTTGTTTATCGTTGCGCTGAACACAATCGAAAATATCACAAAGCCAATGTAAATAGCAATAACACATCTGATTGTATTAAAAATGAAATTCCATCCTAATAGAATATCTGCAATAATACCAATACACAGTCCTAATAGTAACAGCATTGCTAGAACACCAAAGAACAGTGGCTTTGATTTACTGTTATATTGTTTCTTCAAGAACGACAAATACTTGAATAAAATCTGCATAAATACTTCACCTACCTTTCTATGCCTAAGAAACTATATGCATCTTCTAAGGCTTTCTTCTTATTTGGTGATTTATATATCTTTTCTGCTTCTCTCTGTGCAGCCTCTACATATTTTGTATGCTCGTTGACATCACAGAACTTTAGGTTGTTTTCACCTGACTGTCTTGTACCAAAAATATCACCAATATCTCTTGTTGCCATATCTGATAATGCAATCTGGAAGCCGTTGTCACTACCAACTAAAGCATTTAATCTTGGGTTGTCTGCTTTACCATCGTTTACTAGATAACAATATGACTGTAGGTTGTTTCTGCCCACACGACCTCTAATTTGATGAAGAGAACTTGCACCAAATCTGTCTGCACCAAGAATAACCATGATAGTTGCTTCTTTAATATCAATACCAACCTCAACAATAGAAGACGCAATCAGCACATTAAACTCGCCATCTCTGAAACCCTTTAATGTCTTTTCTTGAACTTCTTTTGACTGTTTACCTGTTACTGATTTAAACTTAATATCCTTTGCATACATCATCGGTAAGTGTTTTAGTGCTTTTTCAATCTTCGCTGTTGAAATATATTGGGTTTCTTCTTCAACGCTTGGTGCAACAATAAACATCTTATGACCGTGCTTTAATTCATTGTGAATATTGTTCCACACATCTGTACATCTACACTCTAAGAAACTCTTACTATCAACATTTAATAACTCTGTTTTAATAGGAATTCTATCTTGAGGTTTTTCTTCAATCGTGATTAAATTTAAATCACCAAAGAATGATGTTGCAACACTTCTTGGTATTGGTGTTGCTGTTTGTGAAATCAAATCAGGTATCTTCCCATCATCTCTAGCGCTCAACAACCTTTCTCTCTGTGTTACACCAAATTTCTGTTGCTCGTCTACAACAACTAACCCTAGATTATAAAAATTAGAAATATTGAGAACACTATGAGTTCCTACTAGAATATCAATATTACCATTTGCTACTTGCTCTAATATTGTTTTCTTTTCTTTTGCCTTTGTTTTAGCAGATAAGTACACAATATTAGGCTTATGCTCAAGTGGTTCAATGAATTTTACAAAAGTGCTGTATAACTGTTGTGCTAAGATTTCAGTCGGTGCTGTTAGTACACTCTGATAACCACAGTCTGCATTGTATAGACAAGCAATCTGTGCGCATATCGACTTACCTGCACCAACGTCTGCTGACAATAGAACCTTTTCAGGCGTTGGTTTCTTCATATAACCAACAATCTCTTTAATTGCGTTTGTCTGACCGTTTGTTAATTTAAATGGTAATTTGTTATACGCTTCTTTTGTATAGTTTGTTTTACCTGTTGGCGTCTTGCTCAAACCAATTTCTTCTTTTGTGTTTGAACGTCTGTCTAAAAATACTAACTGCAAATAAAGCAATTCTATATATGCCAACTTATCTATTGTACTAATATAGTTCGTAACATCTTTCGGGAAATGTAAGTCATATAATAGTTCCCATAAAGATGGCTCCATGTTAATATAAGACGCTAGATGACTGCCATCAAATCTAGTAAACACCTCTTGTACACATTGCGTTAGAACCTTTGATGTGATTCTATTTGTGGGGCTTTGTCTATAAACAGGAATAATCGGCATACTCTGAACATCTGCTTCTGAAAATATCGTTTGTCCTGTTGCTTTGTCTTTTGCGATTCTTGTTAGTTGAATAACAGCAACATCGCCTGGCTTATACATCCTACTTAGATATGCGCCACCGTAAAACGTGACCTCTAACTCTCTCTTGCTCTCAACGTCTTGTGCTTGAATATATGCTTTGCCGTTTGAAACCATAATATCGCCGATAATACATTTCACGAAAACAGATTCACCAAAAGGACAATGATTCCATGGTTCTGTTCTCCTTCTGTCAATATACTTTATAGGTCGTTTGAATAACAACTCTGACGCATTTGTGTAGCCAAGTTTCTCAAAACCTTCTTTTTTGATTTTATAACCGTAATAAACCGTTGATAGTTCTGATAAATCAACACTGGTTATATCACGCATTGTATTATAAGACGTTAGTGGTGTCTTAATAAAACTTTCTAAATCTTTGTCAATCGTAAACTGCGGAAGATATGCATGTTTCCATGATGACAGTAATCTATAGGCTTCATATAGTCTACTGAATGGTACTCTATATAAGTCTTTCATCACATTGGTTGCACTGATAACACCTAGTACTCTAATATATGACTCTATCGGTGGTATTTTAATACCTAAATAACCGTCTGTTAATTGAAACACCGTTGGTGTTGGTAATTTTTCTGCTTGCTTCTTGATTAAGTTTAACTCATTCTCTAAATAATCAATCTCACTATGGAATTTCTTAACAAAAAAGTAAGCGGCGAAGCAATTATTGGAATATACAGGAAAAGCATACGTGTAAATACCTAATAAGTGTTCATCTTTTAATGCAACAAATTCCTTTAAAATTAAAAAACTTAAAGGTCTTTGTGTCTTAATAATGATATGTTCACCTGCTGTATCTAGTCTTACTTGTATGCTTTTTGTCATGTTTAACTCCTTGAAATTTCTAAAAGTTCTAACAGAGGTACCATCTTATCTAACGTATGTTCGTCTAATGTTTCGATTGCTTTTGTTAATGCTTTCTTCGCAATGATAACATTCGTGTCCGGATTGTAATGGTACTCAGGATTGTAGCCCTCTATCAGTTTTGCAATATCTTTAATGTCCGGCATTTCAATTACCGCAAACGCTAAATCTGTTGAACCTCTTAAACTAAACAACTGTTTGAACTTTAAAATGTTGTCCGCATAAGAACTGTCTATTGATATTATACAAGTTATTAAACCTGCTTTGTCGTTTTGTTTTAAAATATTTTGTAAATACTGCACCGTTTGCTCGTCATAAGTGCTTAAAAGTTCGTTAATTAGTAAAACCTTGTTGACAACCGCTCTAATATCACCCACCGGCTCGGTACGTTGATTTCCAGACGTTTCTTGCTCTTCAACGACATCTTCTTCGTCTTGGTCTTCCTCGCTCTGGAAAGCCTCTTCCTGCTCGTTGTCCGCTGTCTGTGTATTATCTGTTGCAAAGTCGCTATTTTTAGCGGCTAATTCTAATCTTTCTCTTAATGATAGTGCCATACTTTAATCTCCCAAAACTCCTTTAACAATACTTGAAACAACACAGATTACAATACTTACAAAAATAGTTTGTAAAAACGTGAAATGAATATTGAAACATGAGAACAATACCATTGTTAGTAGCGTGTTGATAACTAATGATGTCAAACCTAATGTGAACAGATTTAACGGTAATGACAAGAAAGAAACTAGTGGCTTTACAACTTTGACTAAAACTGTATACCACAAGGCTAAAATTAAGCCTGTTGTTATATTAGGAATCTGGAACCAACCTAAGAAATAGTCTAGCCCAAATAATGTTAACGCAATCGCTATAAATGTCATAGTTTAATAATTCCTTTCTTTTTAAGAATAACAAACGTAACACCTGCAATGGCTATTACTGAAGCAACACCAATCGGTACAAAAATATTACCCTTATTTACTGTAACTGTTTTCTTTTCTTTCGGTGACAGTACTGCCTTAATATCATCTTCAATAGTTTCCGTTACAGGCAAATTATTCTTAAATGAGTCTGTATCGTCTTTATTCAGATTAAATACACCATTATCTAAGCCTTTTGTTAATGCGTTACTTACGCTCTCTTGATTATTGATGTCCACTTTCTTTAGTGTGTCTAAATCAGTATAGACGGAATAGTTGATGGCAACAGGCGCATTTAACTGTTCCTTTTCTTCCATCATAATCGTATTAAAACCATTCTTTGTAACGAAACGGTGTGGCTTTACGTACAGTGTGACTGTATGATAATCGCTACTGATTGAACCAACCCTGTAATCTTCTTCAACTTCTTTATCTATTAACCAACCGATACTTTGCTGTGACGATATCAAAACGCCAATTTCTTGATTTGTGTTATTGTAAATTTTAATATCTACAGCACCGGTCGCATTATCACTCTCTAATGCCTTACGCTCGACATCTATTTTTACACCATCTGTTGGTATCTCAACATCTTCTGCATATACAGATTGTGTAAGACTAAAACATACAATTAGAGATATTAGTATTTTCTTAAACATACGTACTACTCCTTTACTACTTCATATATCAAAAAGGCTCTATGTTAAGAGCCTTGATTTTTAGACATGCATGATAGATACGCCGACTGTAATGAACACTGTATCGTCAACTGTGAATGTGTTATCTGCGTTCTTCTTTAATGTTTCAAACTTTAAGATGTGGTTGCCATCTTCTGAACCATACCAAACACGAATCTTATCATCAATATAGTTTGACAAGATATTTAATGTCTGGGCACCGAACTCGATAACAGTAGATGTATCACCTACGGCTTCGTCTAAGGCAACATCAATCGTGTCTTTATTTGTGTTCTTAAACTCAATCTTATCATCCTTAATATTTAACCAAATCTGATTGCTGTCCGGGCTTAATCGCATCATAGCCTGAATTGCATATCGGAAATCTTCAATATTGGCTGTAAAGCACTTTTCCGTAACTGCTGTATTCTTAAATACTGCGTACTCTAAAGGCTTCATATTCGCAACTGACACAAGGTGTAACACATCGTCTGCATTATAGAAACCAAAACGTGACTTATTATGAATAAGTGTAATCGTATCACCAGGCGCAAATTGGTTAAGTAATGTTGCAACCTGCGCAGGCTTTAACAGTACGCTAAAATCAACACCATCATAAGCACACTTCTTTTCAACAAGACCGAAGGTGTTAGTTGCAACGATATTCAATTCATTATCTTTTGCAATCAAGTTTAAACAAGAGGCTGGGTGATTTTGTAAAATACTATCATTAGATAATAGTTTAGATAAATCACTTAGTACCTTGATAAATTCAACTGCTGGTACTGTACCATATTCAACTGTCTTTGTATCTGCTTTTGCGATAGGTGCGTCAATAACCGGTACCTTAAATTCTGATGAACCTGCCTTGATTGTTAAGATATCATCAATTTCTAAGATTGTGCTGTTTTCACTTACTAGAATAAGACTTGTCACTGTCTTTAACTGTGTACCTGATAGACATAACTCAATTGGTGTTGCATCTCCTTCTGTTACAAAATTCATTCTGCCAGACAATACGGCTGACGCTGAATAATACGCTAATTCAAGCGTCTTATTCTCGTTTACTGCCATAACTAATTGACTCGACAAATCTTTACCAACTGCTTTTGTAACTGTCTTTGCTAGATTGACAAACTGTGCTGTGTTTACTTTTAAAATCATCTTTTATTTTCTCCTTGAACTATATGAAATGCATGTTTTTTATTTGTATCTATATCGAAACTGAATAAACAGTTTTCTGGCGTTAATTCGCTATCTGATGAGGCTAATATGATGTTGATATGTGGGTTGCTTCTGCAATAATTCTTAAATGCGTCTTTAAACTGCGTTGCTTTTAGATTAGCATTAAGATTGTTCATTTTCTCGTCTGGTTTATAACAGTCGATAACCATTAATAACTGTGTCTTTCTATCAAAAATCGTCTGTTTGTTAAACTCTGCTTCTGGCCTTGCCCACATTGCTTCAAGACATTGGTCCATTGTTACAATCATTACTGCTTCAGGTTGAATACCAGCATTAATTAAATGGGTTGCAAATACAAACGCATTTTTCTTGTTGGCCACTTCGTCTTTTGTGAATAATGCAACCCTAAATGTTCCATTGTTGGCTAGATATTTTCTGACCACTCTGTCTGCACCTTGATTGAATTTTAATTTGGCATACTGACCATAGCCTTTAAGATGTAGCAACGCTCGCCACTGTATAATGTTATCTAAAATATCTTCTCTAGCCATCTAACCACCAATCCATTTCACTGATATCTAACTCTTTATATTTCTGCTTTCTTGTTTCTTCTATCACATCTGCAAACTCACCGTTACCAATACGCATATCAATTACTGAAATACTCCAGTCTGTAAGTTGCATACCTGTTTGTGCAATCACAACCATGATATCTCTGAAATGTTCTTCTGTCATATTACCAGAAACAACATATTTTGTGTATAATTCTCTTATTCTCTTCTTGGCAACTGCTATATTTGTGGTCTTATCTGTAGAACAAATAATTTTCCCTACAGTATTGGCGAATTGGTAAATGTTAGAACGTTTATCACTACAGGTATCTTCTTGAAAATCTCTTGTCTTTGCGTTTTGCAACAATGCCTCATCATTCGCAAACAACGATTTTTTCACTTGCTTTTCTAATTTATGTTTCATCAATCAAAGGCTCCTGCAAAGATATCCTCATCTTCATTCTCATCTTCAAACGTTTCAACATCATCTGACCATAATGGCTTATCCTCTTCACTATTATCTGTCTGTACTGTGTTTTCACTCTCACCAAAACCTTGTAATTCTTCTTCATCTGTATTATCAAGAATTTGGTTTTTCGCCAATTCAATCGGGAACGACATATACTTACCAGTCTGCCCACCACGGTTCTTTTCAAGTAAAACAGTCATTTTCTTTTCGATACTATCATCATGCAAATCTCTATGTAATAGAATTGCTACATCACTATCGTTGGCAATATCACCAGAGTCTTTAATATCTGATAAATGTGGCATAGGGTCTTCGTCACCTCTACGCTCACGGTTAATCTGTGCTAAAACAACAACAGGTATACCTAAACGTCTTGCCATTACCTTGAAACTTCTTGATAGTGTAGCCATTTCTTCTCGTTTACTACGTCCTGAAATAGAAATTAACCCTAGATAGTCAATAAACAAGACATCTAAACCGTCTGTTTTCTTTTTTGTGTATGCTTTTGCTGTGATTTTACCAAGCGTTAAACCAGGCTCATCATCAATCACGACATCCCAGTTTTCAATATTGGCAAACGCTTGATTGATTTTTTCTCTTGCAAAATCATTATTAGACGCTCTTGTTGGTGATAAGTCATTTAAGAAGATATCATTACTATATGCAACCATACGCTTGATAATATCGACTTCATCAACTTCTAGCGAGACGTACATTACTTTTTTACCAAGTGAGGCCGCATGGGCTGCCCAGTTCGTTGCCATGATAGTCTTACCAACAGAAGTCCGGGCCGCAATCGTAACTAACTGACCGCTACCGATACCACCATCTTTTAAGTATTTGTTTAACTGTTTCCATGGTGACGGTACAACACTAACAACAGGTGCTTCTGGGTTTACTGCGTCATCTGCGATTTCTCTAAACTTAGATGTAAAAGACTCATAAGTCGTATTACTTATAATTCTTGTGTTGATATCTTCTAACGTTGACATCACACGAATTAAACCACCTGATACATCTTCTGCACCGTTCAGAATGTCCTCTGACGCTTGTACTACTTCACTGTTTACCTTTTTTACAACATCATAACGTTGTAGTTTAACAGCGGTACCGGATAATGAGTTATAACAAGGTGAAACAATCGTAAAAATATCGTCTTGTGTTAAACTTTCATTACCTTGCCTTACAGCGTCTACAATATCATCAAGCGTTGCATTAACATTATCTTGTGCCTTTTCTTTTAGACATTCCCACGCTAATTCATATTTTTTACATACAAACTGGTAACCATCAAGAATCGCCATTACATTAACAATAACTGATTGCTCTTTTAACCCAGCCTGTATGAGTGATAGTTCTGTTTGAATTTGTTCTGCGTTTAATTCCATGCAATCACTCCTTGTTTCTCTGACAATTTATATTATGAACTACCTACCACCTGAAGGCAGTAGGCTTACACACTGTTGGTAGTAACTACCACACCAAGTTCAGATAGACCGTCTAAAAGACTAACCATCTTCTCGGCGCTAACAGCATCCGTGTTTAACGAGCGATACGTTCCATACCCGCTCAATAGTACCATCATATTCGCAGAGTGAACGTCTCTATCTGCGTTCTCGAAACCACAGTGATTACAATGGTATTCTCTCTTATCTAAACTATGTTTGGTTAAGCAACCACATTCTGGACAGGTTTGAGTCGTTGGTACAGAACTCTCTAACATGTGGTTAGATGTATTCTTTTTTAATTTGTCCTTAACTCTACCTAAGGTTCCATGTTGGACTTTTCTTCCGAAACTAAATTTACGTTTAGACCTCTTACGTTTCCACTGACTCAACAACTCGTCTTGGAAACAGACGATGTAGTTTTGTCTTAGAACATGGTTCAACTTGTTTACCACATCATTTTTCTTGTTGCCCTGATGTTCAAAGATTCTCTTAATTCTCGCTAAGGTTTGCTTATACTGGTTAGAACCCTTAACTTGACGAGATAGTTTTCTCATCAGCCCCTTAAGTTGTTCACTTTCTTCCAAGTAGAAGTTTACCTTAACTCCATTAGAGAACGTCAACTGGTCTTTTATGCCCATATCTAAACCAATAATCTCTTTTGAAGTCTCTAGTTGTGGTTGTTTCTTTGAATAGGTTGTGATGTTGATGTAGAAACCAGATGGCTTTTGAATAAGTTTAGCGTTTGCAAATTCTACTTCATCTAGGTTTATTTGTTCGAGTCCATTTACGACTAAGACACCTATTTTCTCTATTCTAATCTTATTTTTGCCCTTAACAGCATGAGTGTGCCCGTACTGTTTTAGGTTAACTTCATTACATTCCTTCTTGAATTGAAGTTTGCCGACTTTTAGGCCACTCTTCTTAGCCTTAGACAGGTTGAAAATATTTGCCATGGCGCTATCTACGACCGATTGCTTCATTTGAGCAGAAAGATTTTTGATTTCTTTAGTTTCAAAACCATCTCTGACTTTAACTTGAACAGTAGAAGTGTTTTCAAGAGTTAGTGTTTCAGTTGCTACAACCGCATTATACAGCCACTTCGCTTCTAAGAAACAACGTTTTAATTTTTCTAACTTTGACTTAGATAGCCTGTTTTCTTGAATCTTTACAGAGATAACACAACAGTCCATGTGAGAACGTCTTTCTCTGGTCGCTTTACCATTTTCTCTGATTTTACGATTTTTCTCTTCGTACATGTCATGTCAGTCCTCTCTACAATAATATTATACAACAGAAATGTAGTTGTTGTTTTTGAACTTGTACCATAACCAATGATAACGCAACTTATATTATACAAGAAATTAGACCGCTAATATAACGGTCTAACTATTTTTAATTAAATTTAAATCTTAGGCTTGCTTTTACAGGCGTTTGTCTAGTGTACACATCATAGATATAAGCGTCTTTTAATGCTTGTGTATCAATGATTTCTTTGTCATGTTCTGGTACAAAGATAAACTTCATGCCACTTGCCGTGTATTCAGTCAAGTTTTGTTCTTTCATCGAAGTTATCAAACGCTTTTTGACTTCTTTTTCAGTTGCCTCTAAAGCGTCTTTCTTTTGACGTAAATCTCTTAATTTCTCAAACGCCACTCTGCCTTCAGGCGACAATCTTCCTTCTTCGATAGTGAATGTCACATCGTCAGAGGTATAATCTTTTAGATGTCTCGCATAATCTTCTGCAACCTTTGCTAAGTGTTTATTTTCAATCTCTTGTTCTGTAGTTAAAAATTCTTGCACGTGCGAAGTCTTAACATAATCTTGATAGATACCTTCTGCTTTTAATGCATCTACATCAACGATATTTTTGGTACCTGGTGCAATATATGTAATTGTTCCAATATCGTCTGACAACTTTTTAAGATTCTCTGCTTCTAATGTTCTTAACAACTGCTGTGTGTAATAATTGTATGCCGCGTCAATTCTTGCCTTTGTACGTCTTGTCTTTACAAGCAACTGGGAAGCAACTTCTACACCTTTACTGTTATATACATAGGCGTTATTGTTTACTGTTGCGAACCCAATCTGTTGATTCTCGTTTAGTTTTTGAAGTTGTGTGTTAAGATTATCGGCCGCATGCTGGGCTCCTTCAATCGTTGTAAAGTGGGCTTCATCACCACCATAAGGACATGGTCTGATGACTGCTTTGCATATTCTTGGGATGCCTCCCTTACCAATATGGTATTTTGTCATTTTCTTACTCCTTTGGTCTATAGTTATTAATGTCTAGCGATTTGTTTAGTTCTGGCATATCTTGTTTTAGACTTATGTCTAAATCATTCATTTCGCCTCTCAACAAACTGGCTAATTCGTCTGTGCTAAGGGACTCTAAGTCGTCTTTCTTATCTGTTTTGGTATCGGTTTCTTTAGTGTTACTATCCTCGAGTTCGTTAAGATTTTTGCCACGGGCCGAGGCGTCTTCTAAAAGAGCGCCTAAACTATAACCCTGTCTGGCTACCGACTCTCTTGCAGGCGTAGTATTATTCGCTAAGAAGTCTGCGCCGTAGCCCTGCTCTCCTATTTTTTGTTTCAACTGTTCTCTTATAATATCTGCAATGTCACTGTCTAGCATATCATCTAAATACATACCACCATTCTGCTTACGCTCTATTTTTATGTTCTGATATGCCAGTACATCTGCCTCCATCTGTGCTTGTTCGATTGAGTCTGCCATAATATGAGTAGTATATGGACACTTGCCTTCTTTTGCTCGACAAACACCAATACTGCCATCTGTTCTAATATGATATTTTGATACTCTATTCCTGTCTAGTCCTTGGTGAACTCTGTTGTATCGTTAGGGCCTTCTCTCCACTTGTATCCTTCTTTTTCAAGAGTACATATTATCTTCTGTAGAATCGCTGTTGCTTGTCCGTCTTTTAGTTTAATGTTTGCCCATTCAAGTGGCCCTTTTACCAAAGGCACCTGTTGAGAACTTTGCCCAGTATAGTTTACCACCGTCTGCATTTAAACCGTGCAAGATATCTGCCTTAATATCAGGGTCTTTTATAAATGCATCAGCGATATCGTCAGTTGTAAATACATGTTTTGCTTCTTCAAGTCTCTTTATTGCACAATTCCTTACGATTGAACTAAGGTCATCTTTTAAGATTTCTAAACCGTAGTCTTGCTTTGCAACTGCTCTACGAACTAGCGGGCTTGGGTCATTAATAAGTTTGTCTAAATGTTTGCCTTGCATTGCAACCATTGCACGGACATACTCGTCTGGGTCATCTACCAATTTATCTAACTTGTAGCCATTGCGTGCCACAGCCTCTCTGACCTCTGGGCTCCAATCATTAATTAAGACATCTAAACCGTAACCAGACTCTGCACATTCCACTCTCTCGTATTCATAATCGCTATACATCTTCTTGGTCATTGTTTCATTATATTCATCAATCTGTTTCTGAAACTCACGCTCGGTCATGTCACCAGTTTGATGTATGACGTGGTTGCAATTACCATGGCCCGGTGTTTTCGCCGTGCACCATGTAATCTCTCCATCTCTATTCAATGCTTTTACTTTTGCCATTTTGATTTCTCCTCTCTTGAAGTCTATATCAAGATTTTGAATTTTACTAATGCATATGTTGCTCAGGAGAACGGTTTTAAGCGGTGATTTATGTTGATTAGGTATGGTCCATCATCCTCTTCATTTTCGCCTATTTTCAACCTAAAAAAGTCACACGGATTCTTCCTAAAAATCGTTTTCGGCTCATTTTTAAAGTCGAAAAAATATTTAAAAAAGAGGATATTCTACTTATCCTCTTCTTCATCATCGAACATATCATCAACCACATTGTTTAAACGTTCTAGTTCTTCTAACAATTCAGCGTCAGACATGTCTTTTAATTCTTTCTTGTCCATTCTGTGACCTCTCTGTTATATATTATACAAGAATTTAAATATCGTACTCATCAATAACTGGTTTTGGTTTATCCTCGTTATCAATTTCTTTTTCTAATTTTGCAAGTTCTCTATCAAACTTCTTTGCTTCTTCGTCTACATGTTTACGTATTTCTTCGCCGTTTATGTTGTTCGCTAATCTGACTGTAGGACCATTATATGTATGTGTATCTGTACTGTTTTCTATATTATTATTCTGTGTCTGTGTTTCAGATAACTTCTGCTTTGCAACATCTCTTACTTTCTTACTGACATCATTTTTAAGAATGTTTAAACCGTAACCTTGCTCTGCACATTCGATTCTATCCTGCTCATTCTTACTATTAAGTTTAGCCATCATTCGTTCGTTATACTCATCAACACACTCTTGAAATTCACCATCAGTCATTCTAGCGCTTTGATGCAGAACGTGATTACAATTTCGTTGACCTGGTACCTTAGCGGTGCACCAGGTAATTTTACCATCTCTGTTTAACGCTTTTACTTTTGACATACTATTACCCCTTTTGCTTGTAGTTATTAATATCTAACTTTTTATTTAATTCTGGTATGTCACTCTCCAACATGGTTTCCAACTCGTCAGTGTCTTTTTTAATTCGACTCTCTAATTCTTCAGGCTGGAGCGACTTTATGACTGCATCATCACATTCTTCCTGACTATCAAAATGTGACTTAGGAAATATGTTTCTTCTTATGTTTCTACTTGCTGTATCAACATCTATACCACTACTGCGTACCTGTTCTCTTACACCATCACTATCAAGTAATGCATCCATTGTGGGAACATTATCTCCGAACTTCTTTTTTAGTTCTTCTTGTTGATTTTTATATGCAATGGCGTCTGCCTTTATTTGTGCTTGCTCTACTGTATCTGCTTTGATATGAACAGTATACGGGCATTTACCTTCTTTTGCTCTACAGATACCTATACTCCCATCTGTTCTAATATGATATTTTGACATGAAATCACCCTTTTCTATTTATACAATATATATCAAAAAAAGCAGGCTTTAATCTCCTGTTCTGTTCGCTGTTAAATTTCGTAACGTTTGCTTAATAAGCATTTCTTTTGCCATGCTGGCAGTCCACGAGTCTTTATCTTTTTTAAGAATTTCTAAGCCGTTGCCTCTTCTTGCCACGGCTCTTCTTACCTCTGGCGATTCATCGTGTAATAAAATATTTAAATACTTATCGTCTTTACAATATTCAGCGACAGCCCTTCTAACATAAACATCCTTATCATAAACAAGAATATCATGTCCATATCCAAGCCTTGCAATGATTCTTCTTACTTCAAAATTGTCATCATGAACAAGAATGTCTAAGCCAAATCCTTGTTTAGCAACAGCGATACGGACCTCAGGGTCTTTATCATGCACCAAAATTTCTAAACCATATCCTTTTTGTGCAACTTTTTCTCTAACACGAGGACTTACATCGTTTATGAGAATATCTAGTCTATATCCCTCACAAGCAACACCCCATCTAACGTCTTCTGATTTGTCATGGATTAATTTTTCTAGGCCGTACTGACGCCATGCTACATGCATTCTGACAATTTCATCTACGTCATTTATGAGTACCGCCAAATGCTTATCGGTACCATATCTTGCAACACGTTGTCTTACAAGGCTATCACTGTCATTTACAAGTATATCTAAAAAATATCCTTTTTCTACTAAAAGTCCTCTAATTACCCAGTTTTTATCAGTCAAAAAAGATTCTAAGTTTTCACCTTTTTTGATTTGTTTCATTTTTGACCAATCTTCAGGTGTTCCTTCTCTTCTGACATACTCTTCGAGTTCTGTCTCTACAGGCATTTCATATTGCATCTTTTTCCATCTCATATTTTGTGTACCTTTTCTTTTTTATGATTATACAACAAAATTTTACAAATGAACATATTTAATTATTTTCTGTTATCCATTCATGCTCTGGTAACGTTTCAATCCATTTACAGAACTCTCTCCATTCAGGAAGTCTATGATTCTTGCGTTGATGATAAATAGTCTTTAACTGACGATAGTTTGTTGTCATGGCCGCTGTTAGTTTAAAACCGGTTGGTACGTTATACAAAATTTCTAAATACTTTTCAGGCGTTCTATCACCATTATTATATTTATCGACTTTTTCTTGTAAAATCTCAATAATTCTATCATCTACATATTCATTACAAGATTCTTTCAAATCAAACTTTGTAATTCTATGCATAGTCGATTGGGAACTGATAAAATCTATAAAATGATATCTTTGCATTTCAGTCCATGCTTTAAGGCTAAATGTCAAGTCAAATTGGACAATGACGCCGTTTAAGAAGTTGTCGTGTCCGCTACCCATCTTTGCTTTACCTAAAGAGTCTGTGCTTTTACTCTTTTCAGTTGTTAAACTCTCTAGGTCTGTCGCCATAGGGAACTTAGCGGCTCTAATACTATTTTCTAAACCGTATATCTGTACATTATTTATCATCTTCATTTTCTACCTTTTCCTCTTTCGCCTCTCTGCTATATGTTAATTTGATGTCTTCTAATGACTTGTCAAAGTCTCCTATCTTCTTGGCAACCCATTCGTCTGCCTTCTCTTGGTCTTTGACTTTACCATCTTTATCAAGATACATTTCTTTATAATCTCTTGTGTCTATCAATTTATCTTTTAATACTTCACGCCATGCATTTTCCATGCTATGTTCGATATCATTGATTGCTTCTTGTGACTTATTGGCATTCTGTGACTCTACCGTTAATTTACGCATATCACTATTCATTAAGGTTGTTCTCAACGGTGTAGGTATAAACACACTCTTAACAGCGTTATTTTGATAAGCGTTGCGTGCATTATTTGTATCATCATAGATAATAGCCATTGAATCTGACGCCTGTTGAACTGCCTTATCAGCACTCTGGTTCTTAACCCACTCATCTGTTGTTACATGAGTTAGTTTTGCCTCTGTTAGATTACCGTGGTTGTCTTTATGAACTGCTACTACCTTTTCGTTGCCTCGTGTAAATGTATAACCATCATTATGAGTGTCCAATTTGACAGCAAGTAAGTTTTCAAAATTCATTGCGGCTGCACACTCTTCACAATAATACAAGCCATCTTCTGTTGTATAAACTGTACCATCTTTTAACTCGACACCGCATTGAATACAGTGGTGTGTAGATTCATCGTGACGCATTGCATTAGCCAACGTGTTAGTCATTCTACCGAAATGACTTCGATACATCTTATCTTTAATTGTTGATGTGGCACCTGCTCTTGCGCCTCTTAACATTTCATGCATTGTGTCTTGTGCGTTTTCTAAATTGCTGAAACCAAGACCATTTCTGATACCTGCTACACCACCAACAACTGTATTCTGTAGAACTTCACTTGTATCCTTACCGATACCTGATACTTTTTTAGTTGCGTTGCCTAAGTGCTGTGCTAGTTGCAACTGACCGAAGTTAGATAGTTGTAACATGTTAAGAATATCATAGCGTTTCTTAGAAATAACAGTCACCATTACAATTAAGAACACGATTGACTGAACTGCACCAACTGTGTTTACAAGTGCCATTGAGTTTGTTACAAGCAAAATTGAAATCATTAAGAGTAACGATGTACCGATACGTTTCATGCCTGTTGCAAGCATTGTACCAAAATAGCGCTTTGCAATATCAGTACCTCTTCCTGCCCAACAACCAAATAACAAGAATATAGGCGATAACACGCTATACAGTGTTAATTGTAAACCATATATAATACCCATAATTGCGAACATACAAGGTAAGATAATACCAATACATGTAAATAGTAATGTTAATGTTGCTTGACCGAATTTTAAACCATAATCGTTACCAATGAAGTAGTTCCACTCTCTTGTAGGCACTGTTGCTTTTACCATCGGGATATTACTGATTAGCGATTCTGTTGCTTTTGCGTCTGATGGTGTATCACCAATATCTGTTAAATGCTCATCTGCACCACCGTTGGCGTCTATATATGCGTCAATCAATGCCATAGTGTTTGCTCTCTTTTTACCTGTACCACTTGTTGATGTAAAATATACACCACCTTCTGTTGCGGTATCTAAACCACCATGAGCATTAGCGAATGCTTTATCGTCTTGACGTTTAAATGTTCTGTTCTTATTTGCAATTAATGTTTGTTTTGCTAATTCAACAACAGCCTTGGCGTCATTAAAGTTCTTAGCATTATCTGGGTTACTATCAAAAGCACCAAAACCAAACATATTAGCACCTGGTGATGTTGCAACGCCTGCTGTACCAAGTGAACTTTCCCACATGGCAATCGCAATAATTGCTCTGACATCTACTTTAGAAGCGTTCTGCCACTCTAACAATAATTTACCGTTGATTCTGTTCTTATCGTATTTGATACCAGTTGAGTCTAAGAAGCCATCTAACTGTTCAGGTTTGATACCACCTCTGATATGACCTACAATATCATGACTATAAGGGTCTCCTGATGTCCAGTGATTTGCATTAATCTCAACTGTTGAAGGTAAATTAGCAACACCACCTGTAATATCTGAACCCGCTACGAAACCAGACTCTTCATAGTTAGACAAAGCATCTATGATTCTGTAATAGTCTTTATTCAAACCTGATACCGACGCTGTATTTTGATTATCTAAAGGTTGGTGATTTCCTGACATAACTGAAACATAGAATAAGCCCCAGTTTTCTATAGATTTATCTTTTCCAACAAAGACTTCAGGTTTACCTACCCATTCTTCATTCTCGTTTGTTAGTTTACCAAGGTTTTCATATTCTGTACCGAATTGGCCTTTGATTGTTGGTTTCAAAAGATACTCTGACCACATACGACAGCCGATAATTTGTTTAATGTACTTTGTTTGTTGTTCTAAGTAACCTTCACTAAAAATGTTCGTATTATCATCAGGCTTCTCATAAACAGGACACATGCTGACGTTCTCATTAGAAATTGTGTTTGTGAACCCTGACATAATTAACGCCTGTGCTGTTGTTACTACTTTTAATGGTATTTGCAATAAGCCTGTATTAACTGATAGTATTACTGCAAGTATAAAACAAATAACAACTTGAACAAATTTACCTAAACCTTTACGTATTTCACCTTTCCACAACATCGTGTAAATCAAGTACAAGAATGTACCAATTAAGAATAGTGAAATCAAAGGCATAAACACACCTGTATATAATTGTGTAAATATTGTCTTTTGACTATCTGGTGATAAACCTACAATAGATGAAAAGTCACTAAAGCAGAAACTGATAAATGCCAATGTTAATGATAATATAAACTTCGCTACACCTAATATGACGTTGATTAACGTATCTGTCATCGCCATTGCTAAAGGTGTTAATGACAGCATATTCGGTCTTACATCGTAACTTCTTCTTGCTCGTCTATCTAACGTACTTGATGTCTCTGTAAAGGTTGCTAATGGGTTCTTTCTTGTTGAGTAATATTGTCCATAGTTAGACATCTTTCCCTCTGTATTTGCACAAGGGTCTACATCATAATATGCCCATTCGCCTAAGTAAGAACTATATTGAATACCAGAAAAACCAAAACGCTCAAAAGGCGTTGTACCATCAGCCTTACCTACATCGTAACCTGCAACGTTTAATATTCCATTATAGATATTTAATTCTGGAACCTCTGATTTAACTGTTGTTGACTTTGATTGTGTTAAGTAATTTATATAATCTGTTCTTGCCAATTTCAACGCAATCTTGCCTGGGTCTCCCATCATGCACCCAATCGTCTGTGTTACGTCTGTTGCTTTACTCGTTTGAATTTGATTATTTGCTAAACTAAATACAACTAGTATTAGTGCTATTAGGGCAAATAAATATTTTTTAATCTTATTCATTGGGTACACCTTCCTTCTATACATATATCAAAAAGAGTGGCTATTTACCACTCTTCTTTTTAAATTTACGTCTTAACATATTCATACGTTTATCTTGTTCTGTGATATTTAAGTCTTTATGCTCACCAAGATAATCTTCCATAATCTGACGTTTCTTCTCATCTGTGTATTTGAACTTGATTTCAGCACCACGGCCATTTTCATCTGAACCACTACCAGCACTACGCTTCATAGGGTCTACACTTAATGATGGTTTACCATCGTCACCATGTCTAAACAACATATCTTTAATGGCCGCACTTTCAGGAGTTCTACCTTTGAGGTTTTCATCTTCCTTATGATGAAGTTTGCCATTTGTCAACTCATCAACGTTCTTCTGTTCTGCGTTTTCAAACTCTCGATGTAAGTGGCTATCGTATGCCATCTGTTTACGTTCTGCATCTGTTGTAGTTGTATTGTTTATAGCATCACGAGCCTCGTTTATCTTATCGTCTATGCTCTTCGTAACATGACCTGTCTTATCTAAAACTGTTGCCATCTTATTTAAGGTGTTCTGTGATAAGCCTGGTGCTTGATATCCTTCTTTCACATCTGACTTATAATTATCAACGCTTGATACAAACTCTTTAGTGAAATCATCAATGTTATCTTTTGTCAGTTTGTCATTCGGTATTAATGCACCCTTAATGATTCTGTCAAGATTCTTGTCACCAGTTGAGTTAAATCTATCAATATTATCAATATCATGCCCACTGTTCATTCTATTTAAGATACGTAAGGCATTCTTTTCCTCTGGCGTTGCTTTGTCTTTAGCGTTCTTTTCTTCAAGGTTGCTACGCATTAAGTCATAGGTTTCAACCATATCTCTTGATGGGTTTTCAAAACCTGTCGCTCTATTACCTGCCATATATGCTCGTGCGTACTGTCTAAAGATACCAAAGCCTTCTCGTGCTTGTTTACGATTTTCAACTTTCATACCTCTATCTGACGCAATGTCTGCACCATATCTGAAACCGGCTAGAACAGGACTGCCTACAGTTTCAATACCATGCTCTTTACGCATTCTACGATTGATAAAAGGCATTGTTATCGCACCAGCAATACCACCTGCTGTGCCTTCTTTCAAATCTCTTAACTTCATATCAATAAACTGTCTTGCACTCTTCGGCATAAGTTTTTGATATGATAGATTTTCTCTAATTGCTTTGCCAGCGTCTGACGAGCCTGCAAGAATACCAATCAGTTCTTTCCAGTACAACTTTATACTAAGCAGAATTGCAACGGATAAAATCGCTGTTGTAGTTGCGTTTACACTAGATGTTGATAGTGCATTTAGCAAGTAGAACGTGATGGATATCACAATCGTTGCAAAGAAACGCTGAACTAAAATAACACCCATCTTGCCTGCATACTCTGTCAATTTAACAGGTCTAAACAAGCCGAATAGTGCGATAAATGGTAGTAGCATGAGTCGCAAAGCAAACTCTAATGAGGCTCCTATCTTAAATATCGTTAAACCACCGACAATCATAAACATAAGTACACTTGTTGCACCGGCAAGGGCAAATATCATATTACGATTGCTATTGTCACCTGCCCATGTACTTGCAAAACGTGTGTCTCTGCCATTTGCATCATTAGGGCCAAACTGCATATCAATCAATTTATAAATCTGCTTAGATTGGCTATTTACAGGTGTATTGATATCGTTCTCTGTCAATGTGCCACTAATTGTCTTATCTAGTTGGTACAATGCCCAGTTTTTTGGTTTACTTGTAGCACCTAATACAACTTCAGGACTACCGATAAGTTGTTTTGTTGTTTCATCATATAACATCTTATCCTCGTTCAAATCTTCATAGTCTGCTCCCCATTGTGCTGACAACCAAGGTTTAAATGTTGTAATGTTCCACACTAGACATTGTGTCTGTCTAATCTTGGTTGTGGTACCCATAAAGTCGTTTGGTGAACTTGCTTTACAATAGTCAACTGTTGTATCCTCTGATGTCAAGGTACCTAAGATTGCTAACTCTGCCTTATTCGGTATTTCTTCTGCTAACTTAATTAGTGTGCCAGAACTAAATAAAGCCACAACTGCTAGAATATAGATACCAATGATTTTGACTATCTGCATGATACGCATAGTGCCACTGATAAATGCTTGTATTAGTAAATTTACAACAAAGAATATAATCATTATTGAAGCAAAAGGGAAGAATACACTATCTCTAAATGTTTCTATCGTTGTTTGAATGATTGCGTCTAAGTGTAAAGTGCTAATGATATTTGTAAAACTATATGATAACAACGTTACTGTTAGTTTCGTAAAAAACGCTGATATCTTAGAACCAAGTGTTCCAAGAACACCCATTGTGTAGACTGTAGGTCGTTGTTTAAATCTTATATATCTTGTGTCAGTTGATACACCATTCGATGTTCCACTTAATGCACCATGTACTGATGGTCGTACCACTGCGCAACCTGTTAATTTTTCTTGGCCATTATTATTTTCATCTGCGTAAACTGTATTCCAGTCTGTGTAACTTGATGGTGGGTTGCCTTCGCCATCTGCGCATATCCAGTGCGCCCAAGAACGTGAAGCATCGTACCACGCTTGTGACTTTAATTCGTTTTCATCTACCACGATACCTGTTGCATCTATACCGTTGTTTTTTAGAACATCTTTTAGTTTAGATTGATACTCGTCTTTCCAGATGGAAATCATCTCACTGTTTGATTTTGCTTGTAAAACTGCTGTTGTATCAAAACCTAGTTCTTTATATCTTGCGAACTGTGCTTGAACTGTACCAGAACTTAACCAGGTCTTGAACTGTTCTTCTTGTGATAAGGTGTCCAACTTCGGTTCTTTACCACACTTTTCTTCTTTATTATTCGGATATTTAAGAATACATGCGTTATATTCGTCATACTTCTTCTTAGACTCTTCTGTAAACAAACTTGTATCGTATGTAAAATGTGGAGGTGCTGACGCATCCATAATTTCCTTTAATATAGGGTTTGCTTCTTTTAAAGCATTAATTTTACTGTTATAATACTGGTTTACTGCTCTATATAAAATCTCTTGGTCTGAGGCATAATAAGCATTATATACTGTTCTTGCAAACGCAGGTCTTGTCCATGCATGTTGTGCAACAACGTTTAAGTCGGATGAATCTACGATTGTGCCTATAACTGCACCACCAAAACCTCTATGTTGTGTTCCCCGTTTACCAGTGGCAAAGTCAACAACTTGGCTGACAACATCTTTAGAACCTTCCCATAGTGCCTCTGCACCTACCTTCAATTTTCCTACTGTACCAATGTTTGACATCAATCTTGCGTCTGACGACACTTGAATTTTATCGTATTCACCTAAGTATGTTGTTAAAGGTAAATCATAACCAAATCGTTCTAGTGCTGTATAGTTAAATAGTTTATTATTGCCTACAGGCACTGTATCATTTGGTAAGTTCAATGGTACACCGAAACGCCATTCACCTGCATAGGCCGCTACATACTGATTTCCTTGTACTCCCTGTTGAATGAACGTGCCAAGAATACCATCATATATCTCTGTCATACCTGTAGGAATATCACCGTTATGATTTAATAAATTCTGTGGGTCGTTAAAAGAACCATTAACATTACCGTCTTGTACAACTGTCTCATTTACACCATCTAATACTGTGCTTGAATAGTTAGATACATCACCGATGTAATTACCTGGCCCTATTAAATAACCAAGATAATACGTTAAAGTCTTTGCACGTTCTGAGGATACTTCTTTTGATGTTACTTTTTCTAGCACCTCGTTTAAATCAGAACCGCCATTATCTCTGACAAATTTCTTAACTTCGTCTTTGTCTTTTTCTTCGTCACTGTCATCTGCGTATGCTGTTTGAATTGTTGAATGTTGCAACATAGGAGCCATTGCCATTACAAGAAATAATGCAGATAAAACCCCTAGTATGTATTTTTTAAGTTTCTTCATATAGCAAACTCCTTTTTTATTCTCTCTATGATTATATCAAAAAAGCAACCTTATTCTTGGTTGCTTGATTTGTTTCGTTCGTTCATCAAATCTTGAATTACATAGATTGCAAACACGACTATAGGGAAGAACATACCTATATACGATAATATGTTATCGTAGCCATTAATCTCATTGTATGACTGAAAAATCTTCTTATTAAATATCAGGCTAAAGACAAGTGCCACAACGACAAAGATTGTGTACAAAAGTCCTGCGATGAAGATTTGAATAGCATAAGCGTTTGCTTGTGTTGAGTAGTATGTGGCTGACTTTATCAACCCAAAGAATGCAACACCCACCACTGCATAGAAGCAACATGTTACTACAAGAACTGCAATCGTTAAGATTAAGTTTTTTCTCGCATATTCTGGTGTCTTTGCCACATCTCTTGCAAAGATGTATTCACCGTAAATTGGGATAAATGACTTCCACATTGGTATATGGTCTGTTCTAAACACAACTGCTCTGAACAACATAGTCAGAACACCTACTACGATACTTACATGATAATATAAATTTGTATTCATTAGTTGTTACCTCTCTGTTCAGGAGGAACGGTTTTTACGGCTGTTTTAGGTTGGGGAGGTATAGTATATCATCCCCTTCATTTTTAACCTTTCCATACCTAAAAAAGTCACACGGATTCTTCCTAGTTTCCGTTTTCGGACTATTTTTGCTTACGCTTTTTCCTTACAAATTCATGGGCTTCTTTACGCTTGTCGCCCTCTGCAAAGAAATAAGGTTTCCAGAAGTCTTCCTTCGTTGTACCGTTCTTCATATTAAACTGTTCACGCAACATATCTCTGTGCAATGTTCGTGTTACCTTATCCAACTTACAACGTAACTGGTACATTTCAGGGTAAATTAATGTCTTGTCAACCTTGTTATTGTAAACAACTAAATCGTTCACGACATTGCGTGTTACATTTGGCATACCAGGCCAACGCCATGCACCGTTTACAACAATCTCTCGCTGTGCAATATCAGTAAATGCATTTAAGACATCTCTGACATCTGCCTGGCTCATTCCTGTAAGTTGTGCAACCTCTCTAATAACTTCTATCTTTTTCATGGCGTCTGTTGTTTTTGTTGGTTTTAGTTCTAATTCAATGTTTGCCATATTTATACTCCTTCCTACACGCTCATCACGCAGATAACAGTCTGCGTTTTAATCATTTCTAAAATCATTTTAACTGTCTTGCTATTTATATCATCTTTTTTGATTTTATCTGTGCGGTACCACTTAAATGACGACACATCGACATTATTATCCTTATCAACAGGAAATGGTGCATTGATACAGCCATCACTTAACGCAAAAATCTTTGATACCGACATTTCAGACAATTCCTGTGTAACATTTGCTATGATATGTGTTTTTAATTCTTCCTTGTTAATGTTATACTTGTTTAATCTTGCTTGCAGGCGTTTCATTTCTGAATTGATGATATCGTCAATCTTCTCTCTAATACCTATCAAGTCAATTCTGACGCATTCTGCTTTATTACTATTTTCTACTTCAAATAATCTCATACATGTTCTCCCAGACTAAATGTCTTATCTGCTAATGAATTTGCTAATGTACTATGTGCAATCAAAATAATCTGTGAGTTATTAAGGCTTGCAATCGTGTCCAGAATATTCTGCTCTCTATTGCTTGACTGCGATACAAGAACTTCATCCATTACGATTAAACCGTTATTGTTACCATTTAAGAATAAACTGATTGCCAATCTTAATGCGATAGCAACCACTGACTCTTCACCACCTGATAATGCATTTACTGATAACTCTTGCCCGTTACTCTTGACAACTGTAATATTAAATTGATTATCAATAACCACATCCTGAAAGTCGTTATCTGTAAATTTTCTAACTAAGTCGCTTGTCAATTCTGACAACTCTGGAATTGCAGATTCAACTCTTAATTTCTTAAAATCTGTTAAGTTTTTAATTGTGCTATTAATGACTACCAACTGCTTTGAAATTGTGTTATATCTTTCATTTGCCTCTTTAACTTGTTTTAGTTGCAAATCTAAAGAGCGGCCTTTCTCTTTTTCTATCTCTAAGTCTTTCCGCATTGAAAGAGCATTTAACTCATGCTTTTGTTTTTGTGATTGAATAGTATTAAGGGAAGATTCAAGTTTTATAAACTCTGTTCGCTTGATTGCCTTTAAATCTTTTAACTGTTGTTCTAACTTCGCTTTCTCTTGGTTTTCTTTCGTTAGACTCTCATTCAACATTTTAATCGTTGCCTTAATGCGCATGATTGTTGTAGATTGTTGTTTTAATACCTCAAGGTCTTGTAACTTCTTAATTATCGTGTTGTAAAGTTTTGAAATGTTTTCATAATCTTTTGAAAGTTTTTCAATCTTCATCCCTAACTGCGAGTACTCTTGCTTCGATAACCTCTGCTTTTCTCGAAGGCTTAATAAGTCTTGTAGTTTTAATGACTCGTTTAACAGCCTTGATTGTTCTGATTCTTGTGATTCTTTTAGAGCCATTGACTTCTTGATACTCGATTGTAACTCTTTTAATTGTTGTTGGTGTTTCTTCTCTTCTTTCGATGTATCTGTTATCTTCGCATGGCAATAAGGACACTCTGCTATTCCCTTTTTTAACTGTTGTATAAACTCTTTGCATGATTTCTCCTGCTCTAATTGTACACTAAGTTGTGCGCTACAGTCAAGTAACTGTTGTTTATTATCTGTTTGTGCTTTTTTCAGATTTTCTTCAATCTTATCTAAGTCTTTTGGTAACTTTGTTTTGTATAACTGCCCTAGTTCGTTGTATCTATTCTTACATACTGACAACCGTTGTAATACACTATCTCTATCAGAACTTGTTTTTGCAATATCAGACTGTACCTGATTATAAAGTTGCTCTGAATAGTTTACTTGTTGGGGTAACTTATCTAATTCTGTCAGGTTGCTATCTAAGCGTTCTGTTGTGTTCTTAATATCGTTGTTAATTAGAGCAATTTTATTTTCTAGTTCTTGTTTCTGCTCTTGCTTTGCTTTCTCTTCTGTATATCTTGCTGTTAAATCATCTAAGCCTTTTGTAATTTTATCATATTCAATCTTTATACTCTTGATACCAGCCATGATATCTTTCACAACTTTCTTCTGATGGTTTAATGATTTTTCAATATCTTCAACGGAACCTTGTTGGATAACGTTTAATGATTGCTGTAGCAACTTACTATCTTGCTTTGCTTGTGTGATTGAATCTGTAATCGTATCAATACCAAGCATTCGCTCAATAATTAAACCTCTATCTTTAGCAGAAGCATAAATAATGCTATCAACTTGTTTTTGTTGAATGAAAAAAGATGAGTAAAATTCTTTATCAGTAAACCCTAATAGTTCTTTAATATACTTCTCTGAATGCGAAGTTGCTGGACCTGCTACTTCTTGATATTCATTGTTCGCTTTTATATAAACACGGCACGCTGTTGTGCTTGCGCCTGTAATCGTTCTATCAATCTTATATTCATTATTACCAACTTGAATAAAAGATATAACACCTACTCTGTGTGTTTTAGGGTCTACACCGTATCTTATATATTGCTTATTCTTTAAGCCTTGAAACTTAGAACCAAATAGCGACCAAGCGAAGCCGTTTACGATTGTTGATTTCCCTGCACCATTATTACCAGAGATTGCTGTCATACCAGACTGCGCTGGCTCAAACTCTAAGTGCTCGTGTGTTCTAAAGTTGTCTAAGATTATCTTTTTTAAAATCATCACTGTACCTCTACTTACATTATTATACAAGAAAAGTAGCACTTTCATGCTACTTATTATTATTCTTAAATATTTCTTGAAGATACGATACAAGGTTCACTTGATTCATAAGCGAATAAGAATCTATATACCAGTGGCCATCAATAAATACCATATCAATCGTATAACCACTATATTTATTTGTATAAATGTCTAAAGGTATTCTAACTGTATTTGTTTCTTTTGATAAATACACGTTTTCAATATTAACTGCCTTAACTGTAATATCTTTATTTTCATCAATTAAAGAACTTGAAATTGATAATAAAGATAAAGACATATTTATACTCGTTTCATCTGTGTTCAGATTGTCTATTTGATAATATCTGTCTAATACATCTTGCGAAACCAACTCTTTGTACTTTGCGTTGTCTTTTACAATCGTATCATATCTATCTTTCATTGACATTTCATTATCTTTATCCACAATCTCATTTAAGAGTTTAGTCAATGTATCAATAGCCGACTGTTTTGTAAATTCTTCTGTTTCATTACCTGTTGCATTGTACACTTTATCAGGATATTCTTTTGATAAGACCTCTCTTGCTTGCTCAATGACCTCTGCCGGCTTGATAGGGCGCTCGGAATAGGCTTTGATTGCAAAGAATGATAGAACAGTTGTTAAAGCAAGAATCAGCGTTAAAACCACCTTGGAAACGGTGGTGCCGTGTCTCTTTATTTTTTGATTAGCCAGTAAGTATGAAACGATTGATAATGCTACGATAACAACCGCAATTCCGATAAATACATAAATCATGTTATTCTCCTTTGAATGCGTCTTTTAATTTAAAGTCTTTTCTTTTTAGTTTTTTAGGTTCTGTTGTAAAAAACTTCTTTGCTTTTTGATAGAAGCCCTTACTATTCTCAACTGCTGTATTATATAGAGTGTTGTTAAACTCAATCGCTTCAGGCTTAATTTCTAGCGTCTTGTAATTGATTTTTTCAACAACAAGGTCGTCTAGGGTCTTTGCTCGTGAAAAAGCAACATAACCAAGCGATTCTGTGAATGCATTACCTAGGTTACAGCAGATATGAGAGAATGTTTGTCCTTGTGATTTATGAATTGAGATTGCATAGGCAAGTTTAAGCGGCCAACATTCGATTGACGCTATTACATGTTTGGTTCTTACTATTCTTTTGCCTTCTTTATCATCTGTCCAGTCATACCGGCTTTTTTCAATAGTTATTGGTTCTATCTTAGCGTAACGATTATCGTCAAGTTTGACAATGATTGTGCCATTATCTATTCTAATAATCTCCCCTTTGTCACCATTCATCACATCTTTGCCCTTTAAATTTACTGTAACCATAACTATGTCGCCGACTTTAAATACCTGCCTCTTGCCTTTTTCAAGTGCTAATGACTTGCGCAATTGTACAAGTTCTCTTTCTTCACCATTTTCGACTGGAAAGAAGCAATGTGGTAAACTTCTATTATTCTCTTGACATACCTTATTCCATGAGTCAACCTGACGATTGATTGGGAACAGTTTTGCCCAGCCTCTTGTATTTCTCTTCTTTGTGTTGTTGATAATTTGATACACCTCGTCAAACTTCTCTTTTTCACCATTACGAATAATACTTAAGACACGGTTTAAGTTCTCATCAACACTACGCTTCGCCCTATCCATGAATAGCAGACTAAAATTACATTCTTCCCATACTTTTGATGTAAAACAAAAATCATAACTATATCCAAGTTCTTCCAATTCTATATCTGGTACAGGTTGTAATTGTGCAAAATCTCCACATACTATCAATTGAATACCACCAAATGGTTTTGAGTTGCCATGTATCCATTTTAATTCTGTGTCAAGTGTTTCAAAGAAACATGCAGGCATCATAGAAATTTCGTCTATTACTAGAATTTTGCATTTTTTAATGTTGTTCAATACGTATAAATTGATATTACCACTAATTTCACAATCACCATCAACAAGGTCCTGCAAACTTTTATACTGCAAAAACTCTTCTGGAAATTTATATGTTTCAATACCTAGCCCACACCAAGAGTGGATAGTTCTTCCGTTCGGTAGTAATGTAGAAGCCATACCTGTCGTACCAGTGAAAACCAACTCGTTGTCTTGAAAGTTATATAGTAAGTGCATGATATTATCAAAGCGATTTAAGACATAAGTCTTACCTGCACCCGCTGAACCAGACAGAAATACATTCTCGCCCTTTATCATTCTAATTAGGGCCTCTGTCTGACTTGTTGCTTTAGAACTCTTGATGGCTGTTTTCAAGTCATTATCACCACATAGTAGTGCCTGTTCCCAGAAATTTTGTGTTAGGTCTATACTGTCTATTACACCATCTGCTGTGTCTACACTGGCATTTTTACATGTGTCATCGTCAAGCGGAGTAAACTTACCATCTTCCATGTAGCCGAATATTCGTTTGCTACTCATTGTTTACTCCCTTAATAACATAGAAACCTAGATGATTGCCATAGTCGATTACTAATGAATTGTTGGTGTACCACATACGCATATATGTAGGTTTGAAGTTATTATCTTCCCACCATTGGTTAACACTCTGAATGCATTCTTCAGGCGTATCAAAGGTACCTAAGTCAACATCAACATCTTTTAGTTTATCTTCGTACACAAGTTGAAATTTGTTACCTACTAAATCATACTCAAACTTCTGACGCTGTGTAATTAAATTATAAACTTCTTGCCAGTCTGCTGGGTTATTTATAATGTCATAATTAGAGACATCAATACGCATTTTTCTTGACTTGTCGTAGTTCGTATACCACTGTTCGTACATGTCCAAAAGGCTAGAGTAGTATTCTAGCAACTGGTTCGATTCTGTTGGCTGTTCAAACTCACGACCTCTATTTACAATCTTGTTTAAAATATATTCTTTTGGTGCGGTTAAGTAAACAAGTAAATCGGGTGCTTTCTTTTGTAAGTCATTGACCTCTTCCATCATATTATCAAGCAAGTCAACATACAGGTCATACTCTTCTTTTGAGATATTACCCGTATCATAATTCAGCCTTGTAAAAATTTCATCTTCGTAAATACTTCTATCTAAAACTGCGTTTTTTAACTTAGATGATTCTTTTACTTGTTTAAAACGCTTATTTAAAAAGAACAACTGTAATGAAAACGCCCATTTCTTTGGATTCATATAGTACAAAGGTAAAAATGGGTTATCATCAACAGGTTCTTTAAATAACTGGACATTTAATTCTTCTGCTAGTTTTTCAGCGTAAGTTGTCTTGCCTACACCAATCATTCCTGCAATAACTATCATGTCATCACTCCTCACTAAAGGTTACACTTATTATTATACAAGAAAAAGTTTGCGATACGTTATATATCACAAACTTGTATTTTCTAAATATTCTTTATCTTTTGAAATGACAATATGTAAACGACCACTATCGTCTATAAATGAGTGTTGGTATTTGTTAGAAACAACACCATCAAACTTCACAAAGTACTCTTCGCCATTTAAGTCGATACTTACAATATCACTATGTTCTAAAATTCTCTTAAATGTTGTTGTCTTTAGATTTTCAACAAGAAATGGTAAGTACTCAACATCTGCACTCTGTTTTAGAATAATGTGAACGTTGTTTGCAACCCTCATTATTTGTGTTTCGCCTTTGTAGTAGCGAACATTGGCATATATTTCATCCAGTTCAACCATTTCAACATCTTTTTTATCAAAAGTCATGTATTCACAATTTTCAAATAAGATACCGAACTGGTTGTTCCTCTTATTTGGTAGTATGGTAAATTTATCACCATACTTTGCCATAACATCTTCCCATTCGTCACCTAAATAAATCTTATCAAGTGATGATACATTTTCTAAAAGTTCTGCATAATTTTCATATTGCCATAAGTTCTCAACTTCACCGAAAATAATACATGGTACCTTATCTTCTGAAATAAAACTGTTCTTACAATAAGGTGAATTGACAAAACCATAACAAGGCTCAAATACCTGTGTGTCTAATGGGAATGCAATATCAATCGTTTTCTCATAAAACTGGTCATATACTTCACCTGCGTTATGTTCATAAGGTGTATCATCCCAGTCATCACCGTAGATACCATTGATTGTCTTACCTAAATAAAGTCTAACAATATTACCATCTTTTTTAAAATCAACTATTTTCATCATCTATTACTCCATCTATAAGTATCAAATTGGGTTGTGTAAAACCACTTGGTACCAAATCTTTATTGTCTGTGATTAAAATATGTAGGTTACCATTTTCATCAATCATTGTGTACTGGTTTCTGTTGAACTCACTCTCGTAAGGTTCATAATCCGTAAATACGATATGTACTGACTCATCATCTTCTATTTCAAAATCAATAATATCATTGAATGCTGTAATTCTATCAAAAGCCGTATGTTCTGAACTGAACCCACTATACTCTTTATTAGCCATGCTATCCACAACGACAAGCAATTTCCTTATTTCAATCATATTACCATTTTCATTTAAACAAACATTATCAATACGCTCAAATTGTTTGACGTGCTCACCACTAACTTCTACAGAGTCTGGTCCTTCAAATTCTATTTTAAGTGTTTTTATCATTATTAGGTTCCTTTCTTTCTAATAAAAAGTCTAGCATATAACAATTTTGTTAGTTTGTCTCCATCAGAGAAATACGGATGTGTGTCTCTCCAATCCTTGTTTTGTTCTTTAAATATGTTTTTCTGTTCTTTTGTTACGGGTATAAAGAAATCACAGTCGGAATCTACAAACTCTCTATCGCCAGACATCCCAAGTATTTCAAATTGTTCTGGGTTATATTTATCTAAAAATGTGATTGGAACACCAATTATCTCATTAGTATCTGGGATTTGTTTGATGTCATCTACATTAACTGCCATATAATTTGAGTATCTCCTATGCTTTGATTGGTCAAATTCAATTAACTTCACATCCTCAATAGTTGGCCTAGGCTCAATATTTGTGAACCATCTACAAATACCACTGACTTTCTTAGTTATTCCATCAGACGTGATAAACTCTTTTGGTATAGTGTAACCAAACCATACTTTATTTTCTTTCACCTTATAAAACAACTCTCGATAGATAACAGCGGTTTTGTTTCCAATCGCTAAGAACTTCTTATTATATAAAATCAACAGATGAATAAATTGTCTCCAAAGGCTGAATGGTGGATTGGTTACTACTACATCACATTCTTTAAGTATTTCAACACATTCATCACTACTAAAATCACCATTTCCGATAAGCGGTGTCTTAATCATACTTTCACCATCATATTCTGTTTTGAATGATTGTGTGTTGTCTAGGTAGGTAGAAATCAACCTCTTTAAACCGAGAGGCTGAAAGTTGTCATAGAAATACTTCCAGAAATTAGAGTGGTCAGGACTATCACAATTACAATATACTACTTTGTCTTTGAAAAAGTCAGTATAATGTGCTAACTCATTCTCGATGTCCTCTAATTTTGTGTAAAACCCATCGTTTTTATTTGCTTTTGCAGTATGAAAATGACCGTTGTTTTTCATCAGTTAATCCACTTCACAATCGTATCGCCTTTGTAACCTTTTTCAAATACAAACCAAGCGTAAGCAACTGCACTAGATGGGTAGCGTTCAAAATCACCGTTCTTAGCACAATTCAATCTACCACTTGCTACGTAGATTACTTTAGGTGGGTTTTCTTCAAAGAATACCTTACGTGCTTTACCTTCTAAGAACAATAAACGTAAGAACATTGCAACCTTATTACCTTCAGGTACAATATCAATGCAATGTTTTAAAATCGGTAGTGCTAGTTTGTATGGTGGGTTTGTTACAATATCACCGTGCCAACTTTGCTCGTCAAACACATCTTTTACAATCACACCTTCTAAACCTCTATCAATAATATCAGATGACGTTACATTGTAGCCATGTTGTTGTAATATTTTTGTTATATCACCACCACCCGCACATGGTTCTAGTATATCATGCGTGAATGTTTCCTTTTCAAGAAGTAATTCCGTTGCTTTTGGCTCTGTTGCATAAAAATCATTTTGTTCTCTATCTTCTGTACCATGCGCTGTTGCACCGATTAAAGTAAACATATTATTTGTAGCCATTATTTCTTCACCGCCTTATCTGCTATAATATCAGCAATCTTGCACATCTCACCATCTTTTAACTGGTCAGCAAAATACTTAAACTGATATTCAAAACTTGTCTTGTCTGTACTATCTATATCAGTATCAAAGCGGTGTAAATAATTACGATTATTGTTAAGGAGTTCAATAGCCTTATCTTTTTTATTCAAAACAATATACAACTCATTTTTAAGAATACGACCGATAAGCCAATCCTTGACCTGAATAGGGCAATCTATTACACCATCTTCTATACAATAATTGTCATCTAACATCTTATTCTTAACAACGCATAGTGGCCCATCCATTACAAAGTTTACAACTTTTACGACAATACATATCGAACCAAGAACAGTCATACCAAATGTGAATATTGTACCACAGAATAATGCAAGCAAGCATACAACAATGTTCTTACTATATGCTACAAATTGTGTAATCTTAAGCGCACAAAATTCAATTATAAATTTATCGGCAATCAGTATTAAAATAACTGTGACAATAAGTAAAACAATAGACATACATGCCTTAATAATCGCAGGCTTACCAATCCATTGCAATATCTGTTTTAAACTATCTATCCGTGTTGTTTCAATCGTTATTGGCTTATCTTGCTCTTCCTTATTTTGCTGTTTTAACTCTTCTTGTAATCTCTTATCAAACGTTTCCATTACTTTACTCCTCTATCTAAAGTTATTTATATCTAAATTCTTGTCAAGTTCAGGAATATCTTTCTTTAATCTAATTTCTAACTCTTTAATATCAGAATTAATGTTATCTAATTGCTCTGATATTTTCTTTTCGTTTTCTTCTTTTAGTTGAAGTTGTTTTGCATATTCTTTAATATCCTCTAACTTCTTAAATAAATCATTAATACGAACTGCCGACTCTTTTTGAATATTCAATGCTTCTTCTGTCAACTTACATACTTCTCTAACCTCTGCCATCTTTTCGGTGGCAAGTTTATAGTCGTCTGAAACTTTCAAAGACTCAACATCATTTTTTTTAATTACAAGTATACATTGTGTTTTTGTAAATGATTCAATATCCAGATGAAAACCTTGATATGCTTCTTCAAACATATTTTGTAGTTTAGAGATAAAGGAAAGTCCTAAAGCATGCTCGGCCCACATAAGAATCGTGGAGTTATAATGAAAGTTAACTATTTTATTTTCGTCATGTCGTAAAAACCAATTAGTTTTTGCTATTGATGAATTAAATTCATTATCTTCAATTACTACACTTGGTACTTTACCCTGCTTTGCTAAATTCTTTAATATCTCTACTGTTAGTTCCATCTGTTCAAGTCCTCTCTCACTTTCATTAGAACCTTACCTAATAAATTTTGCCCCCATTTATCAAAATTTTCCATTGCTTTATCTGAGGAGAAACCGATACCCCAAATACTATCAACAGGACTTGCTTCAATAATTTCACAATTACCTGTACTTAACAAAAAATCTTTTAATTCATCATTTTGTGAAAATTTAGCATGACAAGCGTTATACATAAAATCTTCTTTATGTTTGTCCCATAGTTCATTATCAAAATCTTTTACTTTACGACCTAATGCTTTAATCTTTCTTACATCGGTTTCATTCAAAATCTGTTCAGCGATTTCAAAATCATTAAACAACATTGCTTTTTGCCACATAAAGCATTGTTCTGAAAATTTAAAATCTTTATTATTAAATACAAACTTACATGGGTAGAAATTTGATAAACAAGCCTTTGTTACCTTACTACCATGCTCTGTATGACCCCAAAAGAATAGTTTTTCCATAATTACACCTCTACGATATTATTATACAACAGTGATGGTAAAAATACAACTATTTTGATATAAAAATAAAGGAGATTTATATGTTTATTATTAATTTTATGGGTCCTACTCATGCGCTATCAGGTCTCGCTCTTTATTTGCTGATATTAGCGATAAACCCATCCTTAATTACTAATTCAGTTTTACATAGTACAGCGGTATCGGTAATTACAGCAGGTGGTTTAGTAACAGCAGGACAAGCATTAGGTCCTGATATCGACAATCCATCTTCAACGATTGTAAATCTATTATGGCCAGTTGGTCATATTTTATCAGCAATCGTCAGAACATTATCAACGATGGTTTACAGTATAACCAAAACCAAACACGAACCGATTGAATCAGACCCGCATAGACAACTAACGCATACAATACCTTATGCAATCTTACTTGGTGTTCTAACTTTTATCGCAACATCAATACCAGGAATCGTAACAATAGCAGAAAAGCAATTCACAATTGGTACACTCATTGGTTTAATTATTATTCTTTTTAGTACTCAACTTGCATTCGCTGGCTTATTCAGCAGAGTATTCAAGAAGTATAAGAACAAGGGTATTATTGGCAACATCTCTATCCTTATAATCTCAATCGTAATCACAGGTACAATCTTCTATACATTACCGGAAAATCACAACTTCTCATGGCTTGCAGGCTGTGTTGTTCTAGGACACCTTATTCATATTCTAGGTGACACGATTACAACCGGTGGTACACCGATAACCTTCCCATTTAAAGTTAAGGGCAAGCGTTGGTGGATAACAAGATTTAGCGGAATGAAAACTGGTGGCTTCGGTGAGTTCATCTTTCAAGCAATCTTTATCGTAACGATAGTCTTAAGTATTGCAAGAATAGCACATGTAGTTTAAAAAAATAAAGAGCAGGACATTAAAGTTCTACTCTTTTTTAATACAATCTGTTGATATGTATTCGAGAACAACCATTGCGACAAGAATGATTGCACTAAGTACCAGTGCGTCTGTTTTTAACGCAATCGCAATTAACAACGCATACATCAACTTTTCTTTTAAATCAATTTTTCTCATAAGTTATTCCTTGGCGAGTACTGCTAGAATCGAACTAACATTATGCTAACCTGCATACTCATAGGTGACTCTTCATCACCTTGCACTCTTCTTCTCTACAAAATGGAATAGTGCTTTTGTGCTAAATTTTAAGACTTCAACTCGTCTGTACTTCTTACACTCTTTATATCAGAAAAAGAGAGGTCCTGCAAAAATAAGGAATAAAACCACCTCTAATCTTTAATCTGGACATCAATGTTTATAATGCTAATATATTGGTTCTGCTATGCTTAAATAGCACACAGCACCCACAATGGCGCTCTATATATCATAAGATAAATAGGTTTCTTGGGAACGTTCAGGTTACTCTTATTCTTTTACAAGAACTACCATCCCCAAACTAATTTACCACGGTTGCGCCTTTCCGAAGTGTAATTTAAACGCCTACACTCAAGGCTTGATTTAATATATTTCTTGCGGCATTCACATCTCTATCGTGATGTACACCGCAATCTGGACATATCCACTCTCTAACCGAAAGTGAGTTTACAACGTCTTTATGAATGGTCCCACAACAAGAACAAATTTTGCTACTAGCATAGAATCTGTCTACTTGTCTAAACTCTTTTCCGTACCACTGACACTTGTATTGGATGAAGTTCACAAGTTGTGTCCAACGAACGTCAGAAATAGAATATGCTAGATTATGGTTCTTGATTAAACTACTTACATTCAAATCTTCCATTGCAATAAAGTCGTACTCTTCAACCAGTTTTCGACTCAACTTGTGATTAAAGTCTTTAGCACAGTTGGAAATATGCTCGTGCAACTTCGCTACTTTATGCTTTTGCTTCTGATAATTTCTACACTCGTCTAGGTTTGCGTTGTCTCTCTCTAACTTGGTTCTCATTTTCGAGAGTTTACGTTGTTCTTTGGCGAGTTTATCTTTATTAAGGTAGTCGAACTTAGGTCTTGTATATCTACTTCCATCACTACCGATAAGTAAATCAATTAGACCTAAGTCGAAACCAACTTGCTTACCTGTTTTAGGTAGAGGTTGTACTTCTGTTTCGATACAGATAGAAGCATAGTACTTTCCTGTAGTTGTCTTTTCAACGGTGATGTTGAAAATCTTGTACACCTCTGGCATATCGAAACGTTTTGTTTTGACTTTCCCTAACTTAGGTAGTTTAATGTGTTTGTTGTCTAAGACATCTGCTCTCCCATTGTCCCATGGAGTCCTATAGGACTGTCTACCTTTATGTTTTGATTTAAACAAAGGAAAGCCGAAATGGTTGCCGTTTCTAAAGAAGTTATCTAAGGCAGAGTTAAAATCTCTTACTGACTGTTGAAGTGCTTTAGAGTCTACATCCTTCAAGAACTCAAATTCGTCTTTTAGCGGGACCAAATCGGTAATACGTTTATTCTTAGGGATGAAGTGACCAGTCTGTTCATAAGAGGACTTACAAATCTCTAAAGTATGATTGTAGACAAGTCGTACACAACCAATAGTTTTATTAATAAATGTCTTCTGTTCGCTGGTAGGATAAAGTCTTACCCTAATGCCTTTTTGAACTATAGCCATACACTCACTTCCTCTCCTTTTTAAAATCATACTATAGTGGAGTGGAAAAGTCAATAGAGTTTTATAATTAATCTTCTAAAGCCAAACAGTTTACGAGTAAAACCAGCACGTAAAATCAAAACCAAGACCTATTCCAACGCAGCCAACGCCTAGAACCATATCCGAATAGGGAATACTCATTTTAATTTAAACCGTCTCTGGAATGCCTATATACCGTTGTCGTAGTAAACCGCACCTTAAAATGTACTAAGGTCAAAAAAATCGCCGCCGCTCCGGGACTATCTCATTATTAGGGTTAAAAAGACAGAAAGTACATCCGTTTTAGGATTGGTTCAAATCTAAGAAATAGGGAATCAAGTCTTGAATCTACTTAGGGTTCAGTTACGATTGTATTAAAGTAGCGGCCATTAGAGTAAATATTGATATATTAGATGTAATACTAGTTCAGTTCTTGGTGAAGTTGAATCACAAGGCTTTAATCGTTTAAGATGATACTCTACTCGACCTAAGGCTATTAAAAGTCTTATGGTTTATGTTAGAATTATAACCGAAGTTGGTTCAGCCTAAAGATAGTTTAAGTTTAAGGATTGGTTTACTGTATTAATAGTATTAGAGTATTGGTTGTGGTATATTAGTATCTTATAACACACAGCACCCACAATATTATACCGATAATGAAAATGTCCGCCACACTAAACCAAATCATAAAAATTTAAATTTAAAAGAAAAACTCCCTAGATTTTGTTCCAGAGAGTTTTATTTTTATGCTTTTTTACTATTTTTAATGCTTTGAGGGCCAATAAGGGTCCCTTTAAGACCTAGTAAGGGTATCGTCCTCTGTAGGTCGTTCATTTTCCAAGGTTGAAAGTAAACGTATAGACAATCTTAGAATGTTGTCATTATCCATATCCCTGTTCTTTAATTGCCAGTATTTTGCAATCATCACCATCTGCTCAAATTCCGTACAGAAACAATCAATGTCATCTTCTTTGAATGTCTTGAAGTCTGTAATTACTCTGATAGGTCTCCATGCTTTTTGTGTATTATCATAATTTAACAGTCTACGACCGATGGTTGTATGCTCGGTACCCATAAGGTCTGTATCATTTTCTTCGATATGTTTGCTTAGTTTGATAAATGGGAACTTTACTTCGTTTGCAAGTAAGTCATAGAAACCATAGAAACCACGTAAGAAACATGTGTACATAAATGTATTATGGAGTCTTCTCTTTGAAGGCTTATTTCTGTTTATCTTGTTTACGATAAGAGAGTCTATCTTCTGAATGACTGGTAACAACGGTAATAGGCTGTTCCAGCGTTGGCTTACCTCACGTTTGAGTAATTGTTCATCTGCCATTGATTGCTTGTTTAAAGCCTTAATACCGAGCCAGATATTGAAGATGCTTTCATAGTCTAAATCAATATCGTTCTTGCCAACCTCTCTTAGAATATTTTCATACATATCTAAACGCTCATGAACGCATAGTGACTTATCAGCAAATTGTAATGTTACCAATTGCATGTGTCTGTTTAATGCTTCTTTTTCAAGTTGTTGTAGTGTAGCAATGAATGAAGCCGACTTCTGCATAGTCTTTTTAATTTCTGCGATTAACTGTAAGTCTGTACCTGCTCTGAAAATTTCCTCACGTTTTACATTAAATGCCTTTAAAAGGTCTGTAACACGCAAGATGGTTTTGTATGCCTTATCTTTATTTTCAGCCAGCACTTCACCTGTCATATAAGCATGCTCCGCCTGTACACCAACCTGTATCTTTTCCATGTGATGGTGTACTAGTGATAATAAAGTATTACAGTAGTTGTTGATATCTCTAAACAATTCTTCACTATTGATTGTGTATCTACGAGGAACCGTTACATTAACATAACGGTTGAAAAACTCATCTCTTACTGATTGTGCTGTTGATTCTAATAGTAAGTTATGAATCAACTGTTGACTGTGGCTATAAATATCAGTTGAGCCAACTGCTTGAACTGTTTCCCCATTTAAGTACGCAAACACTCTTGCTAATACAACCTGGTGGCGCTTAACTTCAGGATAGTCAATGATTTTATAAGAGTTCTTGACAGTACGCTGTTTTCCGTCTTTACCTAAATTATATGTGTTGCTGTGAGCCATCACAAAAGGTGTAAAATCGTAATTACAGATAATACACTGTTGTCCGTGATATTCTGCTACTCCAGACTTGTTCTCTCTATCATTATTTAAAGTATTCACTAAAGCGAACAATAAGCACTCTGAACGTAAGCCAATGTTGTGAACGATTTCTTGGTTTACTTTTTTCATGTTTTCACTAGTGTTTAAACCAGTTCTACGCTTTTCAACTCTAATATGCTTTTTATAAATAAAGTGATTTACCATTGCACCAACGCTTAAATACTTGAAGTAGTATGCAATGTTGAATGTGTCACTATTTGGGTCGTAAGTCTTTGCTTCTTTTTCAGTCAATAAACGAACGGCGTTGCCTTCAACAGGATAATCTCTGTTGATAATTTCTACCATTCTGTTAATTTCTGCTAAAGCATTTTCAAAAGACATGCCACCTTCTACTAGCATGTGATGGAATAATAGATTTCTATGTTGTGTTCTATGACCTAGAGATTCGATGATAAAACTGTTATAAAGTTTATTGTACTCACTCTGTGATAGTTTACGTGCTTTAGAACTGTCATACTTTAAGATAGCAGGCTTTTTAATTATTTCGATTTCAGGAATATCAGCCCATCTGTTTAAATCGTTAATATTATGGTATAAACCAGATGTGTAACATTCTGTTCTAACACGGCAACCTGGAATCTTATCGTATATATTACCTACCGCACGCATCAACTGACCGAGAGGTAAATCATGCTGGAAAGAACCAGTTTCCTCTTCCTTACCACAGTAACGTGGGTTATGAGTAAACTTACGTGAGAACAAACCTTGCATGGTCTCATACTTCTCAATTTCTGCGCTATTCTTTAATGCAACAGGCTCTGGGAACGTGTATTTTAAATGAACACCTGTTCCTGTCACAACGATAAATGTAGGCTTAGGGACCACATGGTTTTCAATGTCATTACATAGATTACATGCTCTTTCATAGTCAACGTTGTCAATATCAATATCATAACCTGTGAAACCACGAAGATTGTCTTTTGTGCATTGGAAAATCTTCTTGCTGTCAATTTCAATCATCTTGGTTTCCATCTTGACACCATTATGGTAGAAATCGAACAATGCTTTTCTCATTTGGTAGTTTTTTGTTGTCTTTGCAAACCCATACTCATCATAATTATTTTCTCTAGCATATTTACCTGCTTGTTCAATGACAAGTGTTTTAGCGGTTGCATAGATACCATTTGTAAAATATAAGTGTTCAATCGTATCTTGATTTAACTTTTGAATTGTAAAGTCATCAAAAATATACGCTTTATTCTTCCAACGCATGCCTTCTTCACGATATATTGTTGCTACACCAAGTTGGTAACTGCCACCGATGGCTGAACCTACGCTCATATCTGAATCAATAAATGGCTTACTGTATACATCATAATATTCTTTTAGATTGTTCACAACCTTAATACCCTTTAAACGTGAGAAAGATTCATTTACTAGTGCGTTATTGTTTTGAACACCCATAGATTTGAGGGCATTCGCTAATGTAAGTTGTTCATTATTATTCTCGGACATAACTTATGCCCTCCTTTCTGATACATATATCAGTTTTGTTTCTTCTACTATATTATACAACTTTTTGCTTTTGCTCTTGCTGTTTGAGTATAATTGTAAACCGCATGGAGAACGGTTTTAAACAGCAATTTAGGTTGGGGAGGTATAGTATATCATCCCCTTCATTTTTGACCTTTCCATACCTAAAAAAGTCACACGGATTCTTCCTAGAAATCGTTTTCGGACCGATTCAGAACTTAAAATTTTCTGCTAAATCAGCATGTCCATAGATTCGTACTCATCACCGTCTTGTTCTAATGTGACAATATTGCGGTAACTTGTTGGTACTTCCTCAAAATCATAAGTCAAAAAACGTTTATCTGACGTAATTTCAAAAATCTGTCTTAGTTTGTTTCCTTCTTCAATATAAAGGTTTTGTATTCTACCATTATTGTCTATCTGTACGTTGTTAATGAGGATACCACTATCTGTAAGTCTTGCGTTATGAATAGTTATTGCGTATTCTTTGTCATTAACTTCATTGAAGTACATAGCCGACTTTTTCTGCATACCCTTAATATTGTCCATAGTGCCTTCAAGTTCAGTAATATCCTGACGCAATCCGTCTATTTCATCATCGTTCCTACACATTTCCTGATAAGACTCTTCTACAATCTCGTCTGCTCTCTTTGATTTATCGTCTTTTAAGTCGTCTATTCTATGAAATGCTTCAATATTTAACGCTCTTAACTGCTCTATTTCTTTCTTCTTATCTTTAATATCGCTTAGAATGTCTGCCAATTCATTTCCATAGGCATTACCAGGCTCTAACGTTAGTTTATCGTCAAATACATCATGGCTATCTTTATATGTCTTGGCCGCTCTGGAATAGGCATTATATTGCTCTTTTAAAACTATTGTTTTTGCTTCTTGCTGTGTTTCTGCTTGACCTGTGTGAATGAGGTCATTTACTCGGTTACCCTGTTCTAATGATGAAAAATGACAACCATATTTACAAGGTCTAAAGATAGCAATACATCTTTTAACCGCTCCATTATCTGTAATATGAAATTTCATGTTAACACCTCTTTTACAGAATATATCAAAAAAAAACGCTCTTAGTGAGCGTTTACTTCGCTAACAAAGCGTCTAACTTTGCTTCGATTTCTTCTAACTTATCGTAGATTTCTTCTGCTGTGTGATAAACTACTGGCACTAACTTGCCATCCTTCATGCGAACTTCCTTGATGTTGTTTCCTAATGGAAGAACCTTGATACCTTCACCGCATGCTGTCTTTAATGCCTCTCGTGCTGGGTCTTCATCTTCGTCCTCATCGGCACCCTTTGAACCAGTCTTAGGCATTAAGAATAATGTATCTTCGTCTGTTACCATTGTGTATTCGTTCATGTCAACGGCAATCATTTCAAGCAACTGTTCTGCTGTCATGTCTGCTGGGACATCGTAACGTTCACCTTGGAAGTTGATGTGGCGTACTGCTACTGTGTTTTCTGTCATTTTGTTTTACCTCGTTTTTCTTTCTTTCTTTTATGGCTATATCTTAGCATGACTTTAATCTTCTGTCAACATCTTTTCAACAAATTTTATTTGAAAAGTTATTCTTCTTTTTTCTACTTCAAATTCATATTTAAGTGTACCTTTTGTTTCAAGGATACACTGCTTGTAGAACTTCATAAAACTTGCTAATTTCTTTGTTTGCTTCAATCGGTGTAGGCTGAATATGATTGTAATATTTGCAAAGTCATTTAGTGTACTTCTATTTAACTCAATCTTTTCAGGTTTAATATCTTTTAACTCTAAGAAATCTAATACAGCATTCTCATAATCTTTTAAATAATCTTTATAGATTTTAAAACCATCGTTGTCTATTGCATACTGTAACTGTTCCTCATCAGGTTTCAGATATTTATGAAGAATGTACGCATTCAAGTCCATGTGTAATGTAAACACTCTTGCCTTGTCCTGCTCTGTATAGAGATTTACTTTGTTCTGCAACAAGAACTCTAGTAACTTACGTTTTGTTGCCTCTGTCATTACATTATTCATCATTCACCATACATCTTTCTAGCAAGTTCCTCATTACCATTCACAAGTCTAAGCAACTTCTGATAACGTTCAGACTTAGTATCGACTTCTTTTTTATAGACTGTTGTATGACTATCAATAAACGACTTAAATGTTTCTTTATCATCTGTTAAGTTTAATGGCAATATATTGCGTTCACCTGTCATGAAGTTGATATACGCTCGATTGCCACTGATATTGATAAAAGACTTATCTATTGTGTTTAGTCTAGCATCCTTTTCATAAATTGCAAAGCAAGTAAAGAAGATTAACCCTTTATGCTTGCTTTTATTCTTATCATAAACTGCTTTTTGTTCTTCTGGCAACGCTTGATAAATCTGGTTTAAAAGTTTGTTCTCTGTTTTTGGTATTGTGAGAATAGGGCATAAAGGCATATACATCTTCATTGTTTTTGTAAAGTCAAATGGCTCTACACTCATAAAGGTATGACTATGATACAACGTTAATCTCTGTTCGTAAGTGCCTTTACGATGGATTGCACTTACTCTAAAATGCCCTATCAGGTTAAAGTCTAGTGTTACATCTCTTTTTGTAAAGCCTTCAATTTGCTTCATGCTCTCACCTCACTCTCTTATTTTAACAGATTGCTTACAGTCTGTCAAACAACCTTTGCATGGTACTGTCCATCTATACCTAGATACACATTGATATTATACCCATTATGTTTTACAACGCCAGGTTTTAGTCTTAACTGTTCTTTTAACGTCTTAGGATTCAAGACTTCTTGTATTGCTATATCTGCATCACTTACGATATTTTCTGTTTGTAATAGTGCTACCGCATTCGGTACAATGTTATAAATCGTAAAATCACCTTGTTGAGTGATAAAAAAGAACACATGTTTGCCATTCAAGACAACACATTTTAAGTCTTGCTGTAGTAACTCTTCTTTTGTCAAATTAACGATTTTAAAGTCTGTTCTGTTTGCTTTTCGTATTTCGTTAAAATTCATATTTTATACTCCTTATAAGTACCAACTGTTACCGTTCTTTCTATACCATAGTTTTGCTTCTCCTACTGTCTTAATATCTTTTTGCAGATTTTCTAACTTTCTATAATACTTTCTGATTTGCGCATGTGTTGCACTGATATACTCAAACTGGCGTCTGAATGATAAATCAGTATTTGGTGCTGTTTCTAAAAACTTTAAGATAAACGACTTTGGGTCTTTTAGGAAGTTTTCATATCCATGAGGCATATTATTCCATGCTGTGCCAACACATAGTTTCATATAACGGTTTTTATGAAGTGTTGAACCACCTGAATATACGTTCGTAATGAAGAACGGCAACTTATTGTTTGTAATTCTTAGCCATAAAGAACCTTCATAATACGCAAAATATGCTGTGTTTGTCCAGTATTTAACTGTTGAACTGCTATCAAACAAATTCATACATACAAGCGTTGGCTTTAGTTTAAAGACGATGAAATCATCTTCTGGGTCTGTAAAACATATACCTTCTTCTACTAAGGATTCTTCTAAAGTGAATCCTGTAAGTCTTGTATTAGTATTTTCAGTAACAGGGAACTTTGCCTCGTCTACAACTGTTAATTTTTTAGTGAACATCCCCTTTTTTACTGTTAGATTTTCTTTATTTAATTGTCCTAACTGTATCATGAATTCCACCCCCTAATTATGATTTCAAATTTTTCGTTATCATCGTCTGTTACTCTGAATATATATCTCATTGCGCCACCTGTTTCATACGCAATTCTAGGGAACAATTTCTGTTTATTATTTAGGTACAGTCTAATGTTGTTGTCTTCGTCACGACTAGTACTATAGATATCATCTACGTCAAGATGTAAGAAATCTGCGACAATTTCCTTCTTTTGCGTTGGTGTTAGTTGAAGAATTTCACAGTTCTGGATATCTTCTAACAACTGGTGATATTTTTCATCTTGTTCCATTATATAATAGATTGGTCTTGGTAGCACTTCATAGTAGATATCATCACCGTTAAAGTACGCATCATGACTAGGTAGGTCAGCGCCACTCCCTCTCAACGTATCATATATTTTATAAGCCACTGTATTTTTCATGGTATCACCTCTTACTCCACTATTTTAACATAAAAAAGACTGGTCTGCAACCCAGTCTAATACATCTTTTTAATTAATTCTTCATTACCGTTACATAGAACATATAACGTTTGATATCTATGAGAACTCTTATCAATTACTTTTTCTTGCTTTACAGGTTCTTGTACAACCGGCTTAGGCTCTTGTGCTGTTGTACTTGCACAAATATGTCTATGAACGTAACCTATGAAATTGCACTTATCTTCTTCTACATCGTAACGCTCGTTGTGTAGTGACGCATAAACGTTACGGGAGCAACCATTTGTGTTCATCATTACAGTAGGGCCATTACTTGTATCATAAGCGTCTACATATATGCACTTACTTGTGTCTACATCTGCCCAAAATGTTGGCTTATATCTTAAATTATGTAATACAGAAAACAACAAATAAGGATTGTCATTCGCATACTGTTCAACAAGTTCTGCTGTATGTTTCTTGCCATGAGCAAACATTGCCATCAGTCTATCCTTGTCGATTGCGTCCTTACGAATACCCATAATTGGTCTAGTGTACATATTTTTAATCACACCATTTGTACATACACGGAATGGTTCAACCTCTGCGAAGGCTATTGTATTATCTTTTTTATATGCAATAACATGCCCAAGTTTTGAGATTACTGCGTTTGTGTCAGCGTGATAGTTAAAACTTGGTACTTGGACCACATAAGTTTGTTCAATCATAATTTTACCACCTCTAGGTTTCCGCTCTGTTTAAAAACATTATAATACTCACCTTCATATTTTACAATACCTGATTGTAAGAAAGGTGTCTTTTTGACTTCTTCTGCCTTGTTACCACCACTTACTGATTCATTAAGACTTTTTACAACGGCAATTCTGTTGTCAACTTCTTGGTAGAGGACAGTAATATTGCCATATCCACGGTAGCGAGGCTTTAGCATGACACACTTTACAGGATGTGCTGGGCTAGGATATTCTGCGACACCTTTAACGCTGTCCATGTCAGTATTCAAACATGTACGTCTACTTCTTTCAAAATCACTGTATCTACTCATTATCTCACCTCTTTGCAAATATTCTCTAATGGATATGCTTCGTTATATGCTGTAACAATTCTCTCTGGTAAATCTTTATATGTTTTATACCAGTTGATAGCGTCTTGCTTTGTCTTAATATCTTTTTGTAGTTCTGCAATCGTCTTATATGCAACCATGGTGTATCTTAACAATTTATCTCTATTATCTCTGATTGTTGTACCAAACTGTGCAACTGTATCTAAGTCTGTATTTGGTTGACCTTGAATAATTGCCATAATATATTGCTTGATGTGTAAGAGAATACCTTCAAATGAAGTATCTCTGCCATCTAAAGTGTGACCGTGGCAAATCTTATAGTAATGATAGTTCTTATCACCAAGAACATATTCTCTGTGGGCGCTGAACATATTAGTAAAGAAGAAAGGAATTTTTCTCCAGTCATCTGACGAAACCATTCCCCAATAACCATTCCTGTAGATGAAATAACACTCGTTTGACCACATGTGGTAGTATTTGTCTTTACGGTCCATAGCCTCAATACGTAACTCTTGTGGCGGTAACTTATATACAACTGCTTCGCATTCAAAATCACAATACACAATGCCTTCTTCAATATCTGGGTTATCAATCTTTGGTTTGCGTAATAGGCTGTTTGTTGTTTTGAACTTTACGAAAGTTGATTCGTCTAACTTACGGTTGAACATACCGTCTTTATATGTCTTGTTTTCTGTGTTTACATTAAACTCTTTTATCATGTTAGCACCTCTTTTACTGTATTATTGTAGCATAGGTGTAAATAAAAAACAAGAGGCAATTTCTATTGAATGAAATTGTCCTCTTTTAATGCGATAATAATTTTCTTTGATACTCTGTAAATTGCTACAGGAATCAGCAACATAACGATTGCTCCACCAACCGCTGTACTGTTTAAGTGATACTTACTCATGATTGTATTCCAAATAGCACTAAGTACGAGCATTGCCATGAAACCAACTAGAGTTTTTGCTAATAAGATATTAAATTCATTTCTTCGTCTATTTCTTCTCATGGCTTCATATTAGCATGTGTCTGAAACGATGTCAACCCCTAGTTTTTAGGGACGTAGCGATTTACCATGAAGTCTCCTGCTCCGTTCACGCAAGTCTGCATCCAGATGGAGCCATCACCAGCCAGTCTATGTGCTGGAATATATGCATCGTTATGAGAACCATATTCGGTGTGGTCGTATACATAAGTTCTTCCACCAATATTCACTTCGTTAGGTGTTGATGCAATCATCTGGCCTTCTGGTGTATAGTTATGCGCCGCATAGTAACCAGGCGTCCATTCCCATAAACCACCTTGGTCTACAGCACCCTGATTGCAATTTGCATAGCCGTAAGATGGCGTCCATACGCCTCCACCATTATATGAAGGAGCATAACCAGAATTAGAATAAGAGTAAGAATATCCACCACGAGAAGCCTGTCTTGCTAGTCGTTCTGCCTCTTCTTGTTCTTGTCTGATACGTTCTTCAATCTCTGCTTTTTTGCTATCTAATTGGGTTTGATACTGACCTCTTTGATAGTCTTTTAACTGATTGATTTTTGTTTGTACTTCTTCAATGTTAGCGAGTTCTGTTGCATTCGCTAGTTTACTTTCAATCTCATGTTGTAAGATTGTATTGTCGTGAGCGTTTTTTTAGCACGTCATTTGCTGAATAATACGCTCCTATTGTTGCCTCTGTTGGTACTATTGTATCGTCTGCATGTACTGGCAGATTCATAGCACAAGACGCAATTAAAAATAATGTTATTAACTTTTCTTTAGCATTTTTGCCCTTCTTTCACTTCTATCTATATCAAAAAAGATGTGGCTTAATTAGCCACATCCGGTTCGTATTGAATTGTGAAAGTATTATCTTGCTTTACTTCAAAGCATCCTAAGAATTGAAAGCCACAATCTGTAAATGTTTTACGCTCTGTGTTGAAAGGTTCAACATATAATGCCCTATCAGCATTGCGGTAGAACATGTCATACATCATGCTAGGGTAATCTGTCTGCTTTAGACGCTGTAACTTATCCTTAATGATAAGACTGATTCCTGTATTACTAATTACCATTTTCTCACCTTCTTTAAGACTGCCTTGATATCACGAATAAGGTCCTCTGGGTCTACGCCTTCATCTAATGTGAAGTTCTTATCAAGGAAAGCCAATAGGCTCTGGTATTTGTTGTCCATGCGGTTGTTGAAGATTTTCTTAGGAAGTAACTCTTTAAGACTTGTATAAGTTGTATCCTTATTATAATCTTCCCAAATATTAGAAGGTTCGTTATCATAATTATTACTAAAATCATAGTAATCATAATAAGATGTTTGACGGTAACGACCGTACCAGTCTGGTGTTGTTGTATGAGTTGTCTTGCTCTTGTGCTTTGTTGGGAATACGCTCTGAACATAAGGAACTGTGTACTTCACTACTTGGTCTTCCCATTCTGCAATTAACTTTTCATCAAAGTTGATATTGAGAATATCTTTAATATCATAGTAATACTTCTTATCGTCTGCTACTCGATGTTCTGGTAGTTCAACAAACTTACTTACGATATCTTCTGCAACATATTCAGATGTTACACCACATACTGTAATCCATGTATGCATTTGAACATTATTTGTGTTTAACTGGCCAAAGACTAACTGTAATGCATTTACCTTAGAATTTGCAAGGTCTGTACCCGATGCGAACGCCTGCATGCTATTATGTGAATGTGTTTCAACATACATTCCAATATAAGTGTTTAATGCGTTGTATACATCGTCTGTTGTTGATGTTAAGGCCGCACTATTACGCTGTTCTGGTGTATAACTGAATAATTCGTCTGACCAGAAGTGAATACCCTTGATATCTTTTAGATTCTTTTCAACATTGTTTACCTTTAGTGTTCGCTTACCCTTGGCATTATAGAAATTGATTTGTGCTTCTTTGCCAGTTGCTAACGTTGTATCACGATACCACTTGATGACATACTTGATTGCCTCTGCTGGAATCTTCGGTAGTTCGTCAGATGTTACAGTAATTTTTTCTTGTAACTCTGGTAAACCAAAACATTTATAATCTTCTACTTTCTTTAACGATTCACCAATCCATGATTTGTGAATTTCAAAGATGCCATTGCCTGCAAGGACTGTTGTTTTGAACAAGCCTTTTTCTGTAATATCTTCATTACTCTTATATATTTCCTGTGGTTTCATTACCTTACCTCTTTCTTTTACTTTTCTATTCTAACATTGGTTACCATTGTTTGTCAATCTGTATTTAAAACTTTGTTCTGACTCGTTTTCAGATAATCTTCACTATTATGGTTGATGTCTGGTTGAATTGTTGTATCATAATTATCTTTTGCTTGTTGCCAGTAATTGTTGTAACTACCAAGTAGCGTCTGTGATACTGAATGCTCTTGCTTTTGTAACTGTTGCTCTTCCTTTAATTCGTATTTTGTACCGAATGATAAGAAATGTTTTGTAATGTCATTAAATCTCTTCCAGTTGATTTGTTGTTTGTTTATCTTTGTGATATTAATGAAGTTTAGTCGCACAATTGGCGCTTCTTCTTGATTGATTCTATTCAAGTTGGTTGTAATCAAATCTTCTATTTCTTGAATAGAGAGATTATTACAGTTTAGTACAATATCATACTGTGGTCGTTGAGGTATATTATGCAGAATTGGTTTTATTTCTTTATCGTTGATTACCCACTCTGTCCAGCCTCTGTCGCCTGCTTTATCACTGAAACCTCTTCTAAATAATGAGCCACCGTAGAATACTCTATTTTTAATAACCCAACCACGCTCGTGAATATGTCCTAATAAGATAAGATTCCAGTTAAGATTTAAAACGTCTTGAGGTATCACGATTTCTCTTGGTTCTGCTTCTGTATGCAAGACTGTATTAGAATTAGGGTCGTAAATAGAACCATGAGTACACAAGATGTTGATTTTGCCATCAATAGGCTTTACGTTCTCCATAGTTTTTAACTGTTTATTGTAACCATGATGCGATACTAAGTGTAATAAAACATTATCCTTTAGTTCTACAACAACATAAGGCTCTGTATAAGAATACATCTGAATTTCAGGTATATTTAATACATCACTACTTGGTATTTCTTTTAAAATATCTGAACTGTCATGGTTACCTGCTAAACAGTAAAAAGGGATATGATTATCTGATAATTTCTTGACTGCTGATATGCCTTCATGAATTGTCTTGATTGTAGGACTTGGACTATGAAAGAAGTCACCGGTACATAATACACAATCAACTTTACTCTGTATCATATCATCAATCACTTTATTTAAAGCATCGTAGCCGTCTTGCTCCCTTAAATTAATATCTTGCTCTGTTACTAGTTTACCTGAACGATAACCTAAATGAATGTCTGAAATATGTCCGATTCTAAGCATGGGTTTATACCTTTCTGATTTCATACACTACTTTTAAGTCCGATGTGTGAAATTTGTTGTCTTCTGCCTTTATAATGACTAGTTGGTGTAATCTTAACTCGTTCTCTAAATCAAATAGACAGTCTATTAAAGTACCGTTATTTAAAATGTTTTGTTCTTTATCGTTTTTAATTCTGATTAGATTATATTTTTCCATGTTTTACTCGCTTTCTCGTTAATGATTTTATCATAGTCATGTTGGGTTGTCAAGTTGTTGGAGGAACGGTTTTAACGGCTGTTTTAGGTTGATGAGGTATAGTATATCATCCCCTTCGTTTTTAGGTGTTTTTAACCTAAAAAAGTCACACGGATTCTTCCTAAAAACCGTTTTCGGACTAATTTATAACCTCAAAAAATATTTAAAAAAGAGAAGTTTTTACGCTTCTCTTGATTTTAGTATATATTTACCGCATAATACTTACCATCATCTGCTTTTGTAATGTTAAGTTTCATGTTGCTAACAATACTATCATCTTCTAAAATATTCTCAACATCACTAGGCTTAAAACTAACCTTATATTCATAGTCGTCTGGTACATCTCTGCCACCTGCATGCTCGATAACTCTACCATATTCACAATCGTCACCATTATCTAGTTTGTCTATAACAGCGTCTTCAATGGCATCCTGGTAGAAGTCGTAAATCTTCTTGTCGAGTCCTTCTCTTGTATCTGCACTCAATACTTCATCGTCATTGTTTTCAATATTATATTTTGCCTTACGGAACAATTCTTCGTCACCACCAACTGCCTGATAAACGCTATAGTCGTTCAGCATATCTTCTACAAGTCTATCATACGTTGAGGAATTATTGCATGATTCCGCTGTTTCTTTTGCAAGTTTTTCATTATATTCATCTACCGATTGCTGAAATTGTTCATCTGTCATCCCATTTATCTGGTGCATAACGTGATTACAGTTACCGTGTCCTGGTACTTTAGCGGTACACCATGTAATTTTACCATCTTTATTCAATGCTTTAACCTTTGTCATCTGTTTGCTCTCCTTATCTACATCTATTATATCACGAAAAATACTAATTTCTAGTTAAAATTTTAAACTTTTAACTTTTTGCCTTTAACATATAGCACTAAAACACTGGACCACAACGGTATTAGGTGTTTCCAGACGTTTCTACAGTTTTAATGAGTGTGTTTATCATCTAAAATTAAATCACGTCTGGAAAGCCTACTGGCCGTTGTCAAAAAAGACTAGAACATTATGCCTAGTCTTTTACTTCATCATTAGTGTGATTTTGACAATTAAAGCATGTACCAAATCTTTTTCGTTAGGCAAGAACGAACTACCTTCCTTTAATTTAAATTCGTAGGTGTAAATCAGATTCATAATTGAATCAACATGTTTACATCTACTACGTTTAAAGTCTATTAGTCGATAAGCGTTCTTATACCCAAGAATATCACATATATCACTCTCTTTAACTTTTGCCGATGACAACATTCTATAAGTCATAAAATCACTAAACTTATTTTTTAGTAACTTAATCAAGACTAACGGATGTGTATTGACGATTACTCGTTGAAACTCTTGCTCTACCACTGCTAGATTTCCTTTCATAATGGCATTTATCAGTTCCCAGGGTGGTACTGAACCCATCTTATTCGGTAAATAAGAATACAATTCTTCAACTGTTAAGTTTTCAGTGTTTTCAATATTTGCTAGTGTGTTTCTGATAATCAGCAAATCTTCTGTACTGTCACCAACATAGTATTTTACAAAGTCTTTATTTTCTTTGGATAGATTGATTGTTTCTAAAAGACTATCAATCGTTACTTCTTCATCGTAAGTGCCACCATATTTTTCTGTAAATTCTTTTAACCATTTACCAGGCGCTGAATTACATACGATGATGACACCATTACCAAACCAGTTATCTGAAAACTTCTTCTTCTTAACTAAGTCCTTGAATGCTGTTCTATTCTTTTCATTCGTTAAGTCTAACTTAACAAAATAAGGTAAGAATAATGAGGCTTGTAATGCTAGACCATCTTGCCATTCTGTGTAGGTCAGCATCTGTTCATAAGCGTAACCCCAGTCTGTGTAGACTTCTCTTACCTTATTCAGAATATAAACATCACTCTTATTTACGATTGTATATAGTTTGTTCATTCCTTTTTTATGTCCTTACTGTAGTGAATATCGTGAATCAAATAGTCATCTCTATCTTTTAGAAAACGTGCTAGGCTATCATAAGAATGGCCTCTATTATCACCCATGACAAAATAGCCATCAATCTCTTCATCTGTTTCTCTTTTGCTATCTGAAACAAACGTGTCATAGAGTTTGTTGTTTACATAAATCTTATTATCTTTGATTGTCAATCTATCACCAGGCTTTGCAACAACCCTCTTTATAAGCCATTCTTTCTTCAAACCCCAAGATGATGGTGATTGAAAGATAACCACATCATCATTTAATATACGTGCATGTTTTAAAAATATGAGAACATCTTTATCATGCAATGTTGTTTCCATAGAACTGCCAGACACGACTGCTATTTTAAATGGTGCTAACAACGTAAAAGCAAATACAAGTGATACTACAGTTATTCCTTGTAATGTTGATACAACCCACTTTCTTAGTTTTCTGCGTTTTTTACGCATTACAACTTTAACTCCTGACGGATATTGAAACCAATCGTCTTTAAGATGTCAAGGTCAATTCTTAATGATTGAGAAATCTTTGTTAATTCGTTGATTACTTCATCAATGTATGCAAGTCTAAACTCTAAATCTTCACATTCGATTTCCGCAATACGTTTCTTCTGACTTTCAGTCTTAACAGTGGAATCAACCATTAAGCGTCTGAACTTATGCTTGTACTCTACGTCTAGTTGTGTACGTTGTCTTTCATAATCGTTAATCTGTCTAGTAATTTCTTTTAAATTTAAAACAGTTCTAATAAGAGTACTGTTTAAGTTATCTATTTCATTATGGTCCCAAAAAGAGCCTTCACTATGGATTGTGTGTAAATCTTCAAAATCAGGGTATTCGGGTAGTTTAATAATATCTTCTGTCATATTCTTTCACCTCTCTGCTCTTATATTATACAAGAAAAAACGCAGGTTTTAACCTACGCTTTAAAGAACGCTCTAAATATTGGTAGCGATACAAAGTACCCTGCTAATCGAACTATCCAGTTTACAATCTTATCCCATGCCCATACAAACACCGCCACAATATCATAATTAAACAATGACAGTACTGCTAGTAAAATAGCACCAAATACAACAAACCAGAATATGTTCTTCACATAACCGACTGCTTTACCCATTTTAAACTCTCCTTTTCTACGCCATTTCAATGAGATTGTTTGCTCGTCTTTCTTTCAAGCATAACTCACTCAAAAAGTCTTTTACCCTTAACGGGTCTTTTACATTCTCTAAAACAACAACAGGAGAAGTTTTATCAATCGTAAACAAAATGACATTGCCTGTCCCACATAATCTTTGCATAAGATTCACAGTACATCTGCAATCAATGACTCTATACAACATTACTTCGTCATAGGTTGTATTTACTAAACCTCTTTCAATATGTAACTTATTGTATACAACTGTGTATTTCGTGAAACTAATAGGCCACGCTAGAATATGTTTTTTGTCTTGCCAAAGTACATCATCTTCCATGCTGACTTCTCCTTCATTGTCTTATATATCGAAAATTACTGCCCTGGCATTACCCAGTATGTTGGAGTGAAATACTGAATATTGGTAACGATTGTACCGTCATTCGCATTGGCCGCATGTACCATAGAACCATTACCTAATGAAATACCTACATGATATGCACCTGCACCTGTATCATAGAAATATAATGCTCCGTAAGGTGCGTTATAGATGTCATAATGTCTAGTGCCTGTGTAGGACTGCTGTTCTGCTGTTCTTGCACTGATACCTGTCAAGTACTGAACCATGCCTGAACAGTCCCAACCATCAGGTGTAACTCCACCCCAAACGTATGGGACTCTACCAACTGCACTTAATGCTTGTTGCACATAATCACCACCTGCAATAACCGGCTGATAGTTAATTGACTGTGTAGTGTTGCCTCTTGTGTTCTGAACAGGAGCAACATAAGGCTTCTTTTCTAATATGTAGAATTGATTACCGCCTTCTGTTTTCTGCTCTGTAATATTGTAATCAGCAATTTCTGGGAACGCTGTTTCATCCTGAATACCATCTGCTTCACCAAGCAACTCACCATCTGTGTTATAGAAAAATGTTTTTTGCTCTGTAACGTTCACTGTTAATTTTTGTGTTGCTATCTTACCTGTAACATCTGCGTATTTATATTCAATTTCATACTTACCGACTTGGTTCTTATCAAAGTTCTTGGTGTCGATTGTAAATGCTCCTGATACACCATTATAAGAACCGCTAAATGCAACAAGACTATTTAAATCGTAGTCTGTTGTTTTAACAATACTGATTTCAGTTTTCTTTAGTTCTAGTACTGGGTCACCCTCTGTAACAGATAGTGATATTTGTTTCACTAAGTCAGGAACTAAGGAAACATCTGACTTATCACTATAGTGGAAATTAATTGATACTTTCTTGATTTGTGCGTTCTTGTCCGTTAAATCAATTTCCTTATCTAATGTGATTTCTGTTTTATCATAGTCAATATCTGACTTTTCTGGATGTTCCTTGATGTATTCATCTAAAATCATCTTCTTGATTTCTTTTTTCAGATTTTTAGGTGAATTGAATGGTAGTGATACCATCATCATTTGTTCGTTTTCAACACTGTTAATTGGTGCAACATCTTCGGCATATACCTGTGAGATTGTTGAATGTGCTAAAGCACCAATTAGTAGCGCTGAATATAATATCGTACTTCGTTTCATCTCTCGACCTTCTTCCTTCCTATATTATTATACAACTTCTTACTATATCAAAAAAAGAAGGCCCTACTCGTTTATAGTAGAGCCTGTCTTTGTTATTTCAGAAGGTTGATTACTTCTCTTCCTCTTCCTTCTTCTTTTTACCTGCTAGATAGATAATGAAACCACCACCAACTGCAAGTACTGTACCGCCTGCGATAAGCATTGGGTCGATTGCAAGTTTCTTGCTTTCAGTTTCTTCAACTGTTGCTGTATTTTCATCAGCCTTCTTGCTTTCCTCAGTCTTGTTTTCGTGCTTGTTATCTTTCTTTTCTTCTTGCTTCTTAGATTCTTCTTGTTTCTTCGCTTCTTCTGCCTTCTTTTCAGCATCCTTAGTTGACTGCTCAAGTGCTAACTGCTTCTGTTCAGCCTCGATACGTGCTAGATTTGCTAGAATTGCTTTGAAACCTTCTGACGCCTTATTTAATAGTGCAATGTTGTTTGCAACAATCTTACTATCACCTTCAAGCGTTGTTTTAGAATTTGCAAGTTCTGATAACTTGTTGATGTTTGCTTCTAAGTTACCCATGAGAGAGTTGAGTTCTGCTTCATGTAAGCCTAAGTCATTAACTGTTGTAAACTCGTCTGAATGACGTGCTTCGTATTCTGACTTGAACTTGTTTAACTTATCGCTACTTGCTGTTGCTTTCGCTGTCTTATCTGCTAGAATATCATTTGCAGATGCTAATTCTGTTGTCTTTGTCGCAATATCAGCATCATACATTGTAGGATTCAATGTTGGTAATTCTGCATTGATTGCCGCTACACGGTCGTTGATATTCTTTTGTGTTTCAAGCAACTGCTTAGCCTGTTCAACTAATGTGTTTTGAGCATCTACTAATGCCTGTTGGTCTGCTACTAATTGAGCCTTAGCGTTCTTGTCTGCTTCAACAGGTGTGATTTCGTTGTTCTTGTTATTGATTTCAGCGTTCTTAGCACCGATTTCGGCATTCTTAGCCACAATCTTGCTCTGAACATCTGCTAACTTGCTTGCTGTATCTGCAAGTTCGGCAACAACCTTATTTAACTTGTCTTGCTTGTCTGTCTTATCACTTACAAGAGCATTCTTTTCAGCCATTAACTGATTGAACTTCTTATTTGTTTCATTGAACTGTTCTAGTGCTTGCTTAGCGTTTGTTAATGCACCGTTCTTTGTTGCAAGATTGCTCTCTAATGCACTAATCTGTGTTGCTAACTGCTGTGCTTCTGCTGTAGCATTAGCGGCCATCTGTTCAAGGTCATGCAACTTCTGTTCAGCCTCAGTCTTCTTCTGTGTTGCTGTAGCCTTATCACTAGTTGCTGTATTGATAGCGTTTGTAGCGTTGTCAATCTTAGCCTGTTCAGCGCTGATTGTCTTGACAGTTTCATCAATAGCCTTGTTAATTTCTGCCAACTTCTGTTCAGCCTGTGCCTTTTCAGCCTTCTTGGCTTCAACGGCTGCCTTTGCGTTATCTAATTCAGCCTGTAATTGCTGTGGAACAACTTTATTTACCCAGTTAGTAGCAATTTCACGGAAACGCTCTTCTGTGTAATAACCATTCTCTTCTGTCATGAACGCCTTCATCTTAGCATCGTCTGTAATGTCCTCTGATGGATATAGAGGAATTGCATGGTTCTTATCACTGTAGGCGTGTGACGTGTTTGATTGACCTAAAATTTCAAGTCCAGCACCAGAGTAGAATGTAGGAACATTTTCTTTACCAACATGGTCACGTTGGTTAGGTCCTGTCTTAGTGAACATGTAAGGAGCGACTGCATATAACTTGCCGTACTGGTCAGAGAACCACTTGTAGTGTCCACCGTTTGATGCGATTTCGTCATCCCACCAACCTTTCATGGATTCTTTTTCATAAGTTGTATCTGCTCCGAACCACTTTTCATGGCCTGTTGCTGTAAATAGGTTATCTGCACCGTTTACATAGTCATGATACCAGTAGTTATTAGCACCGATACCAACTGCAATAGCCTCTGTTAACATACTACGTACATCAACCTTAACTGGCTCTAAGCCGGCTGCCTTACGACGGTTGTTGAGTTCTGTAACAGTATTTACCATACGCATTAAGTTGTCCTTAGCGGATGTCAATGCTGTTTCATCACCATTCAACCACTCACGTACTGTCTTAACTTGGTTATAGTCTTTGCTATTCTGTACAACCATCTTAATTGGTGTATTCATTACGAACTCTAAGTATTCATCCCAAGTCTGAGGTTGTGTTGCTGTTGCGTTCAATGTGCCAGTCTTCAATGTTGGAATTGAACCACCGTTAGCCTTTAAGAAGTTTAAGAATGTAGAGTTATCTGTTGCTTGAGCAATCTTATCTTCTACTTCCTTCTGCTTGGCTTCAAGTGTTGCTAATTCTTGAGTCTTTGTATCAATAGAACTCTGAATATTTGTCTTTTCTGCTTCTTTTGCGGACTTAGCCTGTTCTGCTGTTGTCTTTGCTTGTTCGGCAGTAGTCTTAGCCTGTGTCTGTTCATTGATTGTGTTGTCCAAAGTTGCAACCTGACTTGTAATATTTGCTACTTCGTCTTTCTTGCTCTGAATCTGATTCTTTAATTCAGGAGATGTAACTTCTGCTAGACGACTACGCTTTGCTTCTAAGTCCTGTTCGATTGTAGAGATTTCATTTGTGATATCTGCTACGTTCTTTTCAAGATTTTGTTTTTGAATTGTGAGGCTTGCTTCATTGACACCTAACGCATCAATTTCAGACTGCTTATTTGTGATAGCCTGTGTAACATCTGCAATCTGTGTATCAAGTGTATTCTTTTCTTCTGTCTTATCTGTCTGTGTCTTTTCTGTTTCTGCTTTGTTTGCTTCTAACGCCTTTAACTCATCTTGTTTTGCTGTGAGTTCCTGTGTTAGTGTTGCCTTTTGTTCTTGTAATGTGTTTAACTTCTGTGTTATACCATCAAGAGCGGCCTGACGTGTTGCTAATTCTGCCTTCTTGTCGTTTAATGCAGAAGTCTTGGCAATTAAATCTGCTTCTAATGGTGCAATATCAGCAACCTTAGGTGTTAGTTCAGTTTGTTCTTTCTTTAAAGATTCAATCTTATCTTCTAACGCTTTCTTGTCTGCTTCTAACTTCTCTTTTTCAGAAGTCAACTGATTAACCGCTGCCTGTGCTTCTGTCTGTGCGTCTGTTGCTGTCTTTGACGCTTCTGTTAGTTCTGCCTCTGTCTTGGCGAGATTCGCTTTATCCGCTTCGATTTCTGCTTTCTTCGCTTCAATCTGCCTGTCTAACTCTGCACGTTCGTTAGTGTACTGTGTAATCTGACTGTTTACACTCGCCAACTGACTATTTACGTTCTGTAAATTCTGTTCTTCTTGCGGAGTACGACTGTCAACTTCTGGCTGTGACATGTGACCAACTTCGTCAGGTGTTAATTCTTCGGCTGCCATTACTGTTGTAACTTGTGCCCCAACTGTAACTAATGACGCTGTAGCGATAACACCCTTTGCTAAAATATGTTTACTCATTTGTTAAATCAACCTTCCCTTTTTATATGTGTATTTTTTCTAACACTTTTAATATATCAAATTTTGTTTAATCTTGTCAAGCACTTTTTCACAATTTTCTTTATATTGTGCTGGTGATAGACTATATTTTTTGTAAAACTCTGGCATTGTTAGATTGCCCATGCCGTATTTTTGATAAATTGTTTCTCGCTCTTGTTCTGTTAAACATGATAACAATTTCTCAACCAGTTCTTTATCTTCTTTCTGTGTCTTTTTGCCTTGCAGATTATCTTCTGATATTACGTCTTGCATTTCAGTTTTTAAGCCATTAGAGTGGTTAAATTGTTCATCAACAATTGTGTTTAACGAAACAAAACTCTTCCCAATATTCATCATGCTTTCGACCGTTCTTTTCGGGATACCAATCTCTTTTGACAGTTCATCAAGTGAACCGTTGTTTTCATGCTTTTCCCAATACTGATTGATTAGGGATAAATTTCTTGGCAGATACTGTGAAGTTGTACCATATACTGCTACAGCAAAGTTATTCTGTAACTCTCTTAAAACGTTCTTACTTGCACCTGTTGCTACAATATAACCTCGACTTGGGTCATACTTGCTCTTTACATACTTAATCAATGCGAACAATGCATCGTTACAAGCCATTTGTGTAGTGTAAAGATGAAGATTTTCTTTCTTATTATGTAGAAAGTCCATTGCCCATTTATAAGCCAACTCAACATTGCTGGCAATCAATTCTTCAAATGCTTCATCATATTCATCTTGCTTGACGATACCGTTATTTTTACGATACTCTGCAACAATTTTCCCATATTTTAAATCATGCTCTAATCTTGCTTTACCTGTTAACCTTTCTTCTGAAACAGGCACTAGCAATCCTTGAAAAAATCCGGCGTAACGTTTATAACTTGTACGCTTATCACATAACATCAACTTATTATTATCCATGTTTTTTGACAGTACTCCTTTTTGAATACTTCCTATCTTAACATAAATGTAAATGTTTGTCAAGTGGCTATTTTCTTAAAATTACAAAAAGTGCTAAGATTACCACAATGAACAAAAGTGCTAGACAAGAAATTGTAATCAATTCTCTGCTACGCATGATGGCTATTGCAACTTCAGGTACGCCTTGTGTTGGTAATACATAATTTACTTCTTCTGACAATCGTTCTAAGTTATCTACATCATAAATGCTCAAAAATGCTTCTTGTAATACTAATACTGTGACCAACGCAACACCGAAGAGTGTAATTAAAATAAGTTGTAATCTTTTCTTCATACTAATCGGTTGCGAGGGCCGGTGTTACAACTCCTGTTTCAATGTAGATACTTTCGTATTCTCCATTATCTGTTTCATGCTCTGCAAAGTCTTGGGAACAGAAACCTTCACCTAAACCATCACTATTCTGTCCTTCTATTTCCTGTTTTAAGATTGCCAATTCTTTTTCTGTTAATTCTCGTTTGGCAACGATGAATACTGCGCCTCTATCTAACTGTGTTAGTACATAACGCATAGAGATTAGATTTTCTTTAACTTCATCGTCTACATAATTAGCCATCTCATCTTCGACTAAATAATTAAATGCCGTTTCAAAATCTTCTTCTTTGATTGGTGCTGATAATTTAAAATCAGTTTTATATAATAATATCATTATGAAAACACCTCTTTCTCTCTCTATCATTATATCATCTTTATTTAATTTTTCAAGACTATGTTTTGTTGGTTAGTGACTTGTTGGAGGAACGGTTTTGACGGCTGTTTTAGGTTGGGGATGTATAGTATATCAGCCCCTTCGTTTTTAGGTGTTTTTAACCTAAAAAAGTCACACGGATTCTTCCTAGAAATCGTTTTCGGCTTAATTTGCAACCTCAAAAAATAATTAAAAAAGGAAGATTTTGCTCTTCCTTCTATTTTTGCAACTCTGCCATGAGTGCTTGTTTAAATTCATTTGAAATGTTTAGATACTTAATTGCTTTAAAATTATTCTGTAACAATGTATCAAAATCATCATATTTCTTACTTGCCAACGTTGCTCTGATAATTGCACGACTGATAGATGTCTGACGCTCTCTATCATAATCAGTTTTTTCTTTTTTCGTAAACATAGACGTACCTTGTTTTTCAGTGTTCTTGTCATCTGCCCAGTTAAGACTATGTGCTTTCTTTAATGTATTAAACTCAATCGTCTGTTCTAGCAACAAGAAGTACTTGTTTTTGTCATCATATCCCATACGCTCTCTAATAACGTTCTCGTCTACTTCATCTATATTAATATGTAACTCTGTTGCTAACGCTTTGGCTTGTCTACTATGTTCACGCTGGAATACTGTAAGTTCTTCACCCAGCATATCTGTACCCAACTCATACGGTCTAAAACGTAAGAAATTATTTAAGTAAGCACTAAATGGTACTGGCTCTTTTTCATCAAACTTATTCAACGCAACCATCACCCATTCTCTAATCTGACTCTCAAGGTCATTATAAGGAATATAAGTAACAATCGTATCTATATATGGCTTTAAACATTGTTTACTGAAATTGCTATAGAACATTAAGAAACCACCTAAGAATTCCTCGTCAAAATCAGATAACGAACGCCATTTACGTTGTGTTGTATAATGAATAATTAAACTTTCATATTCTTGTTTGTTTAACTGCGTTGCTAAAATCTGTTCAACGTATGTGAAAGATGTTGTATATACTTTTAGTACTTTTCTAATATCATTATAAACACACCAAGCGTAGCCTTTTAATGTTTGTTTAATCTTGTGTAGAACATTCGTGTCTGGACAATAGATTAAAAGAATATTTGAAATATGTTGTGGTGTTTCTAATAAAGCGTCTGTTTCTGTCTTACCACCCCATATACGAGGACTAAAATCATTTGGTACAATTGCTTTTTCAATGTCTAAATCATTCTCGTTATACCATCTGAATACTTCTTCTGTGTCTACTCGATAAGATGTCTTTTCTTGAATTACCGGTATGTCTGTTGCTTCTAAAAAACGTTTCAGTTCTTGTTCCTCTACGTGCGCCAACTTTGCCCATTTATTCAGTGTGTACCACTGACCAGAATGAATAACGGCATTGATTCTAAAATTAGCATCTTTTGCTAAAAAATTCTTTCTGATGGTCTTATTATTACAAATCTCTGGCATCTAATTCCTCCTTGAATAGTAAACGAGGAAATAAATAATCATATTCCGTCATTATCTCATCTAATCTCTTTAGCAAATCTTCAATATTACTACCGGGCATAATATTGATTGTGACTTCATCGCCTCTTGTTACTGTTTTATCATAGTCGCTAACAATAATGAAACCATTTAATTTTTCAATAATCTCATTATATGTGTCGACTGTATCAAAATCAATCGCTATTGTAATTGACCTAATGTTCATGTTGTATACCTCTCTACTACTAATTATACAACAAAAAGAGCGTTTATTCTTCAACGCTCTCTAAAATATATGTCCCATCGCCGTTACGACCAATGACTGCACAACCTTTTTCTTCTGCCAGTCTTGCACGAACTTTTAATTCTTTATTTACCAGTTCGTCAACGATTGTCATTTCATCTAGTTTTATTTTCTGGTCGATTGATACATCTTCGCCGTTTCTTATCTTATTATAGATATCTGTACTCTTCTTTTCATTGACTTCCTTTAATACTAGCAAATCGGCTGTTTTTAAGAACCCAATCTGGTCAGAACTGATAAACACATTCGACCAGTTGCCCGATGTCATATTACTACCAAAGTCTGCTAAAACAAAATCGTCATATAGTTTACTCTGCTCTAAGAAGTTAATTCTATCACTAAATTCTTCACATTGCTTTTTGTTATTAAAATGTGCTTCGATAGGCATTAGTGGGCAACGACCTGGCTGTGCATGACATTCACCAATACTGCCATCTTTACATCTATGATACTGTGCCATCTTCTTGCTCCTTTCTTACTTTATGTCTAAACACTCTAATCGGTGTATTATCGTCTAAATAATAATCTTCGATAGTGTAATTCAACGCCTGCGTCAAGTCAATTGCTGACGGGTTCTTATCTTGAATATACTTAAAGATAGCAACAACATCACCCTGATGGTTTAGTTTTTCAGCATCCGGTGATACGGATAGAGGCGCTGTCATCTTATAATGATTTTGCATATTCGCCAACATCTCTTGGTTTGCCATGAACAAAGGGTCTCTGTCTTTCTCTTTTACAAGACCTTCTCTGTAAAAATCTCTCTCGCTTGTACTCTTTCTACGAAAATCATTTGTCTGTTGAAATGCGTCTGCAAGTATCCCGTTTAGTTTGCTTCTTACAGCACGCTCAAAGTTGTTGTTCTTTGTTAGCAAGACTGCAAAACTATCAGGTGTGCATTCGTCAGGATTACTTAACCAACTCGTGTCTTTAAACTGGCTAATATTACAGATGTAATTATATCCTGGCTCTAATATCTTTTCATCTTTTAAATGTGGATACTTAGCCTTATCCTGTTGCCATGTGTCATAACATATCATAGCGTCATTTAAGTCATTGAAATGCTTATGATAGGGACACGCTCTTACATTTGCAGTACATAATTTTGGGCCGCTTTCGGTAAGGTGATAGCGTTTTGATAGCCTTGCCTGCTCTTCTTCCCTTTTCTTCTTTTCTTTATTTTCTTTAATCAACGTGGGAACTGGTGTTGTTAAAAAGTGCCATAAACCCATGTTCTAACCTCCTAACTACCGAAACAGTTGAAAACTCCTACTGAACCACTGATATTTGTTTCAGTAATCTTGCCTTCTCTGTTTACTCTGACATATATATCATGAAAAGTTAGATTTTCTGTTTCTTCTAGCATACCATCTACATAATCTTGACTGTATTTTGAGTGTTTGATTGTAACCTTATAATATAACTTTATATCACCATTTGGTAATGCTTGATGCCTTTTGAGTTCTACCTTTTCAGCATTAGATAAGTGTAATACATTATCTGTAAACACTTTCTTGCCTGTGAAGTATCTATCTGTGTTATATGCAAAATCTAAATACTTAGAACTTAAATCACTTGCTGTTAGTCTTGTTAATGCGTGTATCTTATCTTTATTCTCAAAATCTTCCGCTGTGCCTTGATAATTGCCTCTTAAATTACAACTCTTTTCAATAAATTCTGTTGCAACGTCATTCGCACTATTTAATTGTTTGTTCTGAAAGTTTAAGAAGTTATCTGAAATATAAATACCAACAGCCGTTGCTATTACAAGAACGATTACAATTATAAAAATTTTAAGTTTACTGCTCATACTTTTCCAATTCTAACTCCCTTACTTTCTCATGCGACCATGTTGCTGAATATTGCCCTAATGCCGTATCAAAGTTTTTATCAATTTCAAATACAACCTGACCCTTTACAATACGATAATATAGTCTAACATTTACAATATGCTTTTCTTCTGCTTTTGTTCTAAACAAGAACTCATCAGGTATTACAATATCACCACGTTCTGGTGATGCTGACGTTTGCCAACCGATTTCTTCTATCGTTAAGTCAAAATCAACATATTCATCTGTGATTTTGTCAATATCGACTTTCTTTGTGAACCAGGTGGAATAAAAATAAGGGAAAGGATATATACCATTAGGTTTCTTATCAATGCTTGTATATCTATCTACTTTATATGTTTTCGTGTTCAAAACTTCGATAATTTCTTTTTGCTTGTTGATGTAGTTATTACCCCGTGCTTCTGTTGTGTTTACTTTTTGTGCCATGTTAAAATCTGTTGCTGTTGTAATAAAATCTTTAAACGATTCCTCTACGCTCATATTGCCTTTACTGATATGCGTTGCTTGGTATCTATTAAAGATAAACAACCCAACTACTAAAATAGGGATTGTAAACACTATCCCTAAAATTATTTTAACTGGTTTTCTTAACTTACGCTTCTTAGTCGGCATAATATATGAAGCCGTTATCCTTTTCTCTTACATCAAAAGCATCCGGGTCTTTTAGAATGTCCATCACACGACTAAACAATCTTGAAATTTCTCTATTATCGAAACCGATACTAAGAGTACCAAGTGTGTGTCTTACTGCACATTCACTCACTAGACTAAAGAATAAGCCTAACAAGAAATGTAATCTTAACTGCTCTGTGTCTTGAATGAAAACTACTTCATCAATATCACCTAACCATGGTAACACTTTATCAGCGAAAAACTTCGCACCATCATAGAATGTGTCTGTTGCGTAGTCATCTGTCATTCTGACTTCTAATACTTTGTTTTCCATTCTGTTTACCTCTCTATGACAAGAAATCTTGCTCTTGCTCTTCTTCGATATCTGTTGCCATATCTAATGTTGCACTAAATGCGGCCGCTACTGTGCCAAAGAATGCATATACCTTAGGGTCGTCAAACGAAATCTTAACATCGTTATCGCCTCGACCTACGATGTATAAGTCAATTACATTCATAAATACACCTAATAAGAAACTTGGGCTTATGAAATCAGCCTCTAAACCAAATTGAAGTTCTTTTGTGTCGTCTGTTACTAATGGCTTAACGCTCTTCTCAAAGAAAATACATCCTTCGTTTACTGTGTTACCAATGTTGTCGTCTGTAAAAGTTACTGTTGCTGTTTCCATATTTATTTTACCTCTTCTTTTGTTTTATCTTAATCTTAGCACATTACTATATCAGTAGTCAACCAAGTTTCTGATTCTCTTCTCTAATGATAAATGTTTACCGAAAAAGTTCTTATCAGGACCTATTGCTATTTTGTCCCAACAATGCTCTATCATGTTATCAGGATAGTCTACGTTTCCGTAGTAGTATTCCAACAATACGTGCATACAGTCCTTGCGCTCTGACAAAGCACACCATTTATCTAATTTGACATTAAACTTCTTTTCGTTTAAGTCATGTAGATACTTTACCAATCTGCCTGGTGTTGTTGTACTGTAGTAATAATCTCTAGCGTTGTTCTTACTTAGATACTCTAGTCTTAAGCCTTTATGAATATTACCATCTACTGGTAAGTATGTGATATTGTTAAAATTCTTAAAAAACAACTCCGTCACTTCTTTACAGTCACCAAAGTTATTATCTAAGTCTGTATCTTCTGCTCTCAATCGCATATCGTCACCAGATGAAATAATTCTTGTATCTGTATGTAAACAATAATCTAAGCACAAAGCGTAACACAACGATGTTTTAAATGGGTTTTCGTTCCACTCTTTATGCTTTGCGACTGCATGATAATCAACTATTTCTAAATTGAAGTGAAATTTCTCTGCAAACTCTTTAGCGGCTATTGCTTCTTGCCCGTTTGTGTATTTATTCATATTTTTAACATGAAGTAATGTTACATCATAACCATTGTTTCTTAAATACAATGCTTGATAGACACTGTCTAAACCACAACTAAATGCTACAACTACTTTGTTGTTGTTCTTCTTGTCAAGTATTATATCATCTTTAAATGGTTTTATTGTACTCTCTTGGTTATATGACTTAATAATAAACTCTATACAGTCTTGCCAGTAGCCTGGTACGTTAATTGTATCTTTAAAGTTATGTTTGTCTAAGTCTGCATAGATTGAATTAGCATATTGCGAGAAATGTAAAGGAAAATTCGCTGTAAACTTTAGTGCTTCACTTTTACTATTATTCACCATATCTTTTTAAATTTCCTTTCTCATCCCTGTCAATTACAACGATAGCCTCATAATTCTTAGATGATTGCTGTAATTTACCTTCTCTAGCATTTATATAATTAACATTCTCAAACTTTTCAACAATAAAGTCTTTATACTTCGTACCTGAAATACTATCATCTAAAACTAAAATATATCTCTTACATTTATAATTCTTTAAAAAGATGTCTATAATTTTTTCACATGTATATTCACAAGTAATTTTATCACCATTAGCCATTCGCCATTCTTCAATCTGTTTCCCGTTGTTATCAGAATAAGGCGGGCATGTGACTAAGCACTCATACTCGCCCGTTGATGTAAAAGCGTCTGCTGTCTTCAAATCATATTCAGGTTTAAAAAATAAATTAGTTAATCTGCTCTCTAGCCATTTACCACATTCTTTGTTCTCTTCTATCACCAAATCTGAAATATCTCTGCCGATATACTTTTTGTTTAAAGCAAGAGTACCAACTAGTCTTCCACAATAACCACACGCTGGGTCAAAGATTTCATGAAATTCTTGTGCGTATTTATTTAAAATATACTGCATTTGTGATGGTTTAAAGATGGAAACACAAGGGCTGACTGTTGAGGTCGTTAGCCCGATACCTAAAATAAAGCCAGGCACGATACCTTGCTGAAAGTGCTCTCTACCTAGTGCATTATCTCGAAAGTAATCACTACAGCGATAACGATTCTGTAAAAATTTTCTGAAAAGTTCTTTGTCTGTTTTCAACTTCTCCCAGTAGACTTCTGGTGAATCTTTTCCTGCTTTGTTTGCCTGCATGATACTTTTGTTAAAATATCGAACAATGCGTGAGTTGGCTTTCCATGATAATTGATTTTTTCTTAAACTATTTAACTCTCTGTCGCATTGTTCTAGCGTTACTGGGTTTTCTCTCATAGTAAGAGGCATATCCTGAATCTTTGCAAACTCTCTATCTAAATACTTATCAGCCATTGCTTGTGCTTGTTCTTTTGTGCAATTCATGATACACCTCCTTTACTCTTATATTATAGTCTTTTCTTCTGTGCTTTTATCCAGTCGTTGGCCTGTTCTTCGTTAAACCACGCTACATAGTTTAGATTGTTTTTAATTGCGGTTTCAAGTTTTAGAACATCTCTAACTGTCCAAATCTCTATTGCTGTTGTGTAGAATTTGGACTTTTCTACTTTCTCTTTCAATTCGTTCAATCGTATGATATCGTTCTCATCGTTCTTATCAAAAAACTTGTAACCATGAGTCCATGTACCATTATATTCAATATATAGGTCTAGTGACGGGATATAAAAATCACATTTAAAAGGATAGAGTTCTGACCTGTATTGAGTCTTTAAATCAGGAAACAACTCCCTAAGTTTAACTTCTAACCCATTTTCTGCTTTAGAACTATTAAACGTTTTGTGTTCTTTCATAGTTTCCAATCTCTTTTTCAACAAGCCGGGATAGCGTTGATGATACTCTTCTGACTGTGAATAATTCTCGACACCGTATCTTTCCATACATGTGTTAATATATCGTTCTTTATGCTCGTCTGTTTGGGCATAATAGTCCTTGCCGTATTTTCTCCTGCTCGTCTGCCTTACTTTCTCTTTTATCTCATCAGACTGTGTTGGATACTCTGTTCCATATTTTTCTAATGACGAGAGTTTCCATTTGTCTCGGACTGTCTTAGATTGGGATGGCCATTCTACACCTAAATTTTCTAAGTTCGTTGCCTTTATCTTTTCCTTGGTCTCTTCTGCCTTGAAAAAACAGTGTTTACAGTATTTGGTATATCCTCTTGTGATGGTGCGGAATTTCAATTCTTCTCCACATAAAGCACATTTACCCTCACCATCTTTTATGAGAAACCTATCATAGTACTCTTTTGATGTAACACCGTGCTTCTCCTTAATATGGGTTGCGAGTGCTAGAGGGTTTTTAAATTCTCGATTACAAATTTTACATATTTCCATGATTATATTATACAAGAAAACCGTTCCTGTCATCGAAGAACGGTTTATTTTACGTAACCTACTTTAAGTGTCCACCCGGAAGTATGAAATGACGTAAAACTCCAGCGCCCGCTCTGCCACTCGCTTGGTGGAATAATACGCCAGTTCCATGTTCTAGGAGAGTTATTTTCTGAACCTGACCAACCGGCTACATTCTGCTCCCAAATCAGCATTGTACCATCTTCAAAGACATGTGATACAAGACCTGTATGGCCCGCAAGCCCTGGCCCGTATTCTACGGAAAACACCTCTCCCACCGAGGGCGTATTTACTTTAGGCACTCCCTTTTGTTGCCAGAACGATGTTACCTGTCCACCATTGCCCATGACGTTTTCTGCAGGCTGTCCATCTTTAGACCACATGCGGTATGCTAGGTTGGATGCCCCATCGGTGCAATTTCCATAATCGAAGCAACGTAAAACCCAACTCGCCTCATCCGACCACATCAACCCTACTTTCGTTGGGTCGATTGCATAAGGTGCAATACTATCAGGCAGACCGATTTGGCGCCTAGCAACATGAGGCTCAAATCTTGTATCTGTCCAGATTGAACCGTCTGCTGGGTTATATGTTCCTGTACCATCTACTTTAACAGTACCGTCATTATAACTTGCATCACCGAAACCACTCGTATCAGATGCTTTACCACCGTTTACTCTTGATTTGCCTAAACCAGAACCTAACATCTTACCAACAGAACGGTTATCTTCAATATACTTAACCAGTTCTGTTAAATCATAGTCTTGTTCTTGACGTGTTGCTGTTTTAGCACCTGACGTGTCTGTACTATCTAAAGTAAATAGTTTAGAACCTTCTGTATGACCTAGTTTATTGATAAGGTCCATCATTGCTTTTAACTGAACAGAACTATCATACCATTGTTTTCGTTCTCGATATGCTCTCATTACTAGGGCAGAGGCGTCTTGCCATTGGTCTGTGTCTGTTGCTTGATAGCCCCCTAATGAAAGATTTGTGATTTCTTTATTTCTCAACTTTAGCACTAGACACCCAGCGTCACAATTCTCTGGTAGTGTTACACTTGAATAATGATTATCGCCGAAGGCTTTTGCTAGATATGCAGAGGCGCTTGGGTTTACTCCGTTATTTGCAAAATATAAACCGATTGCGTGTTCTCTTTCTTCGCCCTTAATAAAGTCAACGTTTGGTGCTTCTGTTGATGTCTTATCGTTCAACATACTATTAGGCCCATAAACCTGAAACATTGAACTAATTACCAACACAACTACCAACATTAACTGAATGGCAATACCAACAGGTGATAACAACGCCGTAGCAATTGCTGTAATAATAGATGTTATCCTGTGGACTTTTGCTTGTATGCTCTTTACTGCATTATTAACTCTAGCAACCAGTTTATTATTTAAAGCATTCTGGACAGCGGTATTAGGCTGTGGCTGCTCTTGTTCTGGCTCTCCTTGTTGTTGCTCTTGTTGTTCTGTAGACTCTTCGGTTTCAGGTGTTTCCTGCTCTTGTGGAGTATTATCTTGTGGCTGTTCTTGTTGAGTTGGCTCTTGGTTAGCCACCACTTTATCTCTATTTTCTTCGCTCACAACCTATCACCTCTCTTCCTAGTTTTGTTCAAGGTACTCTTTAATAAACTTCTCACGGAGTGCTTGCTTTTCTTCTTCTGACATCATGTCATCTCTGCTCAAATCAATTTCCATTACCTTATGTTCTGCTTCATCTTCTGCTTGTCTATATTTGATTTTCTGCTCGATTGCCTTACGTTCTTTTTCTTCATCTTCTTGGATAAGTCTAAACGCTTCTCTATACTCTTGTAACTCACGCTTCGTATAGTTAATATCACTAAACAGTTTATCTAAGCGACCTCTCTGGACTTGATAATCAAAGAATTTTTCTTTTTTGTTGTTAAACAGTTTATCTTTATAATTCTTGTACATATGTGGTAGCAATTTATAATCTGCTACAAATTTTGCGTAAGCGTTGATTTGCTCGTCTATATCACCTTCCACTTGCATATCTTCTTTACAAGTTTGAATTACATCGTCTTCTGTCTCCTGTGGTTGATTATAAATAACATCACCGCAATCTCTATAAACATCTTCTTGATACGCTAACCAGTATGCGTTTCTGATTTCATCATTTGGCATATTAGACATGTCAGTTGCAGGATATTTTGATAACTCTGCTAGTAACTCTCCTACATCTACGTAGTCATCTTCGTCTTCCATTACTAAAATAACTTGTTTTAGTGCTTCTTGCATTTCAGGTCGTGCTTTATAATTTAATTTCGTCTTAATGCGGTTATATTTCAAAACAACATTATCATTAAATCTATTACATTCTTCTTGGGAATGTAGATGTGGTGCACCGTCTTTTGCATAAGGACAATTACCAGGCTGCGCTGTACATCTCTTCCATTCACCATTTATTAAGTGTTGCATTGTTAATCTCCTTTTCAAAAAAGGGTACTCTTGTACCCTTAAGCGTTATACGCTAAGATGATTTGTTTAATCTCTTCGACTAAATCAGCAGGCATATCCTTGATTGTTGTCTTACCGCTCTCTGCTGTAACCGTTAGTGCCATGGCAATATCACTTGAAGCATGACTGTTTAAGATTTCCTCTGCTTCGTTAAGTGAGTCTGCTAGTTTCATTGTAGACTGTAATGCCTTAAGTTGTCTTTCTAACTCTTCTTGCTGTTGAAGTAAAATGTCTTTATTTCTCATTATTTTTATACCTTTCTTTTTTTCTTTGTGCTTTTTATATCAGAAAAAAAGAGGTTATCTGCCGAAGTAGATAGCCTCACTGATTAGAACTTTCTTAACGTACTCTAAACAAAAATCTGATACTAGGAAATTGAAGTGGAAATGGCGTATATCGCTGTCCTCTAACTCAAACAACTCTTCTGAAACGACATTCTTAATTGAACTGTTGACAATGCTTGTAAACACTATCTTGCCATTGATGATTAAGGAGAGAATGTCCTTATCTTTCACATGGTCAAGTCTGACTGTGCCCGTCTTATCAATCTTGATTTCAATGGTCTCTTTGCTCAACTTAGGTAAGATTTTATGAATTTCAATCAAAAGTTGGTTGTATGCTTGATTTTTGTTTAAATAGTTAATTATTTTTGCTCTGTTGCTTTCAAAATGTAGTAGATTCATTTGGTGCCTCCGTACTAATATTGAAACAAGCCTGATTGATTGTACTTACTTGCGAAAAAGAATCCTGCGATAATTAGGACAACTGCTAAGAACATGAGACCTAAATCGTAAGAAGAACTGATTCCCAATGCGATACCTAAGAATACCGTTAATAGAATTACTGTCTTTACAAAATTACATACCCATTTTCTAAAGTGTTTTGTGTTTGTCATGGCTTGTTACCTCTCTGTTTATGGTTTTAGTTTATACCCTTTATGCTTTGATGTCAAGGGACATTTTTGGTATTTTTACTTTTGTTACAATGGTTTATATCTAAAACGCTCCAGGACAACGGTAATAGGCGTTTCCTGACGTTTTATTCCTTTAGATGAGTGCAATATCATTGGATATCAAATCGCTCGGAAAACACCTATAGCCGTTGTTATACAGTGTTACATTTAAAAAGGGGAACTAGTTCGTTTCCCCGATAAGTTTGTTTAATTCTGCTACGAAGTCTTGTGCTTCTTGATAATACTCCATCAACTTATGCTTATCTTGATAGTCTGTGTTGGTACTTGCAATCACGAAACCAAACAAATCATTATTCAAATCAACTGGACCACAACCAAACAACTTGCCATCGTCTGTCTTGCTGTAGTCATACACTGGCTTAATAATTACAGGTGACGACCATTCGTGGTTGATTCTATACTCCTGATACGTTGTTTGCTCTGCGTTGCTCATGGTGATATTTACTACTTTTACGATAAATGTACCTTTTTTACTTGCTTTTCCTGTTAATTGCATTTTACTATGCCTCTCTTGCGATATATTCAGAATATTTTATGCCATCTAGCCAGAATACGTTATCCTCTTCATCGAAAATGTATTCTTTGCCATCTACCTCGATAACATTGCCTTTATAAACTGGTTTAACGATGCTGTATTCAACTTCTACTACCTTGTTATTCTTCACTTCATATGAAATATCATCTTGCATAATGACACCATTACATACTAACTTTGTGTAGTTTACTAGACCTAACTTTTTCTTGGCTCTGTAGTTAAAATTAGACAGTGCTTTCTTTACAGAGGTAGCATTTGTTGTTTCTCTATAAATAAGGCATACTTGTCTGTGGTACACGTCTGTAATCTTTAGGTCTGCTATGTATTTCATGGCTGTATTATAACACGATTATTTTTATTATGCAAGTGTGGGAGAACGGTTTTAAACGGCATTTTCGTCATTTCTGTGTAATCTATCAGCCCGTTGGTTTTTGACTGTTTTTAGGTCAAAAAGTCTTACGGACTGGGGTATAAAATGGTTTTAAAGATTTAAAAAGAGCCTAGTTTTTCTTAGACTCTTCTAATTCTTTTAACTTCTCCTCTGCTAAATATCTTACCATCTCGTCCTTATCGTGAGTTAAGATGTCAAGATAAGAACCTTGACTAGCAACTTCACCTCTTACATACTTATCTGGGTCATTTACCAAAATATCATGTCCATAACCCTGTTTGGCGACTTCTTGACGAACTTCCGGCGCTTCGTCATTAATAAGTTTCTCTAGGCCATATTTATGACTCGCTACTTCTTGGCGTACTGCCCAGTGCCTGTCATTTATCAATTTGTCGAGATGGTGTCCGTGTTTAGCAATCTCTGCTCGTACAAGGTCGCTTTCATCATTTACCAATATGTCGTCATACTTATCTGTGTTTAGTACAATCCCGAAACGAACACGGTCATTTTCGTCATGTACTAGAATATCATGGCCATAGCCTTGTCTAGCGACCTCTGCTCGTACTTCGCTATCTTCGTCATGGACCAACTTATCTAAACCATATCCACGTCTTGCACACTCTAACCTGTCAAACCAAAAATCACTATTAAGTAGTTTTGCCATTTTTTCGTTATATTCGTCTACTTCTTGTTGAAATCGTTTATCACTAATACCTTCGGTTTGGTGAAAGATGTGATTGCAATTACCGTGTCCTGGAACTTTGGCAGTACACCATGTAACTTCTCCGTTTGTGTTTAATGCTCTTACCCTAGGCATAAATTATATCCTTTCTTTCTGAAAAGTATATCAAAAAAGAGTAGATTGCTCTACTCTGGTGATTTTGTTAGAACCGCGTAACCACAATTCCAGACACTGTAATCGTATTGTTGAATAAGTTGAGGTCCAGTAATTTGCAACACCCGATACTCTGGATACTCTAGTATGGAGTCTTTTGTTAAATCTATCTTGATGGTTTCCTCATTAAAACTTCTTATTCCCAAAACCTTACTTTCTATAAACCGTTCTGTATTCTCCTTTTCATCCTTCCATTCTGATTCAAATATATGGAACAACCTCACGCCTTTTTCCTTGCACATGTTTGTCTTGTTTAGATGATATGATTCATCTTTAATCTTATTGCTGTGCCAATATGAGCCATCAAACTCGAACGCTATTTTTAATTCTGGAATATAAATATCCAACTCAAGTGGATAGATTACCTTTCTTGTATTCTCTATGACCGTATATGGGCATATCTCTTTTATATATGTTCCAACTTCTTTCTCCAATATCGAAACACAGCACTTCTGCCCATAATGTGATTCGCTACTATATGCTATAATTTTAGGAATGTCTTCGTTTTTGACATATCCATGATTGAGATGCCTTATAATCGGAACAATTTTCTTTAGACGCCACCCATGCCCATATATTTTGACAAGGTCTTTAACCTGTGTGTATCCAAGTTGTTGAAATTCTAGGTTTTTTCTTTGTTTTGTTTCGTTTGTTCTTCTGACTATTTCTTCATTTTGTGAGGAATTTTCGACACCATACTTCTTTAGCACGCCACGTTTAAGATTCTCTCTTACCTCTTCGCTTTGCATTGGATGTTCTACACCATACTTTTCTATTGATGTTTGTTTTACCTTTTGTTTAAATTCTTTAGACTGTGTATAGCATTTGACGCCATAGCGTTTTAGGCATGTTGCTTCTATCTTTTCTTTTGCAGATAGTCCTGATTTACCATATCTTTCTATTTCTTTTTCTACTTTCCTGTTTTTAGTCTTTACTCTTTTAACTCTCCTCCGCTTTTTTCTTATTCGTTTAGGTTTATTCTGTTTTTCTCTTTTGCAGTATATTTCTGGATGGTTTCTAATAAATGTCTGTCGTGCCTTAATATTCTTGTCATTGCTTCTGTTTGCGCATTGCTTGCAACAAAAACTAGCATAACCAGCAACTATACCATAATATCTTGTTTCTTTCCCACACTCTAAACATTTACCTTCATTGTCACTCTTCTTTAAGAACTCATCGTAATACTTCTTTGAATTGTAATCTAAATGATTATATCTAATGTGTGTTGTTATACTACCTCTAGAATTAAACTCTTTTCCGCAAATCTTACATTTTTCCATGTTTTATATTATACAACAAAAAAGGCTAGATGTTAGTCTAGTCTTGGGGTATTACTGTTTCAGTTTTGAAGTTTAAGAAGTTACAATCAAACGTGAACTTATTACCGTTTAGAATACCGTTGTTTAAGACGTTTGTTGCAATGTTTGAAACTAAACAACCTGCTGTAACGTTCGCTAAAATGCTCTGTTCAGCGCCTCGTTCTGCGGAGTTGGCGTGTTCAGCACATGATATCTCTGTAGGTCTACGATTATCACCATCTGTTGCTTGTAATGACTTATCAAGTACAACTTCTGTTTCATAAATGATTTCATTATTCTTCTTAATAGCAACGTAAACTTGTCCATTACGCTTACCATTACCAGAGCCAATATAGATAAAATCTGGGTATTTCTCTAGGTGGAACATATCATTAATCAATGCTCGTGTTCCGTTATTATCAACTAGTGAAATAACCATAGGCACACAAGGTTCTTCTTCAAATAGCGGGTCTAAATCTTCTACTGTATCTAAGTAGTCTGTAGAGTACGGTAGATTATAACGCTCACCAAAGACTTGTGACTTATACTTATTAAGGTCTTTATCAAAGAATTCCTGACGCTTTAAATTCTTTGCTTCTACAACGTCACCGTCAATTAGAAACACCTCATGGTCTTGACGTGCTAGATTACCGATAACATACGAGCCGGTACCACCACAGCCAATAATTACAATTTTCTTTTTCTTGTCGAAGTCAATTTTATACATATCCTTACACCTCTTCTTGTTTACGTTTATTATTTTAACAAATTCTTATTGTTCTGTCAATAGCAATACAACTCAATCCCCTTAGAATATCTAGGACCAAAGTCTAAAATTCTATACGACTTGATTACTGGCAACTCTTTGTCGATGTATCTTACATTATCACGCTTGGGCATGTAGCCAACTCTAAAATTTTCGCCATCAATCTCAACCATCACCTTAATTGCGTTACTGTCATACGGATTGTCTGGCTCACGTTCTAAAAAGAAATGTAAATCGTTTTTCTTAAACAAGATTGCTAGGAAGTCTTGTCTACCTTCAAAGGTTACACCTGCTACTCTGAATACATGCATTACTTAATACCTCCCATATCTCGTAGTTTTAAAAACAACGATTCTTCTAATGAGGCCCAACGCTCTTCTTCCCATCTTGTTAATGGACCTCGTTGAATACGTTCTTCAACTTCTTCTGTATCTAATGTAAATAACTCTTGTTCAAAATTAATTAATTCAAGTTCTTCCATGTTAACTCCTCTATTTTGTTCCACGCTCTGTTTAAAATATTCTCTAATTCTTCTACGTCTTGTCTTAAATCATCGAAACGTCTTAAGACTGTCATGTACTGTTTCTTTTTTTCAGCGTATACCTTAATATCGTCTAGCGAGAAACCTACTAGCAATTTACGTGTAGATACAGGTTCATAAGAATAGACGTAAAAATAGATACCTTTTACCTTACCTGTATCAACGTCTAACAGTTTATGGACGTCTTCAACTAGATTCTCTGATACAAATTTTACCAATACCTTATTTTCAGGCATTTTCTTCGCTATTACAATGTATCGCATTACTTACCTCTTAAGATAGACGCATCTTCGATTCTCATCCCGTAGCCATTAAAGTATGTGAATAAACTAATTGGCTTGCCATCAAAATAGAAGAACATCTTAGCGTCCTTTGGGATATCAACCTTAAATACTTTCTCAATACATTCAATGTCTTTCATGTTAGAAATACCTAATGCTACTTTACCATTTAAGATGTCGTTTTTTAACTTTTTATTCATCGTTCTTCACCTCTATAGAAATATTCTCTTACTGTCACTTTCTTTAGACTGTTGTCAGGGTTATGGTTTATCTGCTCTCTAACACACAAGACTAAACCCTGTTTGAGAAAAGATTTAATATCTTCAACTGTTAATTCATTCACACGGTACTTCAACTCTAGTACTTCAACACAATTTGTTGTTTTTATCTTATAGAAACAAATATCTAAAATGTTATGCTTTAGTGTAATGTGATTTTTAAACTTTGCCTTAAAGTTGTCTAGTGTCAGATATTCTCTTTTCATATTACTATTTTAACATTATCAAATTAAAAAGTCAACCATTACGGCTGACTTTTGCATCAAATATTGTACAGTTTTTGATACTTTATAGGATTGTAAACTTATTGAGTTTCGCCCATTCTTGAATGGCTTTGTACTCTTCTGAATCTTTGCTAATGTATCTATTGTCTAACCCGCCTTCGATTTGTGTTACTTTCTTGTCTTTTACTTCGATTGTAACGTATGGCACCTCTCTGTTTTTACGCAAGAAGAAAATCATGTCTTCTCTTCTAATAACCTTGTCTACATACACACCTACACAATGTCTTAGTTTTCTGCCTTCTTCAATAATTGCTTGCGTAGATTTAGGTATTGTGATACTGAACTCACCATTATCATATTCTTGCACATTTAACTGACTAATCACTTCTTGATATTCTTGTTCAATCTTCGCATTCGTAATCGCTTGATAGACAAGTTTGTATTTATCATGCAATTCATCTATAGTGGTTGTCTTTAATACATCATAGAAGTCTTTTAGTGTCTTCTTACGATTAATGACACGATACATCTTAATTGTGTCATTTGCATGGTATAAACTAGTGTTCTTAACCTTTTCGTATAATTCTAACGGTGACAATTCCTCGTTACCAAATATGCTATAACTTAAAATATTCTTAGCGGCCTCTAACTCTGCCATAATTTGATTATATGAAGTTGTGATATTTAATAAGTTTGTGAAACCTTTAACAGAGTTGACGCTTTCTAAGATGTCAAGGTATCTTTCAGTTTCTGGCTTATATAAGAACTGCATTTCATCGTTGACGATTTTTAAATATTCTAGTTCGCAAATATCAACCCATAGGCTACCAAGCGTTTCTAATTGCTCTGTAGAGAAATACTTTACAATGTTGTAGATACCGACACCGCTATCCATAATGTTCATCAATCTAATACCTGTAATTGCACGCAATGACAATGTATACACAACTTCTCTCTTAGGCAATGTATCAAAGAAGTTGGCCTTTAAATCACGAACAAGGCTGTTCTTATCAAATAAATCATAATACTTAACTAAATATTCCCATGTAGCATCTTTGAAGGCACTCATATTAGGATACACTTGTAACCATGATTCTAATTTATCAGAATACAATAGATTAATAAAAGTCTTAATATCTGTATATGGTGATGTAAGATTTAACAGTTCCTTATACTTCATTGGGTTTTCAAGAACATCTCTAAAGTGTTCCAATCTATTGTTCATCTCATCTTGTAGATTAAAACCAATATAAACAAGTTTCTTGCTGTCCATGATACTCTTCTTGGTTGCTCTAACATCGTTAATATAGAATGTGAATAGACCACTATTCGGAACTTCAATCTTAATTGTTGCACCATCTACTGTTGGTAAATAGATTGTTGAAATGTTTTTGTCTGTTACAATCTTATTTTCCTTAATTGTTTCTTTTGCTACAACAATCTCTTTATTTCTATACAAGAACATTGTTTCGATGAAGTTTCTGTTAATTGTCTTTGACATTGCATTAACTTCTTCAATCGTGTGTTTGTACGGCATTATTTCAAAACCTGAAACGTATGTTAAGATTTTTGGCTTATCAAGTCTATCTAAAAACAAACATTCATCTGTTGTTAGGTGAAGAATAGTGTAGTAACCATGGAAGTACAACTTACCAAACGGTAAATTAATCACAACATCTGTGTCTTTAGTATGCTGAAAATACATCTTACCATCAAATTCAATAAATTTATTCTCTTCCGGTCTAACAACGTTCCTATATTCGTTTAGTTCAAACAATTTCTCGTCATTATGATAATAAGCGGTATATGTATGATAGTAGTCACTATCTACTGCTTTTCTATTAGGACTAACTACAGGACAATTATTCTTGATTGTATTGTAGATTGTATCAAGATATTCTTGTTTTAACATTAAATTCCCATACACTGGGTCGTTTTCTAAATATGTATTCTCTGTCTGCTTTGTAAATGTTTTCATGGTTCACCTCTTACAATGATATTTTATCACATATAAAAGAAAAAGTAAACCAGTTATGGTTTACCCATCTTTGTAATTAACTTTTATTTTTATCCTTAATAAGTTCTTTTAACTCATCAATATCTTGTTGCATTTTTGTCTGTCGCATTTTCATAACACCGACATTAAGTGCTGTATATGCTAATAGTGTTAATATTGTTACTGTCATAGCCTCTATAGGTGACTGTACTCTCGCCAATGCGGTTACGGCAGATATAATTATCATCGACATAACTATGATGCTATTTAATAAGATTTCTACCATACTATTTACCAATTTCGCTTTCTAATTTTTGCACTTGTGCCATCAATTGTTCGTATTCACGTTTCTTGATTTTAAGTTCTCTCTCTTTTTTAGACTCTTCAAATAATCTTAATTGCTCTTGGTTATATGCATCTAATTCTGCCTTTAAAGTATCTTTGTTCTTTAAAATTTCCTCTTCTGGCATATCCAACAATTCTTTTTTGATGTAAAGTTTATCATCGTAGTCTATATGTCTAAAATAATCATAAGAAACTACAACAAACTCACCTTCTTTTCTGACCTCTGTTAGAATTGTGTAGTCACTATCAAACCAACTGTCACCCGTTCTATAATCCTTACCGATATTCTCATGAATAAAACGAATCTTATTACGCAATTGTTCACATACATCTTTATGTGCTTTTTCAATTTCTATGTACTTTTCTACTAATCCCATATTCATCCTTTCTTCCACAAAAGTTTTTTGTCATATTTTATATCTTTTCCAAGTTTTCTACCACAATAAGGACAGTAATCTATAGGAATATAAATAGTTCCAATACCTTCTCCATCAAAGTAGTTTTGTTGAGTAATTAACAATAATGGCTGAGAATCTTGGTAATCAAATATTTGAATATTAGCATCTTCGTTTTCTAAAACATTCCCACTCACCTTTAAAGGTATATTCGGCATGTCTGGCATAAATTTAACATTATCTCTTTCACAGTACTTACACATAATTTACTTCCCCTTAATATCTCCAATCCCATTTATCGAACAATTCTGTTTTATCACTTAATAAGTCATCTGTCAAATCTTCAAAGCCATTATTATATTCTTCTGCAATATTTTTAAGATAAGCATGGACTCTATCTCGACCAGTGGAAACTAATTCCATTTCGTCATACCTATGTGATTTGTTCCATTCTCTATCTTGAATAGTTTTATAATAATCATAATTCTTAATATGAATTTCTTTACGTTCTTTTATTCTACCGAAAAATGGTCTATCCCAATATTTTTGTGTTCTGTAACCGATACATACATATTTCCATTCTGGGTATTCATCCCATGTGTTACGAACGTATTTAAACTCAAAATATTTAGGATACCAGAGTCTTAAACATTCGAGAGGGAAACGCACTCTGGATTCATGTAATGTATCTTTTTCAATTTTTGTTATAATAGGAAATGCATTATAAGTACGAACATATCTTTCTAATCTAAAGTTTTTACGATGGCAACCTTTAATGAAATCGAGTTTTTTGTCTCTCTTTCTTCTGGCATATCTGTTTAACTTTTTAGACATCTAATTATCACCACCTTACAATACAAAAATTATATCAATCTCTATTCATACAGTTCCCATGTTATTTTCATCGCCATATATATTAGGTAGCATGGAAACAGTATTACTGGAATTGCAAATATACCTCTCTCTCTGCGAGAGGTAGTGCAATAGTATAATAAATAATACACCCACCTATAATACCCAGCACAAATATGATGCCAAGTTTTACAGAAGCCTTATTTAAAAGTTTTAACATTATTTAATCATCTCCAATTTGTAGAGCAAAACTCTTCCATAGTTACATACTCATATTGTGTTGTATCACCAAAGTTTGCTAATGTCTGCCAACGAACGTCAAATATCAAATTACCTTGAGGTGTTCTCTTAATCTTGTAATTTCTTAAGTCAGAAAGATACTAAACTGGTTTAGTGTATGACAGGCTCTGTTCTTCTCTATTTTTCTTACACATAGACAACTACTTCTTGCCGATAATCTCTTACAGTTCAATAGTTTTGGCGTTTTTAAGCCTCTCGGCATAGAACTAAAATCTACCCTGTTTCCAAAAATATCCATTAACATTGTAAGACCACCTTTAGACATCCTACCTTTGATAAAATATTCCTCTCCGAAATATCTTACCTTATCGAATTTTCTGAATCCGTATATTTTACCAGTAGGGAGTTTTTGTTCTCCTCTAGCACCTCTTGCAAGTTTATAATCTCCTTTAGATGTTCTATGCTTATAATAGATTACATCCAATTCTTTAAACTCCAAACCACCACTTGCGATTACACAAGCGTCTATGTAGTGGTCTTTTCTCAACCTTAGATGGTTTCTATTTTCACTTGTTACAAAACCAAAAGTTTCTATTGCATCTGGATATTTCTTTAACAACTGACTTCGGATTACACTCATGTGGGTGGCGTACTTCAGGTTCTTGCTCTTCTTAGGTTTCTTGTTTAATGTAATAGTACCAGCATGAACTCCGTCATGACACTCTTTACATAAAGTAATAAGATTTTCTTCATCATCTGTTCCACCGTTACTTCTGAATTTGATGTGGTGGACTTCCAATCTACAATCCTTCTTGCCACAACATTGACACGTGTAGTTATCTCTATGGAGAATTGCACTTCTTCTCGAAGAGTAACCATAATTGAATCCTTGCTGATAGCCCCACTTTCTAATTTTTTCGTTCATTAGACCAGGATTTTTCATCAAAGCAGTGTCGAACTGGCTTACTTCTAAGATTATGTCTGAAACAGGTAAAATCTTTTTACAAAATTCAATCTCATCAATATGAGCCTGAACTTTATGTTTCACTGAAGGCGGAAGTCTATCTTTTTTGATAGAGTTTCTTCTATTTAAGAATCTACACTTTCTGTAACGTGTTTTTCTATTTCTACGATTGTATCTAAACTCACGTCTACGGTCCATCTTGTTCTTAATGTCACTTCTTAATTCGGTTTGAGATTGATACAGCACCTTGTCATTTCCAACAACTGCTACACCAATATGTTTTGAACCCGTGTCTACACCACAGTAGCACTCCTGAACCGCATCTGTTTCTGGTTCATACAATAGTCTAATGGTGAAAGGCTCTCTACGAACAACCTTCGCTTTTCCTTCTTTTAGTAATCTACGAACCTTGCCAAAACGTTCTGTTGGCATAAAAGGTTGTCCGTTCTGTTTCAATACATATACTAACATTACGCTTCAACTCCTTTCGTTGATAATAAGTTTAACTCTTTAAGACGGTACTTATCGAACCGTAGTGCCTATCCACTCTCTATTACCAAGAGTGGAATTGGTCTTCCTTTCGTCAATGTTGAATTGGGTTTTTAATTCACTAACACAGGGTATTAATACCGTTAACCCAACTTAATTAAGTGAACTTAGAGCATCGGTCTAAGGCGACAACCGTAGGTGAGTAACCTTATGGTCCTCTAATTCAACGTAGGTTAGATTTCTCTAACCTGAGACTTGTGAGGCAACAACTAACTACCAACCAGAAGATGGTCGGTCTTTAGTTGAGCATGGCCTCACACGAGTCAACCTTATCTCGTTGCGAGAAAAATTCAGATTTGTTCACAAGTACATTTGCTAGTTTATTTTTAATGATATTGTCCATCTTTACAATTTCTGTTAATAGCGTTACCCACTCTTGTTCATTTAATGTTTCGTAATTCATATTATTTACCTCTATAAACAATCTACTTCACAACCTCATTAATTTCTTCTATCAATTTCTCCACTTGAGAGAGTAACATACGGTTTTTTAGTTCTGGAATTAGAGATTTGTATGTAACACCATGTCTACAATATAAAATTGGTAACCCATAAATACCTAATCCTATCAGTTGGTATCTACCGTTTTTATCGACTTGTTTATATAAGGCTCTTGTTCCACTATAATCTTCTCTATTTAAGATAAGGACTCTATTACCATTAACTGAAATTTCCATAGACCAATCTCTAATTTTTAAGATTTTAAGGTCAAGTTTGTTTAATAGATTTTGACGATTTTGCAATATCTTAGAATATTTTAATGCATCTTCTTTGTTTGAAAATTCTCTTCCGAAAACTTTATATGAAACAACTTCTTCTAATTCAAACATAGTGTACCTCTCTCTTGTTTATGGTTTTATTTTATCACAAAACAAAAGATTTGTAAATAAAAAAGTGACATTTCTGCCACTTTAATTATTATTTTTCTCTATGTACAGTATATTCAACTGTATTGCTCAATGTGAATCCATCTTCAATACCTATGAATGTTTCACCTACAATACGTAGTTTTTCGCCATCTTTAGGTGCCCATCTTAACTTCATTGTAGTTTTACCTAGAACCGCGTCTTGTTCACCTAACTCCATTTTGTGATGAAACCAATACTGTGCATCAATGACCTCATGCCCTATTACTACATTTTCTTCGTTATACACAGTAATTTTCAAATGACCTACCGTCATATAGTCACCAACCTGTGTTAGATTGTTTTGAAATTGGTAACCAATGGTTAATTCATCTGGGAAGTTATCTGACACATAAGGTTCTGTTAAGTTTGCAATAAATGGTGATACTGTTCCTTCTTCTACCATCCACGTTGAACCATTATTTACTTTGTGCCCCATAGCCATAGTTGCTATGCCACAACCTGAAAGTGTTATTATACACATCAATGTACAAATTAATTTTCTCACCATATCAACACTCCTCCCCTGTTACTTTCTTTCTATATAACAATACAAAGCCAAGTCCAAGCACAGATAATGCGAATAACTTTAATGTATTATTCATACTATCGCCTGTAGGCGCTGTGTGTTCAATGACTTTATTTTCTGTTGTAGTGTTATTCTCTGTAGGCTTAGTTGCGTTATCGTTAGGTATTTCCTCAGTAACATGTTTCTTGTACACATGAGTTCTGATACCACTTTCCTCTGTAGTATTTACATAGTCATACTGTTCATTTTCATAGACAATATTGCTATCTTTCTCTACAAAACCCTCTACAATATTCTTTAACTCTACACCGTTAGTATCAATAAATCTTGTAATCTTTAACTCTGGTACTTCTACAGTAGGACTATCATTAGGAATTTCTGTTTCAACCTTAGTATATACATGTGTTCTAATATCACTTGTTTCTGTAGTTTCTTTAAACACATATCCATTAATATCTAACTTTTCAACAAAGTTCTCTTCTAACTCATGTAAATCATTGCCTTGTTCATCTACGAATCTTGTTACCTTTAATTCAGGTAATGTTACTTCTGGAGCATCATTAGGTACTTCACTATGGAACTCTTCATATACATAAGTTCTGATACCATCTTGGTCTGGCAACTTTTCCTTAAATACGTACTTAGTTCCATTGAATGTGATTTCATCTTTCTTATCTGTGAAACCGTTTTCAAACTCCGCAATCTGTTCGTTATTAGTATTCACAAAAGTTGTAATCTTAAATTCAGGAATCTCTACTGTTGGTGCATCACCAGGTAATTCATGTTGTTCGTTCCATGTATTTGTTACATTGAAACCATTATCCATATCACCAGTAACAGATGTCATATAGAAATTCATTTCATCTTCTTTGATGGAATACTGAATTTCTTGATTTCCATTATATTTACGTAAGCCTGTGAAAGTGTATTCCCAGTTATTTGATGTGTCTAATGTTACAGACTTACCTGTATCTACATTATCAGCGTATAAGTGCATTACTGCTTGTGTTCCAGTGTTACCTACCCAAGTCTTAGATACCTTAATATCTCTTGTAATAGGCTCATCCTTAACTGTAACAATATTATCCTGACTTACTGATGTCTGAATTGTATATACTGTATTGTTTAACTTATATCCAAAAGGTGCTTCAATTTCTTTTACTTCATAATTTGCTTCAAATACAACATTAGGTGTTACTGCTGTACCATCTGCACCTGTTACTAATGTTTGAGTTGTGTTATCGTCTAAATCTTTAATTTCAAACTTAGCACCAGCAAGACCTATACCTGTTTCAGCATCTTGCTTAACAACTTTTAGCTTTCCTACTGTTGTTACACCAGTATTACCACCAACATCTGCTAGTTTGTACTGTGCTGTAACATCTTTCGTTACTTCATCACTAGAAATTGCAATCTTATTCTTTTGAAGTGTACCACTTGTCATGGCTGTTTTCATAAATAACATATAACTCTGTGTACCAATATCACCTAAATCTAAAGTCCATGACTTGTAATCAGGTGCAAACTGAATCTTATCTGTTACATCAATAACTTCACCCCAGTTAGAAATACCTGCATTTTCAGTATATGTTACTTTCTGCAACTTAAATCTTTCTTTTGAAATGTCGACTGGATGTAAGAACCAACCATTATCTGTTACAAGACTGTCAGATAAGACTACATGATGTAATTCCATACCACTCTTATTGACACGAATAATCCACTTGACTGTGTTTGGTTCATCTGGTAATCCTTGACCCCACTTAGCAATTACTTCACCATCTGTACTTGGTCTAGTAATAGTTGTTTCTGCTGACATTTGGTAGCCATTATAAATACCATTACCTTTAATTGTAAATGTAAATACATTTTTCTTATTTAATTCGATATGGTTCTTGTTAAAAGGCACCCATAAATAAACGTTACCACTTAAATTACTTTTGTTGTTTGCTTGTTCATTAAATACAACACTAATTTTACCGCCTTCAGTGCCATTAGGATGTAATGTTCCTTCACCAATAACATCTCCCACAACGGAATCAATAATAGGGAAGGTTCTATCTAACTTATCTGAACTCATATCAATAGATTCAGGCACAAGAATATCAAAATAATCTCCTGTATGTACTGTTTCTGTTGAGTTCCATGTCATGTTTAAAAAGAAACTCGAACCGTCATATAGATTATTCTGATGTACTTGATTACCACTGTCTCTTAACGATACTTGTACTAATTGTACGTCAAGTCTACGTGGTGTATTCTCCTCCGCATGTGATGGTATTGCCATACAAATTGTCATAAATAGCATTACCATGAAACTAAAAATCTTTTTGAATGTCCTCATTTCTTCCTCCTTATATTTAAGTTCATATATTCTTATTACTTTTCTGATAATCTTTTTAATTCATCTGCCTCTTCTTGAGTGGCCACAATTTCTGCTTTAAGAACTTTTAATTAGTCTTTCATTTGTTCAACCTGTTCTTTCATTTGTTCAATGTCTGAAAGTTTTTTATTATACGTCTTAATGATGTTCTTTTCTTCTAGTCTTTGTTTCTCTTCGATAAGTTCTTCTTTTGTCATGTCAAGATAGTGTAGTTGCGTTTTTACATAGTCGCTATATCCGCAATCAACCTCGAACGCAATCATGTTGTCTTCAATATTAATATCAGTAATGTGCCCGTTATACACGTGTTCATTATCTACAACTGGAATGACTTCATCAATTTCTTGCAACTTTGTTAAAACTTCCTTATCAAAGTCTGCCCAGTCTTGCTTCATTTTTAGAATTTTGTCTGTTAATTTCATATTCTCCCCTTATTTTACGAGTGCTCCATATTTCTCTTCTAATTTCTTATTTGCTTTTTCAGCACGCTCTATATCCATCTTACTTATACGAATAACAGATAGGTTTCTCTGATACTCTTCTCTAACATCTGGTAGTTTTTCAACTGATTCACGTGCTAAAGATAGGGCACGATACATGTCCAATTCTTTATCAGTAGCATTAAAAATCACTAAAGGAATGTCGCACTCATAAGAAATGTCCTCGTCAACTCCCCAACAACATACAGAACAATCAACAACCAAATGAACCATATCATTTTCGACAGACACACTCTTTACTCTAACGATTTGTTCTTGAATGTAGATGAGTCCTAGGTAACTTTGAATGTTCTTTAGTTTGTCAGTAACTTCTCTCATTTGTAATTGATACTCTTGTTCTGCTTTAACTGCTTGTTCGATTAGTGACATATTATTCATTCTCCTTTATTTGTCTTAATTCTTTTTCACTCATAGTTAACAGTTCTTTATCAAGTGATACTATTCCTAAGTCCATATTCTCATTCAGAAAAAATATGTCAAGAATACCATCTTCTACATCTAATATATCATAGATACAAGTGATTTCCTGATAATGAATAAAGTTATCAAACTCTTTATAAGAAAAACAAGGTCCTAAAATGTTTTTAATTAAGTTTAATTGCTTGATAAGTTCCTCATCAAGTTTTTCTTTTTCTGCATAACAATTTTTAATGTTTTCTAAATCTATCATATCTATTCTCCATGTTCTAGTATCTGCTCAAGTGTTCTTGGTGTGTAGTCCATATATTCTAACATACAACCAACATTGAAATATTGCGCATTTGTTTTGTATCTATTCTTTGCTTGTTCTGCCACTTCTTTACAGAACTCCCACTCATCTGAATTATGAACATGTCCATAAAGGTGAACACTGTTAGGGTATCTATGACTTCTAAATAAAGGCATAAAATAATGACTTAGATATACACGATACTCTTTACCAAATGCCATATCCTTTACTTCTTTATAGTCAACCATTTGTAAGACTTTATTTTTGTTTGCTTGTGTATGTAGGATTCTATCATGATTTCCTCTTATTAAAATTATTTTACCGTTTAATTGATTAAATAATTCATTTGTACGTTCCGTATTGCCAAAGCAAAAATCTCCTAGAACATATACAATATCATTCTTTTTAACAACACTGTTCCAATTATGGATAAGAGCGTTATTCATCTCTTCAATGCTATTAAATGGTCTATTGTCAAATTTAATTACGTTTGTATGGTCGAAATGCAAATCACTAATGTAATACTTCATATTATTAATTCTACTACTCCTACTTATATATTATACAACCTATGCATCAAAAACTATCTAACTTTTGATGCAGATTTACTATCTAATCCACTAAATGTATCACGATATGACTTTAACTCTTTGCTAACCTTCTTAATCCACTTTGTTAGTGTTTTCTTACTCTTCTCTAATTCTGAATAATACTCTTCATCAGATTCAACAAGAATACCAAATGAACTCCAACTAACAAAGTTCTCGCATATAGCATTTAACACCTGTTCGATGAAATCAGGTGATTTAATATTGTATATTTTACCTTTGTTTTCATCGTAAGGGCAACCACATACGTAACACTCTTTTTCAGATACTAATACTACTTGTGTTCCATGACTTTCTCCATCAAATTCAAACAGAATGCATGATTCAGCATTGTGTAAATACTTATAAAACTTCTTTAACATATTTATTGCAATATTCCCATCTATATAAGACAGAACAACGTTACTAGAACCATTATCATCTTCAAGTGATAAGAAAGACCAACCACCACAAGGCTTCTCTAATTCAACATTTACCATACATACCTCTTTCTTTATACCGTTATACGATTTATTTTTCTGTTTTACAAGGGGCATTATAAGTTAGTAAGTCACTAATTGAATAAATATACCCATCAATCATTTGTTTGTCTATTTCGTCAGAAATTGGCGTGTGATAAGACAATTCTGTTTTCTCGTTAAGACTACCGTGATTGTTATAGAACAGTGTGTACTCGCATCTATTATCGGCATCTTTTTTAATTCCAACCAAATCCTTTTCTTGTGCAAACCATTTTGCGATTTTTAAACGTTCCTCTAATGTGGTGTCAATAATATTAGAGTCAATTTGGTCTAATCTAGTCAAAACTTTCTTTCTAAGTTTAAAAAATGCATTGTACATACCTTCATTAAAATCATATTCTGACACGATTACCAGTCCAAGTTTAAACACCAACCACTTCTGTTTCCATCTTGGCAATAGTGATTTATTGAATTGTCTTTCATTATCAATGGTCTTTTCGCCATCTCGTGTGATTTTTAACATATACACTATCTCCAATTCTTTTCCTTAAATCTTTCAAACGCTTCTGTAACACTATACCACTGATTAGAGTATTTGTCTAATTTATGGAACACATAAGAGTCACCGATTAATCTGTACATACCTTTGTCGTTACCATGGTTGGTACTAAAACTAAACCCTTCTGGGAAGTTCAGTAATTTTAGCAAATTGGTGTAGTCATACTCATTAGTCTTAATCTTAAACTCTAAGATACTATCAAGACTACGGAAATTGTAGAATGGGTCAAAAAACACACTTTCATCTTGGAATCTTTTTGTTGTGATAGGTTTAATAACAGGTAATTTCTCTAATTCCATTACCAAGTCACTGAAATACTGCACAGGCATTTTATGAGAAAAGTTAATTGAGCCTAAGTTAGGATGATAATCGATACCATATCCCTTTTTAACAAGTGTTGTGTACTTAGTCCAATCTCTACCATAAGCATTATCTTGAATTTCAAGGTCATGTGTTAATAGTTTCTTATAGTCTTTTGTTAGTTCTCTTTTAAGACTGTCTATATAGAGTGGGAAGTTTAGTAATATTGTTAATGGATTATCAACATCAATATGCTCTCTTGCAAAAGCAAATGAACTATGACCGTTTTGGAAATCTTCCTTATGTTTAGATAGTTCTTCTAATCTAGTTGAGATATTTAATACTTCTGCTTTATACTTCTCTTCAAGCACCTTCAACTTTTCATTCAGTCTTGTTTCCTCATTAATAACGTTAATATAATCCATGTCTAACCTCCTACTTTATTCACTAAAAATATTCAACGCAATGTAATAGTAATTCTTCTAGTTCTTGTTCGTTTTCTACAGTACTAGAAAAAGTAATGCAGTACTTATATATTTCCCAGCGGTCGGTAATAGAGTTTAACCAGTCTACGTCCTGCTGATTAAATGTTGAATAAACATCTAAGCAAATACCTACACCTACTACAAGTTTAGCACTATTGTAGTCTATTGTAAATGCATGTTCGTTACAATAGAATCCAACTATATTGTCTTCATAAGTTTTAAATCTAACCTCGTATTCACGCTTTTCTAAGTCTTTAATAATATCTTCAATTTGTTCTTTATTCATATTTTCCTCTGCTTGGTGATATTATTTTATCATATATGGGAAAATAAGTAAATAGAAAAAGAGATATTTCAATCCCTTTTAGTCTGTTGTACTACAGAAATAATACAATTCCTCACCTTTAAGATGTTCGCCTGCATAAGTGTCTGCCTTTTCCCACAGTCTGTTGTATAATTCTGCCAACTTCTCGCTCTTCTCGTAGTGTTGCCAAATTTTCCAGTTTAGAACCATAGTGAGTTCAGTTAAATACTTATAGTTTGACTTCCATTCCTTGAACGCTCTATTAAATGTGTCTTCTACGGCGTTAAGCCCAAATTTTTCTGCAATCGTAAAATCTTCAAAGAATGTTGTGAAGCACTGGTATCCTGTTTGTTCTAATATCAACTCTTTAAATGTCATGGCTCTTACCTCTATCTCTCTTTGTTTTTACGAGTATATTTTAGCAATATTCTAGGGTAATGTCAAGTCTTTTAGTAAGTTTTTATTTTCTGGAGGAACGGTTTTTGCTTCGCATACGCCGTTCAGGAAAACGGTTTTAACGGCTGTTTTAGGTCGATTAGGTATGGTCCATCATCCTCTTCATTTTCACCTATTTCCAACCTGAAAAAGTCACACGGATTCTTCCTAAAAACCGTTTTCGGCTACATCTTTAACCTTAAAAAATAATTAAAAAGAGAGTGCCTTAAACACTCTCTTTAATCTTGTATGATTTGTCTTTAATCCCGTATTCTGCAAACAACCATTCATCAATATATGCTTGCATGTTTACATTATTCGGAACATATACTGACTTTTCAAAATTTAATTCTTCAATAGAGATTAGATAGTTCATGACTCTACTTCTTAACTGTCACATAACTATCAAGGAATTTAATTACTTCTTTGTTTACATCTTCCTTAGACATGTCCTTTGTGTTCTGGTATTTATTAAAATAAGTGAAAGACACTTTGTTTGCATTGTCTAAATATAAGAAACATTCAATATACCCACCATCGTCTGTATCTACTTTGTTAGTATATAGCGTATATCCCTTATAATCACTCTTCATTAAACTTTCTTTCTTATCAAACTCTAGGTAGTATGAATCAACCTTCTCTAAAGTGTCTCCACGCTCTTTAAACTCAAAGTTTTTAGGTAAGAAAGTACACATGAAAATCAATTTATCATAGGAATATGTATCTGTGTCTTTCTCAAAACCTGTTGCAACAATCTTTCCTACATAATCATTATTAAGTTCTTCTGTAGATTTCTTATATTCTTCATCCCAGTAATGGTCTCTCTCTTCCACTTCTTTATTTAAACGGTACTTATCTGAAATATGTCCATTCTTATCTACTACGATGGCGTCTACTGTATAGTTGGTTGGTAACTTGACAGATACATCATAGTCAAAATGTTGTACATTCGGTCCAACTGGATTACCGTCATCACCCATAATACGATTACCATTCTCATCAACCAATTTTCCTTGGTATTCTGCACCTGAAGCGTTAAACTTAAATTCTTCATAATTCTTTTGAGCAAAGATGTCAAATTTTGAAGTATCTTTTTCTTTTTGTTTTGGTGCTTCTGTTGTCTGTTCTGTTGTAGTCTGTTCATTTTCTTGTTTAGGTTCTTTAGGTCCACAGCCAACTAAACCAGATAACATTACTACAGCACATAATCCTGTTAATAATCTCTTGTTCATTTTATCTCCTATTTCTTCTTAATTGTAACCAACTCGTCTAAAACCTCTGTTGCTAACTTAACAAGTTCTTCCTTGTTTAAGTTTTTAATATTCTCTGTTTCTGGTTCATACTTTACCCATAGACAAGTATGGTCGTCTAAATACATAAACATATGAACACCAGTAGGTACTCCATCTGTGGTTTTAACAGGTACTACTTTTAGTTTATATCCGTGATAGTCTAACTCTGAAACATCACTCTTCTTAGGGTCAACAAGGAAATTATTTTTAGCATCTTTCTCCTCGTAATTCTCTGTCGAGTATGTTAAATGTGCCATAAGTATATCTGCAAGATTACTGTTGCTATTTTCTGCACGCATACCTGCATAAATCTCCCAAACGTGTTCGTTATTTTCAATATCTTCTACCGTTACTCGGTTTTTCCCTTCTTCTAGTGGGCTGTTTTCCAACACCTTATCCATCATATCATTCCAACGTACAAACTCTTTTGCATCATTCTCTTGGATAGATGTTACGTGCATATAATAGTTTGATGGAACTTTAATAGAAATATCATATTCGCCTGAATCGGTACGTGCTTTTGTTGCACCATATCCTTTACCCATACCTCTAAGATGAATAGTATCATACTTATCTTGGTGGAAGATGTAATAATCCTCTGACTTGTTACCATAAATTGATTTTTGTTCTGCTGTTTCTTTTGTTGTTTCAGTGGTATTTTCTTTGTTTTCTGGTACTACTTTTTCTTGTTGCTTTGCACAACCTACAATAGGTAATGCCAACAAAGATACTAAACCTAATTTAATTAATTTATTCATTGAAGTCTCCTATCTTAATTACTAAATTTCCTTCGTTGTCTAGTTCCGTTGATTGTAGTTCATTACAACATGAAGATGTACTTTCTTGATACTCAACGTAATATCTCTCTTTTCTTCCATCGTCATGGATGAGAACTACTGCTACTATATCATTGTAGGCTAGTAATCGTTTAAATACAGTTGTCTCACAATCCTTGATACCCCACTTTTTGTGTGGCAAATCTGCATTTTTAGATAGTACCATATAGACCTTACTCACAATACTAATCTGTGCTTCACTTGGTTGGTCATACGAATATGCACCGTGGATGCCTCGTAAAACTAATTTACAGATGTTTTCCTTATCAACACCAACAACGTCATAATCCCCTAAGAGAATATCTAATTCTTTTATCATTTATAATTTCCTCTATTCTATATATCAAGAAAAGGCAAACCGCTCTGGAAATGCCTCTATCCGTTTATCTAAACTCAACTATTCGCAAAGGAACATTGTATTTTTCTGCAAGTTCAATATCATTCTTTGTACCCTTAGACTTGCCATCCCAAAAGACTACACATCCTCTGTTCTGAAATTGTGATGCGTATTCAAACATTTCAATGTTCCTCAAAATGCCTGCTTTCTTGCCATACTTATCCCAATCAGGAAGAAAGACCTTTGTTTTGATACCTCTCTCTTTTGCGTACATGGCTGCACACTTATCCGCACCATTTGCACCACCATGAACAATAAGAACTTTATCTTGATTTTGAAGGTAATAGTCTAGTTTACTATACATTAATGACCTATCGCTAAAACTTCTTGAACCTGCAACAATTACCACGAACATACATCTTTACCTATCTTAATGACTAGATTTTCATAGTTATCAAACTCTACTAATTGGAGTTTGTTGTAGCATCTTAACTCATCCTCTTCGTATGTAACATAAAACTCCTCTTCTTTGTCGTCATCATGAACAAGTATTAAAGATAAAATATCTCTACAATCATATAGACGTTTAAAATTTGTTGTGAACTCACCTACGCCGAACTCTTGATGTGGTAAATCTGCACTCTTAGAAAGTGTCAATAATACATCATCTGCAACCAACATTTCTAAGTTCATATTTTTGGCGAAGTGATACGTTTTATGAACCTTATATATTGAGAGATTAACAACACTCTCCCAAGGTACTTTAATCACATCACAATTCTCTAAACAAATTTGAAGTTCTTTCATAATCATACTCCTTATGTTCTATATCAAGAAAAGCCACAGGATAGTGACTATACTTTATTAGTATTGTTGGTGCTATACTGTTCCCTAACTTCTTGGATATTTTTGTCAATTAATCCATGTGGATTCATTTCTTCCCCACATTCATTATATATTGCAACTGTAATATTAAATGAGTGTTTTATACCATTAATTGTTCTTACAATATTTCGTTTTTGTAAAGTGTAATTAGTGTCTTTTCTGCAATTAGTACAAAAATCTAATCCTTTATTGTACATTTTCCAATGCTCTACGCATGGAAACCATCATTGCTCTTACTAAATCTTTACGATATGTAGTTGCAAACAAAATCTCAATGATTAAACCTCTGTCCGTATCACAGTAGAAGGAACTATCTATTCCGGTCGGCTTTCCATCTCTTGTATTATGCACATTTAACCACATTCCATCGTAAGTCATATAGATTAAGTCGTTTGTGTCAATTTCACGTGCTGTGAAAAAGTAGACACCGTCTTTAAGTGTATACTCTTTAATACCAAGCATGGCTAGGATTTCTTCTACCGACTTATTATTATTTTCATTTGCAAATTCAAAGATGTCATTACGTAACTTTTCCTCTAATGCTAATAGTTCTTCTCTCATGTTAATTACTCTGATTCTCTTTCTAATTACACATTAAACTGTTCAACACACTTTTTTAATGTTATCGCTAACTCTTGTGCATTTCTCACATTAAATACAACCTTTAGATACCCCTTATAGATTTCCCAATCGGTTGCAAATGAGTTTAGAAAATATGAACAACCTTGTGTGAAAGTAAATTTATAATCAAGCATTACATGCAATTCAGCATTTACCTTATCATCTGCACAACAAACATCAACCCAAAAGGAATCATAATTGAGCGTTGCATATCCACCATTGTTTTCAACATCTTCAGGAGTTAGTCCATTCTTTGTTAGACATTCAATAATACTATTAATCTCTGTTGTACTCATTTTATTTTCCCCACTGTTTCAAAGCATTACGAAAACTTGTAAGTTTATGCACTTCAAATGTTAAGTTCTTTGGTTTAACACGTTTAACCGCTATCACTTTTGAATTGTTTAAAATGTCGAGTGTTTCTTTAATATTTACTTTCATATTACTTATCCTCGCTCTTCATAAGATTTTCTGCAATACCTTTTGCACATAGTAGGATTGTGAAAAATGCTACTGTTTTATCTAGTGGTGAACTACCCCAACTAAATAATTCCCAGACTGATAGTCCTAAAACAAAGGTATAAAACATAACTGCTAAAATCTTTTTACTTACCATAATACATTCTCCTTTATTTGTATATAGTAGAAGTCGCAATCAATTCAATCGGTAATTGAACTACACTAACTTCACCATCTTTTGTTTCTTGAATTGCTTTAATCAATTCTAATTTGTACTGTTCTTCCATATCAATATTATACATCATTCTGTCCATTCTGTATATAGATTATTCAATTCTTCTGCAATTTTATTTAATTCGTCTTGCTTTTCTTGAATATATTTCTTACTCTTGTTGCCAGTGTTTAATTCATTAATGAATTGTTTTAACAATTTGGTAAGTTCTTTTGGCTCTTTACGCTCAAATTTATTACCTAAATTCTTCCAGTACTTAACCTTAATACCAAATCCCTTGGTACTTCGACCATGAACTAAGCACGGGTAATGATATTGGTTGGCATCTTCTACATTGATAGGAACAATACTAATACAGTTCTCTAAATAATTTGAAGAATAGTAATCACTATTAATCAATTTGTACCCATAGTTATTAAACACCTTACTCCAATGTTTAAATATTGGAAGTGTTAAATCAAACTTATCACCAACCACCTGTGCTACCTCCACCACCAAAGCCACCACCAGACCAACCTGATGATGAATCGCCAGAACTACTACTTGAACTGTCACTAGAGTAAGAACTACGACTATACGAACTACCTGAATAGTAATGGTGATAATGTGAACCAGAACTTCCACCACCATAGTATCCGTCATCATCGTCATCTCCACCACTAAATATTTGGACTAGTTTAGTCAGCAATACTCCAATCATACATGCTACTAAAACAAAAATCATGAAAGACAAAATTATTCTCATAAACTTCTCTTCTTGTGACATTGGTTCTTTACCACTTACAACTCTATCCATCATTTTAGTGTATTCATTCAAGTATTCATTTACACCACTGTCATAATCACCATTTCTAAAGTCATATTTAACAGAGTCGTTTAAGATAGATGTTTCATAGTCTGTAATGTAAGTTGACATACTATTAGACGTTTCTGTTCTAATCTTATGGTTGTTAATATCAATCACCACTAACATACCATTATTAGTGTCAGAAAAACCAATTTTCCAGTTTCTCGCTGTTTCATTGGCCATTTGTTCAATGTTACCATCAATTTCATTTACAATTACAAAACCAATCTGTGGCTTTAAATCACTTTCTGCATACTTGTCGTTAATTTCTTTAATGCGGTTGATAGTCTCATTGGTTAAGTACCCATTAGGGTCATAGACACCGTTTGTAGGTGCCTGTGTGGGAATCTCTTCTGCCTTAACAGTTAATGGTGAAAATAATAGTAGAAACAATAATATAAGTTTCTTCATGTTACACCTACTTTAAATCAACGTTAGGCACAGTGTTAGATTCGGGGCTTGCTTGGAAAATTTGAATTTCCTTAAACCCAAAAATCTTCGCAAATACACTTGTTGGGAACTTTCTAATAGTTGCGTTATATTCACTTACTGCTTTAATGTAATCTTGACGAGCAACCAAGATTCTATTTTCTGTTCCTTCTAATTCAATAATCAAAGCATTTACGTTTTCATTCGCCTTTAATTCTGGATTACTTTCTGCTAATGCGATTAACTTAGAAATTGAACTGTCTAGGTTTGAACCGTTTTCAATTTCTGCTTTACCAATCTCCTTACGAGCGTTAGTAATTTCAGTTAATAGTTTCTCTTCATGAGCCATATATCCTTTAACTGAATTGACTACATTTGGAATTAAATCATTTCTTCTCTGTAATGTAGTTTCAATGACTGAATAGTACTGTTCCACCTTAGAGTTCTTATCTACTAACGAGTTATATTGTGCTACTGAACCACCAATAATAACAAATAGAATAATCGCAATCCATGCAATATTAAATGTTAAGTTGAATCTCTTTTCTCTTTGCTCAAACTCTCTATCAAAATCTGAATTAAACATACTTTAATTTCTCCTAATCATTACCATCGGTCAATACTATATTCAACACTACGAGTCATAGATAAACCATCACGAAGTTTATCAGATGAATCATAATACATTGTTACCACAGCAGTAATACCCATATACTTCTTAGCATCTTCTTCTGTTAATTCACCTACATATACTCTACCAAAATCTTCATTAAACTCTTCGATAGATAAGATTGCAGAACCACTATAAGGTTCTCCATCATTATAGGTGTAATCTTCTTCTGTTCGTTGTTCAAATGCAGGACTCTTCTGAATTAATTTTGTCTCAATCTTAACTTTATTAGTCTGAACATAAGTTACACCACCCACATTAATAGTGTCTCCCTTAGCCATGATGTATTTGAAATAAATATATCCGTTTTTGTAATAAAGTTCTCTTAAATTTGCTTTATTATCTGTTCCATACGTTTCTCTCTTATCAGACACATTTGTATCAGACACAAACTTAACATTGTCTGTTACAGTTGCGCAATTTTCTTCTCGCTCAACTTCTTGTGTACCATAATCTGTTTCTTTCACTTCTTTGTAATGTGTTGATTTGTGAAACATAGTAATCCCTGAAATAATAATTGCAATCAATAATACTAATACACCAAATCTTTTCATAGTCTTTAATTTCCTTTATCACATTTCACTTGTTTATCTGTGATGATGTCGGTTATAGAGTAGAATTTACCTTCTTCCAACTGATTGATTAAATATTGTGTTTCGTCATTCTTGACTGTTCCAGTAACTTGTAATTCATAATCAAAGTCTTTATTATACAAAAATAAATTACCATCTTTTAATGTTAAGTAATATTTATTTTTCTCATCTAACAATGAGTACAACTCCTGTTTAGTAGTTATAGGACAATCAACGACATTTTCTGGAATTAAGTAATTCTTTTTTGACATCTTCTTTTTAATATACTTCTGTGGCGAAGGCATTATGTGTTCGATAAAATTAATAAACTTAATATCAAAATCTCCATTGATATTCCCAGAATCTACAAGGGTACATAATGCGAGACCAACAAATAGTATTGGAATAAACAGGATGACAAATAAAATACAACCAGATAAATACTCAAGAATAAAGTTCGGTCCTAACCATTTATAAATAGAAAAATGTCTCGATTTTTTACTATCCCTTAATAGTTTAGCCTTACGCTTGGTTAATTGTTGTCTTTTCTTTTCTTCCTCTAATAATGAGTCAATTTCTTGGTCGATTTTGACACATCTATCATAAGGTAATTGCATATTGTTCTCGTGCATATTTATCTTCCCTTTCTTAACCCGACTGCTTGTGACACTTAACATTTATATTATACAATTTATTAATTTGCCCAGATATTACACTTCACACCATCTTTTAACTCTGGCTTAAAATAGTTCCTGATACCATGTTTTACGAAAAGATTGCACTGGTCTAAACTATATATTAAATTGTATGTTTCAAAAACAGGCATGTTCATGATTGCGAACTTTAAAGCATACGTGAAGTCAGTTGTTGGTTCAATGATGTTCTCTTTCAACGGTTTATCAGAAGTTTTAGCGTCCCTTGACGTAAAATATGGTGTCATATTCAAAAGTTCATTACAATATTGATTTGTGAAGCCTTTATTTACAAACTTTGTATCTGCTGACTTTACCCAGTTTTCTAATGTTTGTTCTAAGATTGTGAACAATTTATTAAAGTTAATTTCTTGTTTCTTATCACACAGATTTAATCTCTTCTCAAATTCTTCTGTGTAGAAACAATCTGCTCTTAAGAAATAAACACACTGTACATCGTTGTTTTCTACAAATTCTATTTTAATACTGTGCCCCATTAGTAAACCAATCCTTTCTTTACTAAATTACCACATACTGGACATTTCTGTACTTCTTTTATAATAAATTTCAACTCTTGATTGCAAAATGGGCACAGGAAAACTGTTCGATAGCCTGAACCACCAAACGCTGTAACGATTTTTTGTTTTGCTAATGGAATGAATTGAAAATCGCCATATTTACTCATCACGATACCTCCTTGTCACTTCACAATGATATCTTGTGTCGCTTTTGTAATTTCAAGCACTCGTTCAGTTTTCGTGTTGTTAGCAACTAACTTATTGCTACTAACATTACAACCACAAGCAAATACGAATAATGCGATTAAAATTTTCTTCATGTTAATATTTTCCTTTCTGTTGTTTATATTTTTTCTTAATACGTGCGGTGGGCGTGTCTGGGTTAATAAGTGACCGAATGGTGTACCTCTTATCAAGTGAAACATTGAAATTCTTTGTAAACTCAACTGTGCTACATAGATTTTCGTCTATATCGTAGAAATCAGCAATCAAATATACACTTTTATCATTTTCATCTGCTCTTTTGAATGTGACAAATATTGCTTGGTTCACAATATACTGGTGAATGACAGTTTGCATTAGTTCACTCTGGCCTCTTTTGTTGGGCAGTGAGTTAATGTATGCCTGCTCTAAGTCTATTCTCTGGTAATCGTCCCATTCTCTTGTCTGATTAACTAATTCATATATTGCGTAGAGAATCATTATCAGGAGAAATGGATTCTTGATTGTTGTTGATACTAAAAACATGCATGCAACTATTATTGGTAATGTTTGACTAACAATGGCCGTATGTGATGTGTGGTCTACTCCACATGTTCTGTCAAGCGTTTCTAATGTTTTATTATCTAGGAGGATATTGTTTACGTTCGACATGACAATATTGCCTTTAAACCCATTCCAAATACTCACTGAAACGATGTTCAAATGCACCAAAAATTTCGTTTAATTTATTTTCACATTCATTTAAAGAGGCCTGTATACTTTTCAACTTATCTAGTTCGTCTTTGAAAAACTTCTTATATTCCTCAAGAATTAAAGCCAACTCTTTTACTGTTACCAATTCGTAAAAGCCATTAGAATAAATATCGGCAGAAACGAAACAATTATCACAAAGATATTCCGTAAATGCTTCTTTATACTCTACATAGTTCTCAATGAAGTTCTTTAGTTCTTGTTGGGATGAAAAATTCAAAAGACAGAACACAGCATCCCATAAGAATGTATTTTCTTCTAACGGGCAGAATGCAATATGGAAAGTCTTATAAAACCGACCATCTTCCACATCTACCAAGTGCATAGAAATTTTTTGATAATTACAAGTGTATTTAAGAATACAGATTTGCATATTAAGATAAGCGTCTAGTAGTTCTTTTAACTTCTTAGGTGTCATATTAAACTGACTGCATAAGTCAAGACACTCTGGTACATTTACTACGTGAGCAGATAATACACCACTCTCAACAATATCATCTAATATTGCCTTAATTTGCTTTCTGTTTTCTTCTGTTAGTTCTTTCAATTCATTATATAGTTGTAATTTTGTTTTATTCATTAGAAATCTACCTCGAATAAGAATATTCTATCACTCCAACTTGTATCGACCCACTTTGCATCTTCAAAAATGCCACCGTGAATACAGAACACAACCTTGTTAATATTATCAAACAACGACTTGTCTGTGAACTTATATTCAATATCGTTTTCATAATCTGTTACATTAAGAACTGCAACACCATCAGAGATTGTACACTTATCTACAACTCCCCACCAGTGATTGCCGAAATAACAACTGTCCTGTACTTGAATAGTCGCAGGTTTTCCTAATTGGTTACTTTCATCAATCCAATCAATAAACTTCTCTTTAAAATATTTAATGTTCATTGTTTCACCTTCCAATCGACTAATAACATACCATCTTTCTTGTTTTCACACTCTGACCACTTTGCTAATAACGCTCTTGTATCGAAACCGTGACTTGTGACTACAGCATAACCGTGTACCGTTTTCTTGTACTTGATTTCAACAGTAGGGTCAGCGTCCTTGATATCTTCGATAAACTCTAATACTTGTTCTTCACTCTCATAGTCAAAATCAAATAACCACTTCTTCGCTACCGCACATTGAGGTAACATTGCAATAGATACTGTCTTACTTTCAATCTTAGACAAGTCCATATCGTTTAATGCGAGATGTGAAATTAATTGTTTCTGAATTAGGTCACCGTTACGCTTGTTTATAGATACATAACAACGGCATAATACACCATCTAATTGTTTTGAAACAAATTGTTCAAACTTTTCAGAAACTTTTGACGTATCAGTTACAAGAAATTGTTTACTATTTTCTTTGAAACCTTCAATGTGCTTGTTATCTTTATTTCTTGATTTAAATAATACAACTGTATATTCCATGCTTGTTACCTCTACTTTGTTTACGGTTATATCTTAACATAGTTTTGTACAGAAGTAAATAAAAAAGACTAAGAAATTTAATCTTAGTCATTATTCTACTTTTTCTCTATGCTTAACCAACAATTCTTCGACTGGTACACAATGACATTTCATTGTCTTGTATCGTCTATAAGGGTATTTATCCCTAATCATTTTGCATTGTTTCTTTGGACTCCTACCTAACTTTGACAACTCTATTACAAACTCTTTGAACTCTGTTGTATCTAGTTTTAATGAAATGTGTAATGCCTCAATTAACCAAAGCAATAGTTCTGGTGCTCCAATTCTGTTATACATTATCATAGCACTTGTGTTTGGTTTATGTTTATAGCCTTTAACACCATTAGTATTTTGAGTGATAGCCCACATCGCAAAATGTTCTCTTTGACATGACCACCATCTATCCTCTGTTTGTCCGAACTCCATGTCAAATTCATGGGCAATTGGTGTGTCAGGTTCTAGCCCAAATAATGTTTGTGCAAATTGAATTGTTGTTAAATTAGTATTTTCCATATGTTTCTAATCACTTTCTAAACTTTTCAAGAAGTTGCTCACGAGTTAATCCTTCACATGCAAGAACCTTCATTTCTTTTAATGCTTTACCCAACTCTTGACCAATATATCCTAACTCCATTAATTCTTGAGATGCTAAGTATTGTTCTTTAACACTCTTAATGAATTGAGTAAACTCTAGTTGCTCTTTTTCAGTTTTAATACCTGTGTCTAATGAGAAAATATCAAATACTACACTAATCATAGAGTCATCGAACTTTTGACTTACCCATGCTTTTGCTAATTGAGACATTAAGTACTCTTCACAGGCATATTCTTGAAGGTTCATCATAGAATGAATATCACTCATGAAGTGTAATAATTCAAAACACTTCTTAGACTTATGTGTGGTTAATCCAAAACTACTATCGCACTTCGCTAAGTAAGCCATGCACATCTCTACATCATACTTCTTAGCGATTTTATCAATACTTCTATACTCTTTAACCAACTCAATTCCAATACTCTTTAAAATATCGAAATAAATAGAAGGAGTACCTTTTGTGAATGCTTTATATGTTTCTTCCTGAATACGCTCTTGTGGCAGATGTGCTGCATCAATACGCTCACATAATTCTAACGTTTCTGGCGCAACAGTAAAACCAAATCTTGAAGCGAATTGGGCTGCACGATATACACGTAATGCGTCTTCTGAAAATTTATCTGATGTATGACGAATGATTTTATCTTCTAAATCTTTCATACCTTTATGAAAATCTAAGATTGTTCCTGTTTGAGTGTCCATCATTAAAGCATTAATTGTAAAATCTCTACGCATACTTGCTTTTTCTTCACCAATAAACGGGCCCACAGCGATTTCAAAATCAGTGTGCTTTGTGCCGATTAATTTTTCAGTACGTGGGAATGAGAAGTCAATATCTTGTCCATCAATGACTGCTTTATATACGCCAAATGCCTGACCACATAACTTAATATCCAAATCAAAACTCTTACATGTATCAAGGAACTCTTCCTCTGTAATATAATGAATTTCGATATCAATATCCTTGTTCTCTTTTCCTAAAATCATATCACGAACATAACCACCAACATAATATGTTTTAGCACCTTTATCTGATAATGCTTTTAGAAATTCTTTAAGTCTTGTCATGTGGTGTACCTCTCTTTACAAGAATTATATTATCACGATTTTGCTATTTTGTAAATAAAAAACTAGGATATTTCACCTAGTTTTGTTAAACAATTCGTGATTTCTTGTCAATCTCCCTAAATTCTAACATTAGAGGGACAATCTTTTCTAACTTATTTCTCTTGATTTGCTTTTCTGTTAAATCATTGACTACAGAAATGTGTTGGTAAATTACTTCCATATTGTCTAACTTTTCTTGGTCTGTTACGTCAATTTTAGACAAATAATACATAGCAGAAACAGAGTCGTGGTTTCTATATACTGCATGATGTTCAGAAATAAACTCCTTACAGATGAACTTGCCCAAATCATGGTACTTAGAAATTTCCTTTAATTGCTTCGTCTTAGAGTTCTCAACACACATTAAGATATGTTCATTGATACTTTCTTTGTGGTTTGGGTTATCATGAGGAAGATTACCCATGAACTCATGTCTGAACTCATTGAAGTTATTTCCATAGACTTTTTCAATTCTGTCACAGTCTACACCGACACGTGGTACTTGAAGTGTCTTGTATGACTCAATTACATCGGAAATTGTCTGACCATTATTTTCACTAAAATTGTGAATTAACATAGATAATGGTTGTAGGAAACATAATGCGATTACTTCTGCTTTACCTTGTACAGATGTATAAATACCACGTCTTGTTCTTCTCTTCAAGTTTTGACTATCAATATAAAGAGTTGACTTAGTATCGTCCTCTAAGAACTTTTTAACCGCTTGAATATCTAACTCGCTGATTACTGATGTCTCTTCATTTAATTGTTTGTTTACATAGGTAGTCTTACCTGAACCATCTACACCGATACAAACATAAATTTTCTTCATGAAGGACCACCTCTCTTTACTGTATAATTATAAATTAAAAAAGACTATTTGTAAATAGCCTTTTATCAATTATTTTTCATTACTTGGTGCATTATATGTCAATAAGGCACTGATTGGATATACATATCCTTTAATCATTTGGTTTGCTATCTCTTTGCTAATAGGCTACCATTATAAGTTGGTACAATTTTAAATTTTGCTTGTTGAATAAATTACATAAATTACTCTCCTTCAATTACTACTACGTTTACTTTCTTTGTCAGTGTTGTACATGCATCTAATGCAATAATACCTAAATCTCTAAATGGTCCAAAACACGCATCATCCCCAAATTCAGAACCTTTACCATGATACTTAGAATTACCGAAAGAACAATGCCAATGACCACAGATAATGGTCTTGTCTTTAAATGCCTGGCCGTTTTTCCAATATACCATCCCGTTTAACCAAGAATACTCTTCAAAGTCTTTACAGTCCTTATCTTTATAATTCTCTGGTAACCAACCATGGCAGCAAACAATAGTATTTCCGTTCTTGTCTGTAAACTCAAAATAATCTTGTAAACTATTCAAGTATTGGGATAGTTCTAGGTATTGGTTTGCGTATTGGTAAATTTCTTGGTCATAAATGTTTAAATGCTTTCTGCCTGATACGTATTTTGCGATTTCAAGAATTGTATCAACCGTGCCGTTATGTTTATCTGCGTAGTCAAAGCAGTATTCTCTTAGGCATTTTTCTAAGTTATACTCATGATTACCTTTAATTAGAACTTTATTGGGTAAAGAGTTAACGTACTGTAAACATTTTACATTCTCTTTACCTCTGTCTAGCAAATCACCACAGATTACTAAAGTGTCTAATTGTTCATTAAAGCCTTGTTTGTCTAGTTCTTTCTTTAGTTCTGTATAGTGTCCGTGAATGTCTGAGGTTATAAAATATCTCATACCTAACTCTCTCTACCTACTGGCACTGTATTGATGTCAATTACTCTAACCTTGACATCACCATTCGCCTTAATTCTATGCTCGACTGTGATATTGCCATACTCTTCTCCTGCTGTCAAATATTCACCATCATAGTTCCATCTATCAGCAAGCAATACTACACCTTGTACATCACCAACAATGCCTGGCTTTAGTGTCTTTAGAGGCACATATTTACCTAAGAGTAATTCTCGTTCGTCTTTGTCTGTTTTTCTGTCAAGATTTTCATATAACGCTGGGAAATGCTTCTTAACATTAAGTAGAAACATTGGCATATACTTCTCTTGGTATTCAGCGATTTCATTGCCAAAAATCGAACATGGTTTATAGTTGAGAATATCGTTAATTAAGTCTACAGTCCAAAACTCTTTTTTAATATAGTTTGTATTTCCATTTAAGAAAACATCCTTATGCTTTGATGCGAAACTACCGTCTGCAAAGGTATTATTAATATATGGTAGATAAACATACACATAGGAACCACAATCCTTTAGTGTGTCATTATATGGTTTAATCTTATCCTCTAATTCAGGATATGTACTCTTCATTTTATGGTAGATATCACGATATTTTCTTGACTTCTTAGTGTAGCCCATTTTGACCACCCTTTTAAAATGTGCTGAAACTTTGTTAAAAGATGTTTTCATATTTGTTAATGTGCCATCGGCGATTTCCTGTTCGCCATCTTTATCAAGAATATAATACTCAATGATTTCTTCTTTTTCCGGTGCCTTGCTGAAAACATTTCTTCCGTCATAATAATGCCAACTGATTAGTCTTGGGTACTCGTTTGCCATATATTCACCGTTCTTCTCTTTCTACATCGTTTATCTTAACATGATTTTAGAGTTGTGTCAAGTTTTTAGATTTTCAGGAGGAACGGTTTTAAACGGCGATTTATGCTGAATCTGTGTAATGTATCAGCCTCTTATTTTTAGCCTATTTTCGCACTCAAAAAGGTGCACGGACTCTTCCTAAAAATCGTTTTAAGCGGCTGCCTGAACACGAATAAAATTCGTATTTTCGGGCATATATCAACTTTCAAAAATATTAGAAAAAGAGAGACGTTTACACACCTCTCTTATTTTTGTTTAAAATTGTTCTATCAAAGTAGGATTGTTATAAAACCGCAAGAGATTAAAATTCTGAAAATAAATCTAAAAGTCTCTGTGGGAGATTAAAAATATTCTCAAATGCCTTGTTTAAATCTTCAACGGTCTCAATTCTTTTCACAGCCGTATAATCTGAAATATCGTCCATCGAAATGTATGGCATTCTTAAAACCTGTCTTACGATTTCAAAACTGCCATCTCTTAACAGCCTAAACCAAATATAACATCTTAGACTTCCGTCGTTATATTCACCGTTTAAATCATCGTCTAACCAAATACCCTTTTCTAAAGAAGTATCATTGCGTTAATTACCCATACGTTATCTATTTTTTGTGATTGTTCTACTGTGCTATTAGATTTAACTACAGTATAACCATCTTCGTAAACCTGTAAAGTAGCATTGGTTGTAATACCACTTGTATAATCTGCTAAGTTCATGGTTTTAATTACATTACCATGACTTACTGTAGGCAGAATAGGAGAAGAACCACCTTCTGCATGTACACTATGAGGCAGTAATGCGATAACACATACTACCATAAGTATAAATTTTATTAACTTTCTTTTCATGTTTTCTTCTCCTTAATTCTGTGGAATATCCGTTGGGTTAGTGTAAATTCTAATCTTAGGAATATATCCATTCGGATTACCACCTACCCATTGTTTTGTAATCGTAATAACGTCAGTTGCGATTTGTGTATTCTTAACTACATAATCATCGCCAACCTTTTCCATATCTAGTGTGAAAGTACCATCTTTCTTAACTTCAAGAATATACTCTCTACTATCACGTAGATATGATTTGCCATTACTGTCTGTTGGATTAGGGTTTTCTTGAATTGTGTAAATACCTACAGGAATATCTGCACTTACTACACCTTTCCAATTGACTGATAGTTCTTGATTGATAATTCTACCTTCTGAATCTTGTCCCGAAAGTTTGAATGAAATCTTACCAGCAGGAATCGGTTCATTTGTTTCAGCGTTTATCTTCTTAAAGGAAACAGGAACTAATCTACGATAATTGTACACTGTATCTGTATTCTTACTCTCTGTTACGTTTGTAATTGTTACAGTACCAGTTGAACTAATTGTTACCTTAAATTCGTCAGTAGATTTTGCATATACTGTAGGTGCTTTTGTTTCAAACAACTTATAAGTACCCATTTCAATGTTCTTAAATTCTACTGTACCATCATCCTTAGATTTGGATGTCTCTAGGACATCATTACCATAATCAGAAGTACCTTGTAATGTAAACTCTGCATCTGCTACAGGTACACTGATACCAACACTATTAGGGTATGATTTCTTAGTAAATTTAATATTTGCACTTACTCTTGGTTTATTTTCAAGTGTAATCGCACTTCTTGCTTGACCGTCAATTAACACTTCACCTTGTTCTGTTACTTCTACAATATGTTTTGTATCATCTAAGAAGTAATTAGGTGTGCTATCTGTTTCAACTAGTAAATACTTACCAACAGGTATCTTCTTAAATTCTACAAGACCTTTAGAGTCAGAAGTTCTTACCATAGATACTTGTTCTCCATAAGCGGATGTTCCACTTAATGTGAACTGAACACCTTGGGCTCCTTGTTTTGTGTCTGAATTTAATTTATTTACGAACATGTTACCTGTTACTTTATATGAGTTGATTGTGTAACCATTATTAATAAATGCTGTTGTTTCGGCTCCACTATCTGTTGCTGTTACATGAGCATAAACATTGTTATAGTTCTTGTATACAACTCCTGTTGGAAGACTTGCTGGTGCTTTCATATTTATAATAGATACAAGTGATTTACCTTTACCTAATTCAGCCTCTGAACCATCTTGCATTTTACGGCAGTCGATAGCGATTGTCTTAATTGTAGAATAATCTGCAAATTCTGAAATAGGTTTAAACTTACTTAACATTTCATCTGTTGTTAGACCACCAAACGTTGATAAGTCTAACGCTACATCACTTGCATATACAACTGGTTTAATACCCGCTTTCTCAATCTGTGTTGTGTCGATTGATTGTAAGATACCTTTCCAGTTCGATGTCTCACCAGATGGTGTTGTGTAGTTCTCCAATGAGTCAAATAACACAATATCTTTTGAAACTGAAATCGCAGAGTTGGCCATAGTCAATTTATATGAATATTCTTCATTCTGTGATACCTGTGTTGCTCTTTGATATTCAGAATCTGTACTATTCTTAATTGACTTTGATAGTCCTGATGAGAAGTAAACTAATGTTGTTAGGTTATACACCTTTTCAGCGTAAATAAAACGTTTACCTTCATCATTTGTTAAGTTGCTCATTTCTTTACTATATCTTGTTACTCTTGCTTTATCTACTGTACCATTAGAGATTTCTTTATTACCTGTTTCATAAGCAACTGGGTTATAAATCACATCACCATAATCTCGTACACTGTTATATGATAAATAAGTTGTAAAGAATAACTAAGGATTACTTAATGTATCTGTACTTGTGAACTTATAAAGAGTTCTACCTGTATTTCTATAGTTAGGGGTACTTGAAACAGATACGCTATGTTCTTGTCCTGTAAGTCTATCATAAAGTGTTACAGTGTCTTCATTTACAACTAAACCTGCAGGCATTAAATCATACCAAGTACCACCTGACTGTTCAATAGGAGATTCTTCTGTGTTAGAGAGTCTTGCAACCTCGTTCATTTTAATTTCCCATATCAATTCATAACGTTTACTTGTTCTATTATTACGGACATTTACAACATCTTTTGTAATTTCACTAGTTGTTTCTGTCTTACGTGCATAGTCATACTCTGTAGGTGCCGTGTATTCATAAATCTGCTTACCTGTATTATCTAACATTTCAGCATTTACACTAGATGCTATTCTAATTTCTTCCTTGCCTCTTACGTAGTTATCTACCTTATCTGAATGCTTTAACATGTATTCAGCACCAGATAGAATCTTTGTGTAATAGTAAGGATTTGATGTTGTTAATTTATAAGCAACTACATTATCATCTAAGATAAGTTTATTACCTACTACATCAATACCATCTTTTACGTTTGAATATGTCTTATTTAAAGGCGAGTAATCTGCGATATGTACATATTCACTATTACTGTTATCATACTTCGCATATACGCCTACTACATCGCTGGCCACAGGCTTTCTAGTTGTTTCATCATACTTATTATTAATGTTCAACTTGCCATCTAAATATTGCGTGTAGACTGAAATATTTTTAATCTGATAATCGTCTGAATTTAAACCTGAAATTGTTGTATCGTCATCATTTACTAAACTGATACCATTAATAAATTGGTTATATGTAACACTTTCTTTAAAGTAATTACTTGGTATATTATCTTGTCCTTTCGGTACACTATACCCCATAGGCATACCGAATATAAAATAACCAAAGTCTAAGTTGTCATACTTATTTAAAACACCATTCTGGAAATTCTGTAAATCGTATCTTGAATACTTATCAATCTTAGTATTTACTAAAGACCACTTTTCTAGTTCTTTATGATTTACTCTGTAATAGTTATCACCGTTTTGAAGAGTAATAAATTTACCTTCAGGTGGCATCCATGGCTCTTTTACGTAAGTAATATTTGTTGTTGATGTCTTTATTTCATTAGGTCCATCAATTAAATCAATTCCTTCTGTTGATACTTCATCCGTAACAGTGAACTTTGATTTTTCTCTGTTCTTATAAGTAGCAATAGGGAATCTATATAAAATGTAATCTTTTCTACCATTAGAGCCTTCAAAGATTTTACTACTCTCTTCTGAACTCTTATTACCCCAACCATTTAGTCCTATATTGTACATGTAAGGTGTGAACTCTTCACCTGTTTCATCATCAACTGCCTTAGAATTAATAGAAATATTATAAGGCTGACTACCTGTTATATATGATGTGACTCTTACTAATGAGTAGTAATATTCGTTCGCATCTTCTGGCTCTGGTCCCCAGTTATCGTTCCATACATCTGTAAATGCTGTTACGTTATCTGTGTCGGAACGTGAACCTTGAATTGTTGCGTTTGTGTTGATTGTAACTTGTTCTGCTGTTGCCTCTGATTTTAATACACCACCCTTAGTGTCAAGTGTAACAGTTGCTTTTAATTCTTTAGATACTTCACCATCTTTGAAATTTGTTATGTTACCATCTAACTGATAACCAATTTCAATATTGTATGTACTACCAACTTTAATTGGTTTTGTACTTGTAATCAATACCTTGTCGTCTTTTTCTTCATACATCCAAGGGCTATCTACTTCAATACCTTGTGCTGTAAGGTGTGTGTATTCATCTTTTGTTGGAATAGAGATTTGGAAACTATCACCACTATTACCTGTTCTGTCGTTAAACAAAGACTTTGGTACTTCAAATACAACAGAATTGACACTACCTTCATCTCCACTCGTTGTTAATGTTAGTGAATACTTTACAATATGGTCACTCTCATTTGTAGATGGAGAATATTCAGTTTCTGCATTTGTAATAGAGAAATCTGAAATCGAAGTGGTTGTATTCGATGTCGTTGGTTCTTCTCCTGACACTTCTGTAACCTTATTCGGAATAAACGTAACAAGACACGCAACCGTAAGTATCATTTTTAAAAATTTATTTTTCATTGACTTAGTCCTTTCTAAAGTCGCTGTTTTTCAAAAACTTTTCAAACTCTGTCAAACTTGGATAGGGACTTGTGATTCCAAATTTAGTTAAGTCTTTGATTGTTCTAAAATCTAATACTGTAATAGATTTTATCTTATTATCATGAACTGTGATTTTTACATCTTTTGCTGCTCTTTCACCATACGTCTCATTTAACACTTTCATATAATCGTTTCTGATTGTGTTTGCGTCTGTTACCTCACCTAAAGGATATTCAGCAGTAATTGAAACGGTTGTAATATTATCTTGTTCATGATTGATTGTGATTGTTTCTTTATCACTCTTATAGGTTATACTAGTACTACATGCGGTTAGAAACAAGAGAGAGAATACTATTAAGAACTTTCTCATTATTCTCTCTCACCTTTACTTAAATATAATGCAATGGCACATAGTGTAATAATAGCACCCCACATAAGAGAGTTATCTAATACACCTGTGGCAATATCTTCTCCAGATTCTTTCTTCTTAGGTTCTTCTTGTTTAGGCTCTTCTGGAGTAATTTTCTTTTTAAACTCTATTTTATCAAGTTTTACATCTTTATTTTTATTGTTATACAATACTGTTTCTGTATATAATTGGTTATTGTCGTTTCTACCAACTAACACTTTTACAGTATAAACATTCTCTAAATCTTCATTTGTGTAAATCTTGTACTCGTACTCTCCAACATCTGAAAAAGTTAATATAAGATTTTTAGTATTAACATTTTCTTTACCATTTTCTGACTCGACAATTATATTTTCATAGTCTGAATCAATGTTTATTTCCACTGTTGTTGACTCTTCTGCATAAGCAATAACTGGTGATAATCCAATTGCTATACAAAACATTGCGATGAATAATTTATAAATTTTTTTCATGCTTATGTTTCCCTCTCTATTAAATTATACAACTTGCTTATGCTTTTTAGCAATCAATATAATTCCAATTCCAACAATGATAAATAATGCTCCACCAACTGGTAAACTGATTCCTGTCGGTACAATCAATGACTTACTATTTGTATATCGAATATTTGCGTTTGCATTCTCAATATCTACTGTTACTGATTTACCATCTACTGGTTGCTCACTATCATGTGCTACCTTTGTTTGATAGTCATTATCTTCCTCTGTAATTGTAATATTTTTAATAACTTTGTCAAAACCAAATAATTTTACAGTGTCTCCATGTTGTAACTTAAATTTATAGACATGGTTCTCATCTGGTGTTAACTGCTCTACTGTACCATCGTATTTAGCGATAGATACTGGTCCTGTATACTCTGCATCATTGTTATCAGTCAATCTTGCATTAAAGTCAAATTGTTTATGACGATTGCCTTGGTTGCCTTCAACCGTTTTACTTACCATAACTGTTTGAACTTTTGTGTTCGCAAACATAACGGTCAAATCTCCTGAAGTGTCACCCTCATGACCAAATTCTGGAGTTGAAAGTGCAATACCCGGAATTGTATTATTGCTCATTTTGTAATCTGTCTGCCAATTTGGTAAATAACCTAAATTGTTAGCATGCTGTGTAACAGTAACCTTCGCATACCATGGTATTGAATATACAAAGACTCCACCATGAAGGGCGGTACCTAATTCAACATCGTACACAATTTCATTGTTTATTGTATGAACTTCCGGGTTGTCATCACCAGATGCGTCCATATAATGGAAAAATACTGTATCTTCTGGGTCTAAGCCTGTAATATGCACTGTATATTGAAATGACTGATTTGGGTCTCCAACACCATCGACACCTCCCATTATTGCTGTCTCGAACGCCTTGTACACATTATCTCTTAACACTATTTTTTCTTTTGAACCGGCATTTGCTGTGTATGTACCTGTCTTAACACCTTGATTACGCTTACCTACTGTTGTGCCTACTAAAGTGCCATCGTGATACACGTCAATGTCTGACTGATGTCTAGTATTAGGATGTATGAATTGTGCGTAATCAATCGAGTATTTTAATTTACTAACACCTTTAATTGTAACATGCTGTGGTTTGCCTGGGTTGACTCCATATAGATGTACAGTTAAAGTTCCGTTATTATCTGTCGTGTATGGACCAGATGTGCTACCAATGTCAACCTGATATTCCTTGTTTGGCTCTAAGTCTGACACAATAAGATTTGTTAGTAACTCGCCATTAAAACTGGCACGAGCAGTAGTATCATGGTCTACTATTTCCTTAGTAAGTTCAAACTCTATAACATCTGACCCTTCCGCATGAACTGGTGTCATCATTAATGTAGATAATATCAACGCAATTATTATTCTTATGATTTTGTACATTGTTTCACTCCTTTTTTAAAGACTTTTGGTAGTCTTGGATGCTTATTTCTGTTAGTTCCCCAAGTAACACTGTTCTATTAATGTCTGTTGTTACCTTACAGGTTGTCAATGCTATGTAGCGTTTATCATTTTCAAGGTTTCTATCTTTATTCGATAAATCAATAGAGAATGTCTTAGGGTCTGTCGCTTGGGTTTCAAAAATTTTAATGAACTTAATTTTGAAAACCTTGTCTCTTGTTAGTAAGTAACCATTTACATGATTCTTGAAAAATTTTTCATCATTCCAGTTATCAAGCGAACCGAACATGAGCCCTTTATCCATGTGGTGCCCATACAACAAATTATATTTATCAGTAAAGTCTGATTTATTTTGAAAATCTGCAAAGATACTTCCTGATAATGAATACTTGCCAAAGCAATCTTTGTTAATATATTCAAGGTTGTCTTTACCTTGCATAATAGGATAATTAACTTGCGTATCTGGAATCGTTAACCAGGCTTTCGCCAAAGGTACGTCAGAAAATGTAATACTATCCTCTGACACCTCTGGCTTAAATCCTAGTTTTTGAGTTGCTGTGGCTTGATTATAGACATTATAGTTATCGAGCAAACAGTACACACCAAGAAGCATACATGTAATACCTACTATTGTAATTAAATTGTCTATAAAGTTGTTTACATGCTTTAAAGGATGTTTTTTGTCTATATCCTTTAGCCTCTTGGTGATACCCATTTTATTTCTCTTCCTTACGCTTACGAGATACTAAGAACGCTGTTCCACCACCAGCAAGCATAACCGCTACGTATGGTGCTGTTTCAAGCAAGATACCTGTTGGAATTAAACCATTCTTACTGTTAGTAAAACCTGTCTTAATGGCTGTTGTGCCAAATGTACCTGTTGTTCCACCGTCATAAGCCTCTGTACCGTTTACTTCCTGTGTGATACCTGCTGTTGATGTGTAATCCTGTGCATCCTCAGTTAATTCGTACTTGACACCTTCTGCAATACCTTTAACTGAAATGTACTCACCATCTTTTAACTTGAATGTACGAGTTGCTGAACCGTGTTCATCTGTTTCAATAACTGTCTTAGTGCCTGTCGCTGGAGTATCTTGTGCATCTTCTCTTGCTTTACTGTAATCTACAGAATACTTTGTGTTAGGTGCGGCACCTGTAAGTTTTAGTGTGAATGTAAAGTCTTTATTCTTATTACCTTGGTTTCCTGTTACTTCCTTACCGAAGATTAAATCTGCTGATGTATAAGTATTTACAAAACCGTCTGACTTATCTGCTAATTCATAAGCGGCGTCAGTATCTTTTAACTCAATGCCATCTGCTGTCTTGTGCATTACATAACTTGACACTTCTAGTGAACCATTGTTATCAATTACAAATACGTCCATAACACGTGTTGTTGTAGTGTCATTTGTTACACCTGTGTTTGTACCTGTTTCTGTAACTACATAACGGTATACGCCTGGTTCTGTAAAGTGGCATGAACTAAAATCAATCGTTGCTGTTTTCTTAGCATACTGCTTATTTGCTGGTAAGTTATCTCCATGCTCACCAATCTTACCTGTCTTAACGACAGAGGCTGTATCTGTTGCAGAGAATGTCACATCTGCGATAGTTGGTGTACCTACACCTGCTAAGATTTTTGAATGTGTTGCATCTCCGGCTACTGCTGTGCCTGGTGCTACTGTGAAATGGAATGTAGCATTAGGTACTTGAATATCTTTGTCCATTACAAAGTACTTTTCAAATGTTGCTGTTGTACCCGCAACTGGGTCATAACCGTCGGCTGCAAATACTGGTGCAACTGCTCCGGCTGCCACGAGTGCTGTGGCTGATAAACTTCCGATTAAATTTCTAATTTTCATTTTTTAAGTTTTCTCTCCTAAACGCTTTAAGCGTGCATTAATTTATTTTAGAACGGACTAAAAACCTCGCCGTCTAAATATAAAGAATAAGGTGCCTGTAATATCTTTCTCTTTTACTGATTTAAACTCTCTACTATCTGACGTGTTTTCTCGATAATCATTCAAAAGAAATATCTCGCCTTGTGGTACAGTGTAAGGAAATACAATGTCGCTATTTTCTAATTTATGTGTCAATGTATTAGTTGCATTTACTGGTTGCTGGCCATCGACTGTTAAAATTCCTTTGTCTGTAATATCCACTACTTGATTCTCTCTTGCGATTACTCGATAAAAGTTGTCATGATAGTACACAATATCCTCTAAATGAGTATGCTTGTCATACTTTTTAATAACACATAGGTCTCCATCTTTTACTGATGGATACATGTTATTATTGTAGTAAATCGTTAAAGTACCAATAAAAGTGTTAATAACAAAAAGGGCTATTAAGATAACAATTATTTTCTTTATCAATCTAAACATTATTACTCTTTCTCCCTTCTTTGTTGGCATCTATTACATATATCAATTAATTGCTCTAAAATTATTACACAACTTTTGCTCCCATGTATCTGTATTTGAATACGCTCTAAAGGAACAATTTTGTCAATGTCTAGTTTTCTGGAGGAACGGTTTTAACGGCTGTTTTAGGTTGGGGAGGTATGGTATATCATCCTCTTCATTTTTAGGTGTTTTCAACCTAAAAAAGTCACACGGATTCTTCCTAGTTTCCGTTTTCGGACTATTTTTAGACTCGAAAAAATATTAAAAAAAGAGAAGTTTTTACGCTTCTCTCTTTTTCTTGTTCAAAATTGTAATTCCTAAAACACTTAAACCGCTCGTAATTAGACTAATGAAACCTGTGCTTGCAACACCTGTAGGAACATCACCGTTCTTCTTGAACGTGTGTATCGTGTTACCACTCTTATCTGTTTCAGTCTTGACGTAAGTATAACCAGTGAACTCACCATGAGGTTGTGAACCCTTATCAACTGGTTTTAACTCTTTGCCGTTTTCATCTAACCAAGATGTTGTCACTTGTTTATAGATATGAGTTATCAAATCTTTATCAGGGTTAGGTTCGCTTCTTTCGTATACATAGCCGGCAATTTCTTTCTGGTTTTGTGCGCCATCTTCACGGTCTGCAATCTTATTCATGTTCTCATCTACAAAGTCCGTATGGAACATGTGATAGATGTGCTTTACGTTTCCGTGTTCATCTGTTTCTGTTCTCTTGTAACTATAGTCCTTATGAGGTATCTCTTTTTGTTTACCCTTTTCTTGTGGGAAAACTTCTTTGCCTTCTTCTGTTACGAACGTTGTCACAATCTGTTTAAACTTATGGACTACATCACCTGTTGGTTTTGTTTCAGTCTCAATGAAGTAGTAACCGTCAATATCACCATGGTCTTTCGTTGTGTTATCAGTAACTAATGGCTTTAAGTCTTTACCATCTTCATCAACCCATTTCGTTGTTAACTGCTTCACTTCAAATCTTGTGTATGTGATTGTGTTATCACCGTTGTACTTGATTGGTTCTGGTCTTTCTGGTACACTCACTAATGGTGTTAAAGTAGGCTGTTCAGGAGCAACTGGTTTCGTAGGCTTTTCTTTTGTCTTAGAACCAATCTTTACAAGTGAGAAATCACTATAAGCACCATATTCGTCTGCACCTACACCAAAGCCAAGTGTTAATTTAGAACCGCTTGTTAATGTCAAGCCTTGTCCATAAGGTGTTGCATTCTCTCCATTGATATCGAAATGGTCTGCTTTACCAGCATAGTATATTACCAAGTTCAGGGTACTTATTTGAACGAGGGTCACTGCTTAATGTTGGAATCTTACCGTCAATCTTACCGTCAGAACCAACATAGTTCTTTTCTGAAACACCATCAATATCAGACGATACGAAAGTGTTAATCATATTCATCTTGTTGCCAGTTGCCTCGTCAAAGAACTCAACTTCAAAATGGCCCTTTTGGTCTGCTGTTCGATTGCTGTAAAAATACATCGCAAGGAACTTATTTGGAACAACACCGAACTGTGTATTTACATTCGATGTCTTATCTAGCACAAACTTAACATGTGCAGAGATTGTCTTACCTGACTTGGTTGTACCGATGTTATGCAAGTCAAATGTTGCTTTTGTGCCTGGTGTTGCACCGATTCCTAAATCAAAACGTGTAACGTATGGTCTTCCTTCGCTATCTGGTTGATTGTTTGTTACTCTCGTTTCAGAGTCAGGTTGTACCTTACCAACACGAGATACACCAGGTGTGAACTTGATATCTTCATCTGTTACTTCTGTGCCACTCTCTGCTAACTTATCCTTGTCATAAGTTAATGTTAAATTGTGGTAGAATCGTAGTGAACCTGCTTGTACGTCATCAAAATCACCAACAAGTTTAGCAATACCAATATCTAATTGGTTTTTCTGGTCACGAAACCAGTTCTCATAATCATTCTTTGTGTTTTCAAAGTTTGCCAAATCTGTTTCATACTGTTGTTTCTTCTGTTCATACTCATCTTGCTTGGCTTTGTTTTCTTGTGCGATTTGTTTGTTTTGTTCAATAACACTTGCATTTTGCTGATTGTATGTGTCCTGTTGTTGTTTCAGAGCCTGCTCATACTCACTAATAGACTGTACTAGTTGTTGCTTTTGTTGTTGCTCTGCCTGTTGTGCTTCTTGTAGGGAATTATAAACAGTTGTACTCTCTTCAAACTTCATACTCGGATACTTCTGCTTTAATGCCTTGATGTAGTCTAGACTCTTGACTTGTTACGTCTTTGTTCTTTTCTTCTGCGTAAGTCTGTACAATGCTGTTCTGAATCAACGCTACAGTACCAACGCTTTGTGTTAATGCTAATGCACTTAATGCAATGATTTTCTTTTTCAATTTCTATGCACCTCTCTTGTTGTATATATCAAAAAATCTTACTTTATGCTTGATTGTCCTCTGTGTATATACTCTAAAACGCTACACCACAACGGTAATAGGCGTTTCCTGATGTTTTATCGGTTCTAACGAGCGTTTCTATATCGTGTAGGGACAACGCTCTGGAAATGCCTATTCCTGCGTTTTTCTTGTATAATTAAAAGTGTATGGTAAAATGTAAAATTTGTAGAAGAGTATTTGATAATTTTAAAGGGCTGTCTTCCCATTTAAGACAAAAACACAAAATTAAGTCAAAAGAATATTATGACAGGTTTGTTAAGAAAGAAGACGAAGGAATTTGTGTTGAGTGTGGTAAAAAGACGAACTTTACCAGTTTAAAAAACGGTTACCTAAAATTTTGCTCTGTTCGGTGTGCCCATGCAAATCAAGAAGTACTAGGAAAAATATCTAAAACATGTGAAGAACGTTACGGTGGTCTTGGCCTGTCATCTCCTATACTAAAAGAGAGAATCGAAGCCACAAATATGAAAAAGTATGGTATCAAGAACAACTACACACGTCAAGATGTTAAGGCTAAATCACACTCACCAGAATCATTAGAAAAAGTTTTGAGCACGAAGAAGAGAAATAATACATTTAACACATCTAAACCTGAAAAGAAACTAAAATTAGAACTTAGAACACTGTTTCCTAATTTAAAAACCCAATACAAGTCTGACATTTATCCGTTTGCATGCGATTTTTATATTCCAAATTTAGATTTGTATATAGAGTGCAACTTTCACTGGACACACGGTGGTAGATTCTTTGATAAAAACAACAAGAACGATGTGAAATTGTTAGCAAGGTGGCAAGATAAAGCAAAAACATCTAAGTTTTATGAAAAAGCAATCGAAACATGGACTATTAGAGATGTTTTAAAATTAGAAACAGCAATTAAGAGCAATCTGAACTATATCGCTTGGTTCAACGAAGAACAGGCAAACGATTGGATAAATAAAATGAGAGTAGGCTAATACACCTACTCTTTTCTTTTTATTTCTCGTTTGCAAGACTTAATAACTCTGCGTATTCGTCTTCCGACATCTCTTCAATAACATCATCACTCTTTGAGTGAACGACTTCATCTAGTTTTAACATTGATTTGTTGTTGTAAACGTTGATATTACCTTTGCCGTACTTTCCCTCAAGATAATCACGAAGGAAATAATCATCGGCGAAGAACCCTTGTACGATAAACTCTTCATCGTTAAGGGAACAAGCCACCCGCCCTCGCGGACTTCTTGGCACCAATGTACCTAGTGAATCATTGAACACCATGGTCGATAGTGTTGGGTCAAGAGGACCGGCACACATTCTCGCACTTGCGTTATTACGCATAGCCATAGTGATACCTTGGTCTAACGCAATACGCTGGCTCCATACCTGTACGTGAACCATTGCGGCACGCCCTAGACGATAAATACTTTCAATCGCTTGTGTACATTGGGCTTGGTATTGAGCGTTCATCTGCCCTACTTCATCTTCCTTACCTGCTTTAATCGGTGATAACAACTCACCTGCTTCATCGACAATTACCATGATTGCTTGCGTTCTCTCTGATTCAGGTATGTCCATATAGTTTACGACATCTTTTTGGACCATTTCTTCGTATCTGTCCATCATTATCTTCTGTGCATAAGTTAAGATAGAGGCCGCATCTTCATGGGTCGTACCAACAGGTACACCGAATTTTAAGAACTTGCTACCTTCTACACGTTTTAAGTCAACTATCATTAATAGCCAGTTCTCTGGTCTCAATAAACAGCCGTTCTCAATGTTTCTAAGCAATACTGATTTACCACCACCTGTTTTACCAGCACCGATAACCTGTGGCGCATTTAACATACTTGGTGGTTGAACATCTGTTTCTCTGATACCAAGTTTGCCCATAAGTTTCCACTGGTCACCTACTGGGTCATAACCGATAACACGCTCATCTTGATTTGTGTCTTGATTATGAATCACTACACCACCTTTAGATGACAAGCCAAGTGGGAAATAATAAGGTGATATTCTCTCATTAAAGATGTAATCGTTACTCCATGGTGCCTTTGTTGGTAATGGGTCTAATAGTATTAAATGAAGATTGTGGTTAATAAAGTCCCAACCATTTGCTGGGTCTAACTCCCATTGTCTACCGGCTCCTAATTCTTTAGAGAACGCACTCAACATTGCCATTTCATTATCAGCACTGACACCGATTGGTAATTTTAAAGTCAATTTATTTGGATAGCCACCTTTATCGTAGCCATCTATTGTGAACTCATATTCGTAAGTGTAGGTGCCTGTTTGTGGATTGACTTTACCAAGCCACTTTGCTTTTAATAACATACAGTTCTCTACAAACTCTCTTAACTTCTCGTTATCGAAGTCTTTACGTACTGTTGTTACTTTTGTATCATCATCCCAGTCCTCATCTGTTGCGTAGAAAAATTTACCTTTACCTAAATTTTCACTTAACGCTTGCATGAACTGGATACGATTTTTCTTTTCAAAACTTGGTGATATGAGCCAGGTTACACTTTCAGGATATTCGTTCGTATCATCCCATTTAATTTGTAACTCCGATGTATAGTTCCTAATTGTGTTCGTTGGGTCAATTAAGCCCATATATTTCTTCTTAAACTGAAAGAATTTATTGATAATATTTAATTCGTTATCTCTATGAGGTTTTAACAAGATTCTGAGGACAATACACCAAACCACACTCCAGATGATTGCTAAAATAATGCCTTTAAAGTCACCGAAGATTAATGTTGTTAAAGCGAAAACTACATACATGATGATGTATAGTTTTTTATTTAATTTAAAATCTTTCCACAATGCTCTGGTGAATGCGTACTTATGGAGTGCCTTTTGTTCTTGAAAAAATGTTTCTTTTGGTACAGCGTCTTTATTCTGTATCTTTGCTGGTCTCTTTTTATTGCTTGACTGTAAAGCGTTTACCAATTGTTCGACAAGAAACCAGAAACTAAAGAACACTAATAATGCTATTACTCTTATTAGCATAGATTACTTGCCTTTCTTCTGGCTTTCCCAGAACTCGTCAAAACTCGCAAAAGGGTCTTTTCTATCAAACTTCATCAAAACCAATTTATCAATATGCTTCCTTGCTTCTTCTGGCGTCTTAAACCCACCGTTCTTCATATCACTTTGCAAAATCAGTTTATCGTAGTACATCTTCCATCTGCTGGTCTCTCGTAACTTCTTCTGCAATTCTTTTACGTCTATTCTCTTCTTTAACGGCATGATTGCTACCTCTCTTCATTCCTTTATATCAGTTTTTAAGAATCGTGTGGAGGAACGGTTTTAACGGCTGTTTTAGGTTGAGGATGTATAGTACCCTTCATTTTTAGGTGTTTTTGACCTAAAAAAGTCACACGGATTCTTCCTAAAAACCGTTTTCGGCTCAACTTGTAGCATGAAAAATAATTAAAAAGAGAGGTGTTTGTGTGGCCTCTCTTATTTTTATGAAAATTATAACTGTCTACGCTTCTACATGTGACGTTATGTACCAAAGCGCTCTAGGACAACGGTACTAGGCGTTTCCTGACGTTTCTGCGATTAGAATAAATATTTTATCATCTTGAATTAAACCGTGCCTGGAAAGCATATTGGATGCTGTCTAAAAAGAAAAGGCTAGATTTTGCTCTAGCCTTACTCTAATAGTGGTTCCGGACAGACTCGGACTGTCGACCTTTCCATTAAAAGTGGAATATTCTGCCAACTGAATTACGGAACCGGATATTTATAATGCCTTAATGCTAAAGCAGAGTTTTATACAATTCTTGCCCACAGGTTATTTTTCAGAATTGTACTTTGGATTACTCTAAACCGTTCTCTAACCATTCACCTCAAGGGTATTCCACCCTAAAAATACAGGACTTGCATCTCATAGGTCTTAAATTAGTGTTGTGTGGAAAGTCATTGTCCAGTACTCGGCAACCCACATACAACCCCAAAAGCCTCCTATAGATAGGTTCAAAACTGGAATTCTATAAAATGTTTGGCTAATCCTATCATAGAGCCACTAGAAAATTTTGACTTTGCCTATGGGTTATTTTTATTTATTTTCTTTTAAAAGTTTTTAAACGATAATCTGTAAGAGTATGCTATTTCTCACCCAGTCAAAAATTTCTTAATCGGTACACTTCACAGCATTCCGATTGCAATTATATTATGATGCCGTGCCTGTTTTCACAAACATTTTTCTTGGGAACGTTCAGACTACTCTCATGGCTCTAACACCACTACCATCTCTGAACTATTTTACCACGGTCGCATCTTTCCGAAACACAGTTAACGTCAGTGCTTATGACGGTTAGGCTTTTATATCTTTACTTTTATTGTACAACAATTCTTAAATATGGCAGTCCACAAGTGTTACCGTTGCGTGCGGATGTGTCTGTTTTAATTCTTCTAACGTTTTATTGAAAAACTTTGTGTACTCTTTGAAGGAGTCACTTGTCGTATCTGATACTGCAAACCAACCCATCTTCCCCTGTTCATACCACTTGCCATCTAACAACATTGCGAATGTACTAAGTGACGCCTTATCTTTTGCAAACGTTTCCTTATCACCAAATGTGTCTTTGTAATAACTATCTTTATACCACGAAACGAAACCGTCAGCATATTCACCATCTTTTAATGACTGCTTGTCAACAACAACTTCCCAGAAACGTTTTGCTTTTTCGTACATATCTTCATCTAAAGATAAGTCTAAGTCTTTAACTTCGCTTTATAAGAAAGTATTGCCTTAAAACTGTAGAAAGACTGTTCTTGAATCGCTCTCGCAAGATGTCTGTTCTTCATCATTCCAGATACATTCAACTCCTCCAAACTTATAAAACTTGGTTTTCGCTTTACGATTTCAGATGTTATTTGATGTGTATAGTTATGACGGATGTTGGCTAATCCATGATTAAGTTTTAACAACTCTTTTTCTAGTTTTAGAATATTCTTTGTTTTTTCATGCTTATTGGCAACATACTTCTGCGACAACTTACGTTGAAGTCTACGTTTCTTCTTCTCTAAACGTTTAACTTCCTTAGTTTTGTTGATGTTCTTATAAGTGACACCATCACTACAGATAGCAAGGTCTTTAACGCCTAAGTCAATACCTATACCTTCACTCGTTAGTATTTCTGTACTATCCTCTACCTCAATAGACACACTAAGCCAAAAGTTAATGCCATCAAAAGTTACTCTAGGATTTGAATACTTACAATCTGTTGGAACTCTACCAACCTCTGCCAGTTTAACCCAGTTTAACTTTCTTTTATTCTTTCTTTTAGAATCTGATAATCTAATCAACTTTACATGAGTACTAGTAAATTTAATTTTACAGTTATGAACATAAAAACTTGGTTTCGACTTCTTCTTACTCTTGAATTTAGGGAAATCACTGTTTCCATTAAAGAAATTTTTATAACTAGTGCAAGCGTCTATAATAGCCATATTGGAAATATAACTAGAAAACATATTTAACCAGGTATATTCTGGTAATTTCTTCAACTGCACAAATTCCTTCTCTAAATCAAATGCAGAAATAAATTTACCACCATTGTTGTGATTTTCTTGTTGTCTACCTAAAGCCCAGTTATAAGTAAATCTACTAACACCAAAGCATTGAAACAATTTTGTTCTTTGTTTATTATTCGGATGCAACATCACTTTAAACGATTTATACATTGTTCAACGCCTCTTTCTTTTACAAGATTATATTATCATACTTTATAGTACTTGTAAATAGAAAAAGTGAAATATCTTTAAAATATCTCACTTTCTTTAATATAGGCGCCGACTACAGGACTTGAACCTGCACAACCCACGAGGAGTTCACGGTTTAGCAAACCGTTCGCTTACCAATTAGCATAAGTCGGCATAATTGTTTGGCCTGCTCTTTTATCTTAACAGACCTCACTATAACATTTCAATTACCACACTTAACTCACTACCACATTCGCACATCTCGCCATCATAATTCTCGTAATATTCTGTATTATGTTGAGGCGATACTAATTTAATTGTTTTATCAAGGAATGTGTCTGGAATAGTTGTTAATTCTGTGTTATTCCATAAAACTTCGTTATCTTTAATAATACAAACACTATCTACACATTCTGTGTCTAAAATGCTTAATAATTCTTTAACTGTCATATCAAGGCCAACTACCTATAAAACCTTCGTCTTAACATGCTTTTCAAGATAGACAGACTCGATATTATTCACATTTAATATCTCTCCATATCGGTATTCATCGTAGTAGTCACCAACATCTGTAACATAAACACCATCTTTGTCAATGATAATGGTATTAAAACACATTTCTTCGCCATTATCATAGGTAGCAAATAATTCACCTTCTGTTTTATTCTGTAACAAGTCCTGAATTTTTGTAATTTTCTCAATTATATTCTTTTCTAACATGTTTATATTCTCTACCTTTCTACATCGAACAACTTAAGAAGTTTATCATCATTTTGTGTATAAACAGCAACAACGTTTTCAATATTACAACATCGACCGTAGTTGCTTTTGAGTTCAGTTCCACGCACAACAATGTCATCACCTGATACTATGATGTGGAATACCTTCATTAAGTACCAATCAGGTCGGTCTGGCACTTCAAGACATTTAAGAACTGTATAGTCTGGTTCACCTCGCAATATTGCATTAATTCTCGTTGCATATTCAATCTTCTTATCATATTCCATAGAGTACTATACCTCTTCTTTGTTTACAAGGCTATATTAGCACAGAAAGGAATACTTGTAAACAGTTTTTTTTTAAAAATGAAAGCACCCCTGGCTGGATTCGGACCAACATCAACGGTTTTGGAGACCGCTATTCTACCATTGAACTACAGAGATAAAAAGTGGACTGTTTTGGAATCGGACCAAATTCTACCGGGCTTCAACCGGTCGCAATGACCACACCTGCTCACAGTCCATAATGGAGGCCCTGGTGAGAATTGCACTCACGATTAGTGGGGTTGCGGCCCACTGCCTTTCTACTTGGCTACAGAGTCATTAATTTAGGCTTCCTCGAAGAGAGTCGAACTCTTGCCATCAACTTCGTAGGTTGATATGCTATCCATTAACATTAAAAATAAATATAATCTTAAACATTTATAATAGATACAGCAATTGTTTTTCTTGATGAAATACGCTCTAACAATCCCATCTTAGGAATTTTATACCCTTTCGGTAAATAAGAAAAATCTAATGGTACTCTAAACACATCAACAAGTGTCGCTAGTCCACTATTTCTTCGACTACCAATAAAACATTTAATGCCAAAATATTTAACTTTATCAAATGACTTAAAACCTAAAATTTTCCCTTTACAGAAAAATTCTTTGCCACCATATTTTCTATTTAGTTGGTATTCTCACTTACTCATTCTACGTTTATAATAAATTACGTCAGATGAGTTAAATTCTAAACCACCACTAGCAATTACACAAGCATCTATATAGTGGTCTTTCTCTAAGTTTAAGTGATTTCTATTTTCGCTTGTTACAAAACCGAATGTTTCAATAGCGTTAGGATACTCTCTTAATAGTCTACTTCTGATTATACTCATGTGAGTAGCGTACTTCAAATTCTTACTCTTCTTAGGTTTCTTATCTAAGACAATCGTACCAGCGTGAACTCCTTTATGACAATCTTCACATAAAGTAATTAGGTTTTCTTCATCGTCAGTACCACCATCACTTCTGAACTTAATGTGATGAACTTCCAATCTACAGTTCTTTTTACCACAACATTGACAGGTGTACTTATCCCTATGAAGGACTGCTTCTCGTCTTGAAGAGTAACCATAATTAAAACCTTTTTGGTAACCCCAATGTCTTACTTTTTCACTGATTAAACTAGGATTCTTCATTAATGCTGTGTCAAACTGACTTACCTCTAAGACAATGTTTTCATCTAATACAGGTAATATCTTCTTATAAAATTCAATCTCGTCTATGTGAGCCTGAACCTTATGCTTCACTGAAGGTGGAAGTCTATCTTCTCTAATAGAGTTTCTTCTGTTTAAAAATCTGGATTTTCTGTAACGTGTTTTTCTAAAACGTCTGTTTTGTCTGAAAGTACATCTACGGTCCATCTTCTTTTTAATGTCACTTCTTAATTCCGTTTGAGATTGGTAAAGCACTTTGTCGTTACCAACAACGGCTACACCAACATGTTTAGAGCCTGTATCAACACCACAGAAGCACTCCTGAACTACGTTTGTTTCAGGTTCATAAAGCAATCTAATGGTAAACGGCTCTCTACGAACAACCTTTGCTTTTCCTTCTTTTAATAATCTCCGAATTTTGCCAAAGCGTTCTGTCGGCATAAAAGGTTGTCCGTTTTGTTTCAATACATATACTAACATCACACCTCAACTCCTTTCGTTGATGATAAGTTTAACTCTTTAAGACGGTACTTATCGAACCGTAATGTCTATTTTAACTCTATTACCAAGTTAAAAATTGAACTTCCTCTCGACAATGTTGAATTAGGTTTTTAGTCTATTAACACAGGGACTCAATGTCGTCCTCTCAACTTAATTAGTGAACATAGAGCCATAGTCTGAGGCGGCAACCATGGGTATGTAACCTTAAGGATTCTCTAATTCAACGTAGGTAAGATTTCTCTAACCTTAGTCTGTCATGACAAAGATTTTAAAAATCTAACATAGCCATGATACAACACGAGGAAATATTAAGTGCCCTTAGTGAGACTCGAACTCACACGCTATCTCTAGCATCGGTTTCTAAGACCGACCTGTCTACCAATTCCATTCACAAGGGCGTTAGGGTTGAGGTATGGGGATTGAACCCATCTCGCAAGAGCCACAATCTTGTATGTTACCACTACACTAACCTCAACAAATTAAACTTCATCTGTTATCTCTATAAACTTGACAAAATCCTTGTCATATTGGGTAAATAGAGTTTAGAAGTTCTATAATGAATTTTGAACGAGATTTCAAACTCAAGTGCCTCTAGTCGGACTCGAACCAACACGCCTTTTCAGGCACGGGATTTTAAGTCCCGTATGTACTACCAATTTCATCATAGAGGCATGGTGCTGATGCTAGGATTCGAACCTAGACGCCTCGCATAAAGCGTGACGGAGGGATTAGTTATCCCCTAGAATACCATTTATCTCACATCAGCATGGCTATCCGAACATGACTCGAACATGTATTGTACGGTCCAAAGCCGTATGTGCTACCATTGCACCATCGGATAATATAGTACCTGTGGAGAGAATCGAACTCTCAATTAAAACTGATTTTGAGTCAGTTGTGTCTGCCAGTTGCACCACACAGGTATATGGCTGTCCTGAAATGACTCGAACATCTATCTTATGGGCCAGAACCACACGTGCTACCTTTGCACCACAGGACAATTTTAAGTACTCCCAACGGGAATCGAACTCGTATTTTTACCTTGAGAGGGTAACGACCTAACCTTTAGTCTATGAGAGCATTTCTTTCAAACTAGGTCTCCACACTAGTTTTGCTGGAAAATTAGTTGTAGGGAACACGATTGCTAAATCAATACCATTCTTGAACAATTTATCACTTAATTCTAATAGCAAGTCCATTATTAAGTATTCTTCAAATTTGAATTTACTATTTGTTTTCTTGATAAACCGATAGTTAAACATTTTAGAGAACTTGGTATTACAACCTTCAATAGTCAATACAAACACTTTATTACTTAATCTTTCAACATCAATTACAACACTAGTTAGTTTGCCTTGATTTTCTACAAAATGTTTAACAATATCATCAATACTGAATCTCTTATTGCTGTTCTTGAATTTCATGTTTTTCTACCAACCTATCCATAATTGCTTTCTTTAAGATAAGTTTAATCTGTTCGGAAGTGTTTATAATCTGGACTTTATTAAAGAAGTTATGAAGTCCTAATCTAGCACAGTTCTTGCCGATTACTTCATCTGCAAAAGAACTTGTTACCATTTTAACGTCTTCAAAGTCTAATACGATTTCTTCTTCTTTTTCAAAGTCAATCAGATTACTTACTTCTTTTCCAAGAACTCTACTACCTAAACTTGTTCCAAACTCTTTTAATTTTACAATCATAAATACGTTCCTTTATAGTTTTAATGGTCGCTAGGGAGAGATTTGAACTCCCAACTACATATTCATGAAATATGGTTTCTACCGATTGAATTACCTAGCGATTAAGAGTACTCCCGACTGGACCTGCACCAGCAACCTTCGGTTTAAGAGACCGCTACTCTTCTATTGAGTTACGGGAGTATATGGCGGGGATGGTAGGAATCGAACCTACATAGAGTTTCCTCACGGCTTAACAGGCCGGTGCTCAGCCATTGAGCCACATCCCCAAATAAGTGAATTTTGATAACAAGATTTCAAACTTGTAGTACCTCTGACTGGAATCGGACCAGTGACTCATGGTTTAAAAGACCATTGCGATACCACTTCGCTACAGAGGCATGGTACCCTAGAGTGGAGTTGAACCACTGACATCTAGTTTGTAAGACTAGTGTTCTCCCACTGAACTACTAGGGTATTTGGAGTTTTTAAAGAACTCTTTAACTTAGTACCAGTATCAAGAATTGAACTTGAATATAAGCCTTATCAGGACTCCACTCTGCCATTGAGTTATACTGGTATGTTAAGTGCTTTTGACTGGGCTCGAACCAGCAACTCATCGGTTAAAAGCCGATTACTCTTCCATTGAGTTACAAAAGCATATGGCGCCCACAGGAAGATTTGAACTCCCGCACCGGTTGTTAGCCGACCTCGCAGTTTTCAAGACTGCTCTCTTAAGCCACTTGAGTATATGGGCAATATGGTCGCTAGGGTAAGATTTGAACTTACACATATAGGCTTATACCTGGCCTAATTTCTGACGTTGAATTACCTAGCAATCTATGGTACTCCCAACCAGAGTTGAACTGGTATTTCCACTTTGAAAGAGTGGCGAACGAACCGTTATTCGATGAGAGCATATGGTGGGGTGGGTAGGACTCGAACCTACAATATCAGAGACGCCGAATTTACAGTCCGGTGCAGTACCAATTGTGCCACCACCCCAAAGAATTTAAGTTTTTGAAGAGAACTTAGTAACTCTAGTGCCCACTGTCCGGCTCGAACGAACAACCTTCTGCTTACAAGGCAACTGCACTACCAGTTGTGCTAAGCGGGCAAATGGCGGTTACGATGGGAATCGAACCCACGTGTTTCTCCGTGACAAGGAGATGGGACTAAACCACTGCCCTACGTAACCATAATTTGAATTTTGTCTGTGAGATTTCAAACTCATGTTTTTAGCACCCTTGTCCAGAATCGAACTGGAACCGCGGGTTTAGAGGACCCATGCACTCTCCGTTATGCTACAAGGGTATTTTAAGTGGAGAATATGGGAATCGAACCCATCTGATATCCTGATTGCAAGTCAAGCGTCCACCCCATGCAGACCCATTCCCCATAAGTATAAATAAAAGGACAACTCTTTTTATGTATAACATACGTTCAAGAATTGTCCTATATTAAGATTAAATATTTAATTTACGTTGACCTACATCAACTCTTAATATAAGACGGTCCTTCTGCTGTACACCAAAACGCTACGAGACTATCGTTTTTATATGTTCTATTCATTTGTTCAAATTTAATTGAAATTGATAACATAGCGTTTCTCCTTTTCTTTTTGCTTACTTCTTTTATATCAGTTTTTAGTCGGTGTAATGTGATTTGAACACATAGTCTCTTCACCCCAAATGAAGCGGATTACCAAGTTTTCCTACACACCGATATGGAGCAGGTAGAGGGAGTTAAACCCTCATCTTCTGGTTGGTGGCCAGAAATAATAAATCGTTATACTATACCCACAATATCAGTGAGTTTAACTCTTTAAGACAGTACCCACTAGACTGTAATGCCTAACTCATCTCTTTTACCAAGATAAGTGTTGGACTTCCTTTCGTCAATGTTGAATTAGGTTTTTAATCTGCACACACAGGAACTTAATGCTGTCCTTCCAACTTAATATACAGACTCAGAGCAACGGTCTAAGGCGACAACCGTGGGTGAGTAACCTTATGGTTCTCCAATTCAACGTAGGTAAGATTTCTCTAACCTGAGACTTGTGAAGCAACGACTAACTTAGCCGAGCATGGCCCCACATCAATTTTTTGTGTTTTTTATTTTTTGCTGGCGACTAGAGTTGAACTAGTCAATTACACATCCCGTGCCAACATATATATTAAACTCTCCTGTCTGCGTTCTACCAACTAAACTATATGGCTCATCTGTGTCCATAGCCGGCATCGAACCGGCGCCTGCGTCTAATCGAGTTCTTATATATCTGCATTGAAACCATTACTCAATACAGGGGGACTAGGTTAATTACTCCTAATCTTATTTTTAAAATGTTTCGAACAATTTATGGAAAATATCATCATTCTCATTAATGATATTTCAGTAGAGAACAACTACTCCTTTGTGGGAACATTGTACGTAGGTATTCTCTATTGAAACACCATTAAGATGTTTCTGAATATTTTTTTGCTTTTTCTGGCTTACTATCTGTTGTGCGAGTGTAGTTTAACTCGTTTATTTTTAATTACATTATCATTATACTACAGTTTTTTCTGATTGTAAATAGTTTTTTAAAAAATTTTTTAAATCTTTTTAACTTGATACGTTGACATACCTGTGAAGTATGTTTCAATATCAGTTAATGACAATTCTTTACCACGCATTTCAGCAGGTAAATTCATGTCAATAGTTGTAACTGTGTTGGCAAGAGATGCTAAGTGAAGTGGTAATACTCCGTACACATCGTTGCCTGTTACATCATCTGCTGTTGCATGTGCGATTACTTTATCAAAAGTCAATCCCATGTTTGCAAAATATTGAACTAATGCCTCATGTCTAGTCACTAATGCCTTCATACTGTACCTCTCTCTTGTTTACGAGATTATCTTAACATAAGCAAAAGGAAATGTAAACAATTTTTTATAGATTGTACACCTCTTTAATAATTTCACAGATTTCGTCAAATTTCTTCGCTATATTAAGTGCATCATTAATCTTTTCTTCTGTGATTTTTCCACTATTACTATCTAACAAGGTTAATCTATAACCATTATAGATAATATCAACATCACTAACTACTCTACCAATCCATCTATTAAGTGTAACAGTAATAGTCAAATTATCACTAGGAGTAAATATAAACTTTTCAGGATAATTAAATTTAACATCACGATTATCTAAGAATGTTACAGATACCTTATCTTTCAACTGTTCGTTAATCATAGGAGAAAGTAGTTCTAATAATGCATACGTATTTACATTCTGTATTACAGACTGGTATCTGCTAAATCTATCTCCACCACATCGCTGAATCAATCTCTTTTCGTAAAGATTTTCGCCTCTATTGTTTGTCTTATATTCATAAGGCATATCGTGCATTCTTTTAACTTCATACTTGATTTTGAATGTATAGAGTATTTCTGTTCTTGGATTAAATGCATGTACTATTGTTTCATATGTACCTTCTCCAAGACTCTTATATACATTAGATGATTTGTTAATTTCATTCAAAGTATTAATCAATAATTTACCTGTAAAATCACGATGTTTAACAAGGTACTTTCTTAAATACGACATAACATCGTTCTTGTCACCATGAAAGTCTTTGTCTGGCTCACGGTAAAAACTGTTTTCTGTTACAACACTTGCTCTTTGAAGATACAATTCAATTGTACATTTCTTAATCATCTTCTTCATGAAATACACTCCAATGTTTAATTTAAAAATAATTTAGGTACCTCCGGCTGGTGTCGAACCAACTTCTCTATGAACATATCATAGCATTTTACCGGAACTTAAACTACAGAGGTATGGGCGTGACTATATTTATCGTTACACAAGATTTATATTAAAGTTTCCTCTAAATACTCGTTTTCCTTATTCAGTGTGCTTACTTTGGAGGCAAACCTCTACTTGTATTGTTTTAGCACTCCCAAGGCTTAAATTCCCGACTAACGTATCGGTACTATATTTACAGATGTTATTTTAGTGTTGATAAACCATAATTCTTTAAATTGATACTAGCGTTTAAATCTCTGTCTATCTTATTTCCACATTCTGGGCATACGAATACCCTATCTGAAAGTTTTAAATCTGATTTTATTGTTCCACAGACAGAACATGTCTTTGAACTTGGATAAAATCTTGGAACTTCTATAATCTGGATGTTGTTTGACTTCGCCTTGTAAGACAGAATTTCTTTAAAACTGCGAAAAGACTGTTCCTGAATTGCTTTCGCAAGATGTTTATTCTTCATCATTCCAGATACATTCAATTCTTCCAAACTTATAAACATTGGTTTTCTGTTTACAATTTCAGTTGTCACTTGATGTGCGTAGTCATGACGGATATTAGTTAATCTGTGATTAAGTTTTAGTAATTCTTTTTCCAGTTTTAGAGTATTCTTTGTCTTTTCGTATTTATTGGTAATATACTTCTTCGATAGTTTACGTTGAAGTCTTTTCTTTTTCTTTTCTAAACGTTTAATTTCTTTAGTTTTGTTAATATTTCCATAAATATTACCATCACTACAGATAGCGAGGTCTTTAACACCTAAATCTATACCAATCCCTTCGTTGGTTGGTACTTCCACACTGTCGTTCACTTCAATAGATACACTAAGCCAGAAGTTGATACCATCAAAAGTTACTCTTGGATTTGAATACTTACAGTTAGTTGGAACTCTACCTGTTTCTGCTAATCTAACCCAGTTTAACTTTCTTCTATTCTTTCTTATAGAACCTGATAGTTTCATCAACTTTACGTGTGTGTTTGTAAATTCAATTTTACCACCATGTACATAGAAACTTTGTTTTGATTTATTCTTACTCTTAAACTTAGGAAAATCGCTGTTACCTTTAAAGAAATTTTTATAAGCATTACAAGCGTCTATAATTGCCATAAGAGGAATAACATTTGAATAATTATTTAACCAACCATATTCAGGTGATTTCTTTAACTGTCCAAATTCTTTATGTAAATCAAATGCTGAAATGAACTTACCACCATTCTTATGGTTTTCCTGTTGTCTACCTAAAGCCCAATTGTAAGCAAATCTACTAACTCCGAAACATTGAAACAATTTTGTTCTTTGTTTATTGTTTGGATGTAACATTACTTTAAACGCTTTAAACACTATCTCAATACTCCTTTCAAATATTAAAAAGTAGTTAAGGATGAAGTTATACACTCACTCATCAAGATATTTGAAGTTGGCGTCCAGACGCAAGACTTGAACTTGCTGATTTACCTATATCCGAACATGTGTTGGACTTTATTTATGCACGCCCAACCTTCGTGCCTTCTTTTCAACTGTCTGCTCACCTGTTGGACTTTGAGTTTATGCACAGTTGAGGTTTCGCAACCATAATCTGCCAACAACTTCGGTATTCCACCGATAATACAAGACTTGTTTTCACTGCCTTATTGCTCATTGAACACAACAGGAATGTCACACTCGATTGTGTTTTATTGTGTTACTTGATACAAAATAAGAACCTACGTGATGTGCGTTCTGACATTCAACTAATTTGGGTATTCGCACAGACCCTGTAAAGAGAGCATCTAATCTCATCGACTAAATGTCCTCGAACCTCTTGTTCCCAATCGGGAATGAGTCAAGCGGGTATTACCCTGCATAAAGAGTACAACTCCATCATTGCTTGGTTTTCGCTAGGAGTTACCCTTGTGAATAGATACTTGTGGTCATGTGTATCTTAACATGCTACGATTTCCCACATCATAGAGAGTAACTCTCGGTTAGCAAATCTCGATAATGCTCCGAGCATCTTTGGGCTTATGTTTCTTTATTAAACGGACTTTCACCGTAAGACCCTCTACCATGGCCTTTTTCTTTCGACTATTGAGCATAGCCAGTCAACCTTATTACTACCTATCCTTAATGACTAAGGCTTTGAGTAGTTGACCATGAGTTCTTTTTAGGTAAGAAAGAACTTAAACCTCTTAAATCCATATCCTTGACGAACAAGGTTTTAGGATAGTGGACATAGATGGAATTGAACCACCGAACGACCGTTATGAGCGGTCAGTTTTACCATTAAACTATATGTCCATAATATGTAATCACCATCTAAGAGGTTGAGTTCCTTATTTAACCTGATTTCCACTATTTTCCTAGGACTAGTATTCCTCTCATTAAGTAATTTCCTTAACATTAGAAGTGTTGGTGGGAGTCGAACCCACGCAGTCAATGTCTTGACCAACCCTCGAATGGGTTGTGCATTGCCTTCCTACAATTCAACTATAATGTGATTACTTTTATATTATACAAAAATTTTTGAGGAATGTAAATAGTTTTTTTACAAAAATTATCTATACCGTCCTACCAATTTCTTATTTTCTACAAGTTGTTCATCTGTCATATTTAACATTTCAGTAGGAATCGCATATTCCATGTGAATGTTATTAAAACAGAATCTTGTATAGATTTTTCTATCAACTAGGAACCACTTCACCTCTGGCATATTTTCTACTTTAAATTCTTGATTATAAATTGTCTCTATGATATGAACTAATCTCTTCTTGAAATTGTTTTCAAGCGTATGCCCATCGTTCAATAAATAGTTTACGATAGATACAATATCTTCTCTTGTGTACTCTGTGAAATCTGAATGCTGGTTAACCAAACTTGTTCCTTGAATTAAATTATCTAATGCATATCTTAATACCGATTTTTCCATTTTTAGTTTTCCCTTCTTTCAAACTGCCTAAAACGCTTTGTGATAACGGTGTTAGGTGTTTCCTGACGTATTTACAGTTTTAATGAGTGTGTTATCATCTGAAATTAAACCGTTTCTGGAAAGCCTATTTACCGCTATCCTAAAGAAAAGTATTGTTCTTCTTATTCTACAGTAATCTTGTACTCCGAAAACTCACCGAATGCGAGTAAGTCGCCTGTGACCATGTTCAATCTATTTCTAATCGTTGATTCCTTGTCAACCAATCGAACATAAACGCTACTATAGGTTAATCGCTTACCTTTTAACATTACAAAACAGTCAACCTTTAAATATACTTTACCCTTTTCAACAAATACATTAAATTTGTCTTTGACCAATAACATACATGACCTTTTCTCACCTTGAGTTGTTTCCTCAATATGAAAACCAAAACATGATAAGATATTAACAATCGTCTTTAAACTAATTTTCGCTTCTATAATTCTATCTGTCATCTAATACTCCCACTAGACAATTAACAAACTTAAACTGCTTATTTCCTATGAGGTCTGTAACTATACTCTCATACTCAAAGCGTGCGTACTGCTCACTCTTAACAGCGCTGTCAATATCTGTTTTTAACTTGTCCCTGTCTTTTGTCTTTAAATACTCGTCTATGGCCTTACATGCACGCATATATGTTTTTGTATTATCAAAGATATTATACGCTTCCAACTTGTTGTCTAGGTTTATTCTATAGGTCTTATGCACAAGAATATCTTTATAGTTTTGCATATACATATACCCCTTTTTATTAACCTCTAACTATTGTATAGACTCACAAATATTTTTAATTACTCGTCAATCGTTACAGACGATGGTTTGTGAGTGAGATAGTCAACATGAATCTTTGTATTAAAATATTTGCCAGCCTCGGCCATAGGTGGTTTATGCTGATATGTCATAAGAACAATTTGATTACACTTGTCGGCATTTTTAAGAACCTTAACAAGTTTTTCTCGTTGCTCACCTTCAAAAAATCCGCATTCATCAAATACTGCGATTTGGAGTGGTTCTTGCATGACACCTCTCTTGTTTAAAATATCAAGGCGTTGTTTTTGCTGATTCAACATAGTGTCCAAAACTTTCTCTGCTAACTTGTCATACAAAGCAACAATCCTATCCGCTTTCCCTACATATCTATAGCCAAAATCTTCAACATCCTTGTCATGATAATCAGTATAAGCAAGCAAAGAAACTTTATGCTCTTTTAACAAGTTATCTACCAATTCTCTACACAGCCATGTCTTGCCTGCACCTTCTTTACCGTCTATTAAAATTCTATTTTTTAACTTCAATGTAATTTCCATATTTACTCCTTTTATTGATTTCCCCGAAGTGCAAATTATCTGGAGGAACGGTTTTTGCTTGCGCATACGCCGTTCAGGAGAACGGTTTTAACGGCTGTTTTAGGTTCATTAGGTATGGTCCATCATCCTCTTCTTTTTTAGGTATTTTTAACCTAAAAAAGTCACACGGATTCTTCCTAGTTTTGCGTTTCGGCTATAGTTTATATCTCAAATTTTTTCTAAAATCTGTACTTTTTGAAAAATAGTGGAAAAGGCGATGTGTCCTAAAGCACCGCCCGTTCCTGAGGTTATATTATTTTGATAAAAATTTACAAAAGCAGATAGGCGATTTGAACCAGTTATCTCTGTGTCATTACTAACGGGAATGACTGCCCAATGCGAGTTGGCAGGGTGTCTAGCCCTTAAACTCCACTTATTCACCTTGATAGTTTGAATTTGTTTTTTTTGCTGTAGCCTATCTAAATATATCTTCAACTGCCTATTTGCTGTTGTTGATGTCTTTTATATCAGTTTTTTAGTGGGTTTCAAGCGGTACCCACTGAACCGTTGTTTTTAGACTCGAACTCTGTCGTATCGTTCGTTCTGGAGTGTTGTTAACATCACAGTCATAGGGTCGATTTTTTGTTTCTTAACAACTTCACCCTTTTCATTGACTGTTTCCTCGTACTGTGTTCCATCAATTACATTCTTGAAGAGGACTGGAGAGTAGCCACCTACCATAGCAACGTTAGTACCGTTCTTGTCCTCTTGGAACATTCCACAATCGCTTGTTCTTACATTCCAATACACGATGGCTGGCATAGTATAACCATGTTCTGCAAACTTCTCTACCCAATCACGATGTAAAGTATCATGACCACTAGCATAGTCAAATTGCATATCAGAGATGACATACAACTTATTAGGAATATCTGATTGTGAACAGTTATTCTTAATAGCAGTATCTAAGATTAGTCCTAGTACCTTATTGAAGTCTGTATTCATACCCCAGTCTGCACGTTGCATATTGTGAATCTTATCAACGATATCTTCACCTTGAACCTTTACAAGTTCAGGTCTACTAGAGAATGTGATAAATCTATTCTTAAATGGTCCATTACACTTATCAGCACAATATAGACCAAGTGAGATAGCAATTTCCATAGGAACACCACACATAGAACCAGACACATCGACTACACAGATTCCAGTTTCGTTGCGACCTTCAAACCAGTTAGGTAAGTTCTGCCACATTGCCTCATATAAATATCTATTTGCAAGAGAAACATTACTATTCATAATCTTAGAAACAATATCAACAGGAATTAGTGTACCAGCGTTAATCTTTGCCTTACCAAGCATTAATTCCTTTAGGTATGCTGTATAGCGTTCATGTGCCTTACGCATGAATAATTCACGATAAACCATCTGTGCCTTAGATGGCAACTTAGAGAAATCAATCTCTTCATAACGATTTTCTGCAATCTTGATTTCCACTAAATCTAACGCTCTACGTAACTTAGATAATGTCTTACGATATTCACGTTCAGACATATTAAGACCATTTACAATCTTTAATGCTACATTACGTGTATTCTTAACACCATTATTTGCAGATGGCAACCACTTAGCCATAAGGCTTGGTGCCCCACCGTTATTAACAGACTTAACATCTGCCTTTAGTGTTTCCTTAATTAAATCAAGAACTTCACGTTCAACTGGTGTATCTAATAAACATAACAAGTCATCATAACGACCATAGAAAGCAAAGTTATCTAGATTCTTGATAACTACTTCTGGCTTATTCTTTGCAAGATAATTCATAATGACACGGAAAACTCTACGTTCACCCTGCCCACCACGAATATCACGAACATAAAATAATAACTTCATCGCCAATTCTTTATCATCTGCATAAGCAAGATTAAAAGTCTTGATGATTGTATCTTCATCTGTTTCACGGAAAGTTGCTAATGTGCTAAAAGCATCTAATAAACCACTCTTAGTTGAACGTAGTGCAATCGCACCGTTTTCTGTCTCTGTGTAATTTAATTCGTTCTCAATCAAATCTGTAAAATTTTTCATAAATAATAACTCTTACCTCTTTTCTTTTTTCTGTCCAATTTAGAATTTAATGTTTTGCTGTTAGGTAGGAAAAATTGCTCTAAGCATTTATTTTTTCTGTCCACAATAGAAAGTTTTTATTTTTTGCTGTACGCTTAGAAGTGCATGTTGTTTTCATTGGCACAACATACAAAGCCATATATGTGTGGTTGCCAAGACTTGCACTTGGAACACTCGAACGAAAGGGGGGAAGGTTCGAATATCTAACTATTACAACCACATGGGGGCGGGGGTTGGATTCTAACCAACGACCTCTAGGGTATGAACCTAGCCATCTGAACACTGATTTACCCCGCTATGTGAGAAGGCTTTTATCTTTCGATAGGGAAGCCTTCAACCCTTTTGCTAGAACTGGAGGTGGTTCTATGCTCTCACAAAGACTTCTTGCCCTTGCACACTATATTATACAACTTTTTTATTTCTTGTCAACAGATTCTTGAGATTCTTTAATTTTCTTTTCAACAAACTGCTTGCCACCGAAAAGATTATAAACAACTAAAGCCAAGAAACTGCCTACGAAACTATAGATTATAAACATACTTTTATCCTTTCTTTTAGGCTTTATATCAGTTTCTTACTCACCGGCTCGGCATGTTGATTTCCAGACGTTCCACAAACTTCAACAATATTTCTTTCATTAAGATATTCCTTGCTCTGGAAACACCTATTACCGTCGTCACCAAAGACTATACTTTTAAATTTTCTCACTGATACACAAACTGTGGCCAAATCGGTTTTAACGGCTGTTTTAGGTTGGGGAGGTATGGTCCATCAGCCCGTAGATTTTCGCCTATTTTTAACCTAAAAAAGTCACACGGATTCTTCCTAA